GCGGGCGAGGCGGGCCGCGGGCGGGATGAGAAATTTTTTCTGCGTTTTTTTTCAAAAAACCCGAAAAGCGGAGGGCGAGGCCGCGGAGAAAGGCGCCCTAGGAGAGCGGCCGCGCGTTTTGCCGTAGGGGGACGGCGTGCCCCGGGGCCCGCGGGCGGGTCCAAGGGAACGGCCGTTCGCTAAATAAATCCGAATATTCTGGAACACCATTTTTTGGGCCAGGAGCCGGGAGCAACGGGGGCGAACGTATGTTCGCCTATCCACGGGGTCGCGACCACTCTGCGCGGTTATCCACAGGCTCGGCGCGTGTCTCACAAATCCGACGAAACTACTTAGGACTATCGGTGCTAGTGGCGCGCCATCGTCACCCCGTCACCCCGTCGCGCCACCGTCGCGCGGTACTACTTATGCGCGAACCGCACCCCGTCACCCCGTCAAAAAGAACCCCCGAACGGTAGTTGCGTTATGTCTAACAACGTGCCTAAACTGTCTGGCATGGCAACGGTGAGCACCAACGGGCGCGACGCGCTCACTCACCGCGCCACGAAAGGCAACACAATGAGCACCAACACGAACCGCGGTAGGTCTGAAAAAGACCAACCCGTAGACCACGCGCCCGCGTCGGTCTTTCCGCAACCGACGAACGTCACGGCGTACCTGCGCGACAATGCGCGATACGGCGCGACGCTCGTCACCCGTAACGGCGTGAGCATCGTTGAGACGGGACACGCAGTCAAGATGACCGACGCAGACGGGCGCGTCACCGCGCCGTTGTTTGCGCCAACCGCAACGACGCTCGCGCGCAAGTTTCGCGCGTCGGTTGAGATGCCACAACTTGACTAGGTGAGAACGGGCGCGCGCCGCACCCCCCCGCGGCGCGCGCCATTCTCGCAACGCTCAACCCGCGTGAGCGTTGCGAGAATGGCAACCGCCATTCGCAACCCAAATCAGAAAGTGAGATACCAGACATGACTACCAACCCAACCCAACGACACACGGCGCGCCCGTCGCGCTCGCGTGTCTTACGCGCGCGCGTTAGCGCGTGGCACAACCGACACGCCGACGCGCTCGCGTGGTGCTCGCTCATCGCGTTCGCCGTCGCGTTCTCAGTCGCGTTCACTTACGGGCTCACACTTGACGCACCTAGTGCCGAATGGATTAGCGCGCACCCCGTGCTCGCGTTCGTCGGTATCGCGTTCGCGTTCGTCGCGTTCGCGTTCGTGGTAGGCGCGTTCGTTCACCTACTGACGCACGACATCACCGCGCGCCAACTGTCGCGCGCACACGCTCGCACACTTGCGCGCGTGAGCATTGAGCGTGACCTAGAAAGTCAGTCGGCGCAAAACGTCGAAGACTGTCTACGCGCCGACATCGCGCGCCTAACGCGCGAGCGTGACGCGCTACGCGCCGACCATGAGACCGCACGGCGCGCGCTCACCGACGCGCGGTTCATGCTCGCCACGGCACGCGATGAGCGCGACGCGCTCGCCTATGTCGTGTCTCAATTGGTTAGCGCGGTAGAAAGTACGCGCGCGACGATGCGCGAGCGCGTACTTGACGCGTGGTTGTCGCGCGACAACGACGAGCACGACGACCAACACGCCGTGCTTGCCGAACTGTCGGTGCTCATTCTGCGCGCCGATGAGAACGCGTACCTTGCGCGGTACGACGCTTAGCACCACACACGCACACGCGCGACACGGCGCGCCGTCTCAATGCGAGACGGCGCGCCGTTGTCGTATCTGCCGACACACGGCGCGAGCACCGCGCCACCGCGCCACGCCATGCCACCGCGCCAGACTGAGACACACACGGCGCGAGACTGCCACCGCGCCAGACGCGCCCAGATGCGTTGAGACGCGCGCAAACGGCGAACCCCTACCTAGACGCACCCCCCGTAATCCGTCGCGCCTAATCGCATTCTAGCGCGTGTTGTGAACCCGCGCACAAGCGCGCACAAGCGCACAAACGGGGACAGTTATCCACAACCCTTGTGGAAATCCGACGAAATAGGAGAAATAGGAGAAATACCCCCCCCTCTCGACCACGCTGCGCGTTCGCCCCCGCGCCAGGGCAAGCAGCCCGCCAGTGTGGAACTTACTTGGGGTGTATAGGTATTCTACCCTGTGACCTGATATGATGGCCTGCAAGTATCGGGGTTGGCCTCGGTGCCTCCGCACCAGTTCAATCTCCTTAACGCCGCTGGCAGACCGGCGTCTGATACTCAAGTCTGCCGCTCACAAATCCACTGTCATCGTGCGTGTGGTCGCTAACATGATTCACGGAGTGTCGGCTGGAGTCACTACCAGCCTTTCTCGCCGCTGACAGACCGGTGCCCGACATTCCGTCTGTCACTCAAAGAAAGACGCACACATGAACCTCCACGTACCGCTTTCGTTTATTGCGATTGCCGCCTTCTGGTTCGCCGTATTGTGGTTGCTAGGTAACGAATAAGCCCAGTTAGCACAGTGGTAGTGCATCCGCCTTGTAAGCGGAAGGTCCTCAGTTCAATCCTGAGACTGGGCTCTGTGTGGTGGATTCGTCTACCGTCACGAAATTCGTGATATGAGAGGAAACTGATACGAATTCCTCTCACCCCAGCGATACAAATAGTTGACACTGACGGCAACTATCTGCATCGTAAAAGTGTTAGCGATAGTGGTACATGCCGGTATCGTTAAGGTAAGGAACTATGGCCAAAAAGAAGAAGAAAGAACCCATTGAACCGTTGCGTAGATGGCTGGACGACCGGATGAGCCGAGGCGACATCTCCTACGTCCACCGCGTGGACGGCATCGATGTGTATCGGGCGATTCGCAATCCGTACCCGGAACAAGAGGAGAACCAAGAATGAAAGTGCTCAAGCCAATCCTTTTCGTCGTAGCGTTCGCGACGTTCCTCGTGCTGTGCGCCGCTTCCTCCTCAATCATCGGGAACAACTTTTGATAGCCGACCATCACAACGTCGTCGACACCACGATGTGGGATGTCTTTGGCGTCTTTCTTGTGATTGTGTGTGTGGGTATCGGCATGATGGTGAAAAACCTGCTTGATGACGAGGAAAACGGGTGATGACTTGACTATCCGGTCCGGGCCAATAGGTTCCCGGTCATGGAATCCTTTACACAAAGGGAAGTAAAGAGCCTCTTACAGAGAGTGGACTCGGTCGAAGAAGATTGCCGTGAATGGCAGGACGTGGCGAGCAAACTGTACCGAGCCTTGGTGATTGAAAAGAACCATCGGGGAATCCGCTGGCAGGACGCAGAGATGGTCGCCGAAGCATTAGAGTCGTACGAGAAGATTGCGTAGGTAACACAATGGCACAAAGCAAATGGGAGAAGATTTCCCGCGACCTGTACGAAGCGTTGATGCAGATGCGCCATTCCCGAGGTATTGATATCAACGACTTTGACATCGTCCTTGATGCCATGGAACGGTACGAGGCGGCCGTGAACTACCCGACCGACACGATGATGTGGCGGTCCAACTGGCACAAGTCCGTCAAGCCCTACTGGGTAGTGACTTGCCGGTTGTGTCGTGTTGGTGAGGTTCGTTTACCGAACGTGGAGATTGCCCGCAAGTGGTGTATGCAGCATTCCTGCGAGGACTTCAGTCATCTCGCGGACGAGCAAGAAGCCGCTGCGCTCGAAGAATAAGGCTGCGCTCACGGGCGCTCTTTCCGCCCCAGATACCGAACCGCTCGTTGGTGTCCAGTGCGAACTGCAGGCACTCTGCCCTGACTTCACACTCTTTGCAGATTGACTTCGCGCGGCGGAGTTTGTCCACGTCTCCGGGTGCGGGGTAGAAAGTATCGACAGGCTCATCAAAACAGTTTTTCTTCTTCATCCACTTCGGACGGTTTATCTGTAAGCCAATGGAAGGAAAGTCCAAGTCGAAGTCGTTCCAGTGCGGCATATGAGTGTGCGATACTGTAACAGAGTGTGATAATGCGACAGGGGACTCTTGCTATTTCCGTGTGTTACTGTGTGGGCGATGAATTTTGCAACGGAGCGAAAATCAGATACAAAGTCGGCGGGCAGTAGAAATCAAGGATGGAGCGAATAGGCATGATATACGAGATGATTATGAGAAAAAATCCGGTTTCGGTTCCCGAGTATTGGGCGACCTTGCTCGCAAAACTGGAGGACGAATTGAACATGGGTTGGTCGACTGTCTCCAAGCCGCTCGACGAAAAGCAGGCGGCGCTGAAGCAAATCGTCACCTTGGTGCACAAGGCCGTCGAGGAGGCAGAAAATGCACGGGGATAAGCCAGAGAACGACCTTGAGTATCAACTTGACCTGTTTTGGGACGATGTGATGCTGGGAGAAGACGAGACCGGCGTGCCGACTGGAATGGCGTACGTACCCGTTCATGTCATGCAAGATGCGGTGGAGCGTCTAAAGCGCTATCAGGTCATCGTGGAGAATCTGACCAAGGTCGGAGATTTGTTATGGATGGAGAACTTGAAGAAATACGGTGGTCGAAAGATTCATGTGAAAGAGACACCACGAGGGTCGGTGAATGACAAGGTATTCGGGAACATGAGTGCATTCGTCAACAAACTGGGTAATGAAGTCACCCTTGACGACGCATACGTGGAACTGGTCCTGTCAATGGTCAGGATTAAGCAAGGTGACCCGACGGGGCTCGCCCAGTACCTGGACAAAGAAGATGAGTTGTTTGAACGCCTCGACGGAGAGATTGACGATGGCTGAGAAGGTCCGAGTCATGCCCGTCGCCCACAAGGCGAGGCTTCTTTCTGAGGCAGATGCTGCGCGCTTGCGCCGGCGAAGGGAAGCGCTTGACGCCCTGAGGAAGCAGACCAAGGCAGCCGAGAACCGTCTGCGCTGGGACATCTTCAATACCTGGCGCACGGGGTCAGGGACGATGGACGCGATTGCGGAAGCCACGAACTACCGACGTGATTGGATTTGGCGACTCATCAACCGAATCAGGAACAACGACAAGTTCCTGCAGATGGCAATCGACGAGTACCTGAAGGAGAATCCGGGTGCAACACTCTGAGGAGAACAAGCAAGAGCCGGATTTGCGTCCGTTGCGGGAGAGGCTTACCTACCCACGCTCTCCCATGGTGGAGATGTACCCGTACGACGAATGGTTCGACGGTGACGTGTGGAAGTTGCAGATGTTCGAGGACTTCTTCGTGGAGCCGGGCTCGATGCAATCCGCCGTCTATCAGGCTGCTCGCAAACGCGGGCTGAAGGTCCGCACCCACATCCCCACGACCGAGGATTGTCTTTACATCCAGGTCATCAAGAAGAACACCAAGAACCGATGAGCGACGAACCATCTGTATCCGATTTCCAAAAGAGCATTGAGACGGCAGACGTCCGCATGACTCTCATTGCGCGGAAAGGTTCGACCATTATCGAGTTGATGAAGGGCGGGCTGACTCCGACTCGTGCAGCCGAGGTCGCTGAGGTATCCAAGAACACGGTCACCAACTGGCTCAAGCGCGGGCTGCTGGAACAAAGAAGGATTGAAGAGGGCGGAGAACCGAATCCGGAAGAGAAGATTTACATGGACTTTGCCCTTGGTGCATTGAAGGCTGAGTCAGAAGCGCAGGCTGGTCTTGTTCTTGCATGGTTCAGGGAAGCACGTCAGGGCGATTGGAAGGCCGCAGAAAGATTCTTGGCCAAGAGATTCCCGCAAGAGTGGGGGGACAACAACACGGTCAAACTTGAGGTCAACGCCATGAGTATCTCATCGGATACATCGCGACCCGTCGCTCAAGAAGACGATGACACTCGTCAACGCGCCGTTCTCGCTGCCCTCGTGGAAGCCGGAGATTTGCCCAAGGACGTTCTCGCGGCGTGGGACAACGACGGCGTAATCGAGGGAGTCGTAGTTGAAGACGAAGAGTGAGACACGGTTGTATCCGGCCGGCAAGCAGTGCCCCTGCTCGCCGCTGAACGCTGACCCGCTCTGCGAGTCTGCCGAAAGCGACGACGACTGATGGACAGGGAAAGCATCAGGAAAAAACTTGCCGGACTGACCGGCTACAAGATTCCGTGCGGCTTGAATCTGCCCCACCACATGCACCCAAAGCAGGCGGCGTTTCTCACATGGTCGACCACTCGCGAAGCCCTGTACGGCGGAGCGGCAGGCGGAGGTAAATCAGATGCCCTACTCATGTCCGCACTCCAATACACCTGCGTGCCTGGATACTCTGCGCTGCTCTTGCGTCAGACGTATCCCCAACTCGCGGGTCCTGACGGATTCATCGACCGATGCAACGCATGGCTCGCAGGGACTGACGCGGTCTACGTCGGCACGAACAAGCGATGGACGTTCCCTTCTGGCGCGACTCTTTCGTTCGACCACTGCGAAAGAGACGACGACAGGTACAAGTTTCAGTCGTTCGCCTACCACTTCGTAGGAGTGGACGAGTTGACTCAGTGGAAGACGGACCGCGTGTACAGGTACGTCGGATTCTCGCGAGTGAGAAAACCCTCCGACGCGGCCAACCTGCCTCGCTGCCCGAACTGCGGGATGAGCGCAGCAGACATTCCGCTGAGAACTCGTGCAGCCACGAACCCGGGAGGTCCCGGCAACAACTGGGTGTACGAACGGTTCATCCTGAACAAAGGCGACGACCGCAAGTTCATGCCCGCCAAGATTTCCGACAACCCGTCGTTGGACGCCGAAACCTACGTGAAGTCACTTGATGAACTCGACGCAATCGAGCGCGCCCGACTTCTTGACGGAAACTGGGAAGTCCGCGAAGAGGGCGGGATGTTCAAGCGCGAATGGTTCAACATTACGGGAGTGTTCCCGGATGAAATGAACAAGGTTCGTTATTGGGACTTGGCTGCGACTGCCCCGCGACACGGCACAGACCCCGACTGGACTGTCGGCGCATTGGTCGGAATGAAGGACGGAAGATATTTCATCTTGGATATACGCAGGATGAGAGGCACACCATACGAAGTCGAAAGACTCATTCGCGCGACTGCCGAAGAGGACGGAGTGGGGACTCGAATCGTGATGGAACAGGAGCCTGGTTCTTCTGGCGTCAACGTCATCGACCACTACGCGCGGTTGGTGGTTCCAGGATTCAACTTCAAGGGACAGAAATCAAACACGTCCAAGAAAGACAGAGCCGGGGTTTTTTCTGCTGCGGCAGAATCCGGCAATGTCATGGTCGCCCGCGGACCATGGAATACGCCTTTCTTCGATGAGTGCGAAGTCTTCCCGTACGGTGCGCACGACGACCAAGTCGACGCAATCTCTGGCGCGATTCTTTCATTGACCAACCGGAAGTTGAAGCAAGTAAAAATCATTGTATGAAAAAATTTTCTCACAAGGGACATTGCCAAGGACGAGAAGAAAATTGCGGACACCCTAAGTGTGGAAAGTTCGGAAATCTTTATCTTGAAGAAGGACAAAAAGATGCCAGGGCAAGATTAAAATACTGTTTGGATAAGCCAATTAAAATACGTGAACGTAAACTTAAGTCGACAAGACTCAACCTTGCCTCCAAGAAAACAAAAAAGAATGCCGCGAAGAGGACAGAGGTGCGTCGTATAGTCCTTCAACGCGACATGGGGTTGTGTCAGGCAAGATTCCTGGTAGGGTCGATTACGTGTTCAGGACCACTGGACATCGATGAAGTAATCCCTAGGGGTCGAGGAGGCAACTACTTAGACCCGGACAACTGCCAGGTGCTGTGCCGAGCGCACCACCGGTGGAAGCATGACAACCCAGCCGAGGCTGAAAGGTTAGGACTCACGAAGTCTCTCCCGCCTCTGGCCTGACGTTAGGAGACACTTTGATTAGCAAAGAAGCGGTAATCGGTTTTACCCTGTGGCTGGCAGCAGCGATAGGGGTAGGAACCGCCAATGGCGGAATCACCAGACAAGAGGCCCCCGAGCCACGCTACGCAGCGGTTTCGGCGGCCAGCCACTCGATTCGGCAAGCAGAACTCAATGAAATCAATGCGGCCCCGCGACCTGAGGCCATTCTCCAAGAGGTCTTTGTTTTCAACGAGCGAAGCGAGCGAGTCGCCAAACTCCAGGGTTTCCTGGGGTTGACCGTCGACCAACATTACGGAAAGGTTACGAGAAAGGCCCATCTGGCAGCCCTCGAAGCCGCCGGGATGGAGACGGCATTCGTCCCTGCCCTTCCCACCCCAATCACTGACGGACACAAGCGGCGCTACACCATCTCCGATGACCCCACGCACCGCTGCCCCCAGTTTGAGCCATTGTTCCAGCAGTACGGACTGGAGCCGGTCGAGGTGTTCTCCTACATCGCTTATCGGGAGTCAAGGTGCAACCCCGGCGCGGCAAATGCCAAGTGGGACTCAAAAGGCAACGTGACTTGGACCCTGAACAAGGACGGGTCGATTGACCGTGGCCTTCTGCAAATCAACTCGTGCTGGAAGACCGTCACCAAGAACGTCTGCGGCACCGGGCTTGAAGGCCTGTTTGATGTCCACTGCAATCTAAAAGTTGCCAAGTACATCATGGACAATTCATCCAGCGGTCTGGCAAACTGGAACGTATGGAACAAGTAAGGAAACTCGCCACAAAGAACATCTACTTTCTCATTGCATACTCGGCAATCGCGGTTGCTGGTGTATGGGTTTATGAAAAAGTGATTCGCCCCCGCAAGGTCCAGCGCGAAATCAAGAAGGTCGTCAGCGAACTCAACGAGATGCGCGACGAACGCACGAAGCACATCGCGTCGTTGTTCACCGGTACAAAAGACTCGATATCCAAACTCTGAGAACGAGCCCTCGTATCGGCTCACTCTTATAAGGTGTAGAAACCGTAGCGGTGACACGGTGGTTCAAATCCACCCGAGGGCACTTTGCGCTATCATTTGCCCAAACGTTCCACCCCATTGACAAGAACTCGCGGGTTCTTCGCCGCTCGTTAGCGATAGATGGGGTGGTCATGAGAACTACTTCTATTCGATTTCGTCAAGTCAGAATGACCCGCATGAAAAGACGGGTTATCGCACTCACTCTCGCCACTCTCGGTGTTGTCGCCCTCTCTGCGTGCGGTTATCAGGGAAGTTATCGTTACGAGTGCCAAGACCCAGAGAATTGGGAAAATCCAGAATGCAATCCCCCGATGTGCAACGTCAACGGGGACTGCTGGAAGGACTTGGTTGGTTACGAAGAGGAGCAACCGTGAGCAACCGCATGACACCAGAGGAACTAGATGCAAGACTTAAGTTCGTTGTTGGCTGCATTCTTGGCGGAGTTCTCACCATCACTACCATCGGCGTTCTCTACGCCTTGGTCTTCGTTGCTCAGCCCATCGGCGTTCAGGCAGAAAATGACAAGATGTTTTTCGGGGTGTTGTCGTCGGTGGCGACCTTCATTACGGGTACGCTCGCAGGCCTGATGATTTCAACTGGTCGCAACAAAGAACAATCACCGACAGAGGAGAGCACAAATGCTTAGTATCATCGGATGCGTGCTTTTGGCAGCAGTCGCCTTTACATGCGGCAAATTGATGAGCAGCAAAAAATGCCATTGTGTCACGTGCACATGCGAGGTTGAGTGAGTATGACGCTCGACGATTTTCTCAACACAAATTTTGGAGTGACCCTGGCGTTTGCCGTTACTTGGGGTGCGGCAGTTTGGGCATATAAAAAGAACACTGCTGACCACAATGCCCTTGGGGACAAGGTTGACGACGCAAAAAGCGAAATGCTTCAGTCGGTCAGGGAACTCGGCGAGAAGATTGACGCGGTCCGCGAGGCAATTTCCCACCACGAGACCGTTTGGCACGCGCCGAAACAGTCCCGCACAACCAAGAAAGTTGCTGCTAGAAAGAAGAAATGAAATTTCTTAACGCAGGGTGTGGAACGCACTACGCGCAGGGTTGGGTCAACACCGACGTCTGGGAAAACGACGAGACAAAGCCGGACATAAGGGTTGAGCCTGGTCAGCCGTATCCATTCGAAGATGACACTTTTGACGCCGTATTTCTTGGACATGTTCTTGAGCACATTCCGTGGAAGGAAGTGCCGGCATTTCTTTACGATATGAAACGGGTTGCCAAACCAAACGCCCAATTCTTGGTTTGCGGACCTGACATTTTCAGAACAATCGATAGATATGCGACGGGCCAAGAACCAAGGCATATTTTGTTGGCAGCGCTAGAACATCAGGATTTAAATCTGCAGCCAGGAAGAGAATATGACTGGTGGGACGGAGCGCATCACCATTGGAATTGCCACAACGACAGAGTCGCAAAATTACTTTCCAGTACTGGTTTCAGCGAAATAATCGATGTTTTCAACGTCATTCCGCAGAGCCCCCACATGAAGGGGTGGCTGAACGACGGCATTCCTTGGCCGATTGTGGGCCACTGGAAATGGCATTTTGCAATTTTGTGCCGCAACGCCAAATAGGCGGTACAATGGTTTAACCAATTGAAAGGTTAAACCAAATGAAATACATACTGTCAATATTCGTCGCTGCCACATCGCTGGTCTCCCAGCCTCTTGTAAATGACAACGGTTATCGACCCACATGGGGTTTGGACAGAATCGACCAGAGAGACGCTGCGCTAAACGATACGTACACCTACAACCTCACTGGCGCTGGTGTGAATGTGTACGTGTTCGATTCTGGAATAAACTCCATCCACGAAGACTTTGAAGGTCGAGTAGACGCAGGTTTCAGTGTCATAACAGACGGACTTGGCTCGGAAGACTGCGCCGGTCACGGGACACACACGGCAAGTCTTGTTGGTGGCAAGACGTATGGTGTGGCGAAGAACGTGAGACTCATTCCTGTTCGTGTGCTGAATTGCAGTAACAGCAACTCCTCCAGCGCGACTCTTTATCCCGCTTTCGACTGGATTATCGAGCATCACCAAGCCGGAGTTCCGGCAGTTGTGAATATGAGCGTGGGAATGCCGAAATCAGAAGCATTCAACGAAGCAGTACGCAGACTGATTGCTGATGGCCTCATCGTCGTAGGTGCTGCAGGCAACCAAGCAAAAGATGCCTGTTTGTACTCGCCCGCGTCAGAGCCGTCAATCATTTCTGTCGGCGGAACAGACAAGACAGAACTGCGCGGCACTCAATCGAATTTCGGCACATGTGTCGACTTGTTTGCTCCGGGCTGGGACCTTGTCGGTGCGTGGACAGGCGGAACGAACGTCTACCGTTCGAGCAGCGGCACATCAAATGCAGCACCAATCGTTAGCGGTATCGCTGCGCTCATGCTGCAGGAAAATCCATCGTTGACTCAGTCGCAGGTCGAGGAAAGACTTAAAGCAAACGCCACCGCCGGCGCATTGTTCAATATTGGCGCAGGAAGCCCAAACCTTCTCGCCTATTCGTATTTTTCAAATCAGCCAGTTGCGCCGACCACGACAACGACCGTCGTGACTCCAGTACCGACCACTGTTGTCACGACGACGACAGTCGTTCAGAGGGTCACAACCACCACCGCTACACCACAACCGCAGCCATTGGAATTGTCGTGCTCCAACCCGGCCGAACGCACGCGTTTCTACGGCGTTCCGTATGTTTGCGTCAACACCGGCAACCAGTTGATGTGGATTCCCCAGCGCTATTCGCCAGGTCGTCCGTAACTACTTGATTGGGCAAGCGCCCGTTGCGCAGGCGTCCAAGTCCAGTTCACCGTCGAACGACTTCTGCTGAAGTGGAACGGTGAAGTCAATGCTTGCGAGCATCTTTTCATAGTCCTCTTTTGAGCACGCTTCGTACGGAGGAAGCGGGAAGTTGTGGTCGCTGTGGAGCAAGAACGACACGGACTTGACCCCGTCGTCATAATTCTTTTCCAGCCACTCTTTGATTGAGGGCAGTTCCTCTTTGCGGTAATACACAGTCACCGAAACGGCATTGTCCGCCCAGACGGTCTGCATCGTCTTGACCCACTCCAACTGCTCCACTGCAGTCATTGAGGTAGCAAGGACCGAGCCTTCCGGCGACATGCACGGGAAGTCCACGACATAACGCGTGTGGTCCTCGCGACCGTCCAGGCCGATGTCCCACTGGACCTTGTAGCCGCGACGGCGGCAAGCATCCACGAGCGGGTCAGCGGAGCCGAAGCGCACGCGACGCACGTAGTACTGCGCAAAAGCAGGGTGGATTCCTGGGGTGACTCCGGGCAGCAATGACAGGGTTCCTGACGGCTGAACTGTGGTCAGACGGACCGATGTCGGCCAACCCTTTTCCTTCGAGTATTTCTTGTCGAAGGCCGCAAGGTTCTTGTATGCCTCGTCCAACCACTCAATCTTGTCCGCGGAAACCTGCAAGATTCCGGTCACATTTTGACCCAATCGTGCGTTCTTCTTGACGATGTTTGTCGTCTTCTCGTAAGGGTAGGTCAAGCGCGTGATTTGCTTTTGGACCTTGTAGAGAAGGATAGAAATTTCCTTCAGTTGTTCAAGACTCTCGACGTTCGGGAGATAGATGGTCGCCAAGTTGCACGATTCTCCGTCAGCCAACGCAATTTCTGCGCACGGGTTGAAACCCTCGATTGAAGGGTCCGGGTTCTTCTCGCCAAGGCGACCGACGCTGCGAGCCAACTTTCGATTAAGCAGGCCGTACGGCTCACCAGAGCCGTCGTAGCCCTTCCAGAGTTCTGGCATGATTTCGTCGTACGAATCTGCGTAGATGCTGTTGTTACTGTTCGCGCGCCATGCGGGAATCGAGCCGGTAGCCCAATTCTTGGCACGAAGGAATAGTACGTCGTCGGGGTCGCCCATCGCAATCTGCGCAGAGCGACGCGAAGAGCCAGAGACGACGATACGGCCGATGATGTTGCAGATGTCCAACACGTCGATTGAGCGGAGTTTCTTGCCCACTCGTCCGTCAAGAACTTTGCAGATGTCGGCGATGCCGTCAATGAGAGCACCAGGACCAGAAGCAGTACCGCCGAACGTCTTGAGCGGCGCTCCATACTCGCGGATGAGAATCGTGGAGTAAGAGAAAGACTTGCCGGTCTCAAAGTATGACTTCAGCACAGCATGAAGCAGACGCTTCCAACCGTGGCGCGAATCCGGGACAATGATGTCGGCGTCGTTGCTGCGCTCATGGGTGATTGCTACACCAGACTTGACCTTGGGAAGGTCGTGAATCTTGGCTCGCTCAACAGAGAAGCCGACCCCGCCACCCAGCATCAGGTATTCAAACAACAGTTCGAAATCCTCAATCTTTTCGATGTTTGTGAAGTAGCAGTTGTTCAGCGACGACCCATTGAATTTCTGAACGAGCGGCGTTCCAAGTTGCCAAAGTGCTCGGCCGGAGAATGAGCAGCGCAGATTGAACATGTGGTCGAAGAGCGCCTCTGCTTCCTCTTTCGTGTACTCGACTCCAATTTCGTGAGCACCGTTAACCACGCGCTGAAGAGTCTCAGTCCAAGTCTCATTGTCGCCGTTCTCCTTCTTGCGACTGTACGTCCTCAAGAAAACGATTTCACCCATGCCGTTGAAGCCCCATGGGGCGCGTTTTTGGGAATAGGAGTCCACAAAGGATTGGTCTAGCAATGTCATAAAGTAACCTTCCGTATGAGTTTGAGCCGAGTAGGTTAGTGCAGGCTAATGAGTTTGGTCGTCTAATCTTTGTGTATGCGGCTATGATTTCTTTATGGACGTGAATTCTTTCGACGAACAGGCTTTTATGGATTTCAACCACTATCAATTCAGGTCTGGCCTGACGGCCAAATACCCAGACGAAAGGGCGATTGAGTATTTAGTTCTTGGTCTTGCTTCGGAAGCCGGCGAAGTGGCCGGAAAGTACAAGAAGATTATTCGCGATAAGGCGGGAATCATCACGGATGAGGCAAAGCAGGATATGGCCGCTGAAATCGGAGACGTGCTTTGGTATTGCGCACAACTGGCGAAATGTCTTGATACAAACCTCAGCGTCATCGCTATCGATAATTTAAAGAAACTTGAGTCTCGCTTGGAGCGTGGAAAGATTGGCGGGAGCGGCGACAAACGTTGACCTGTGGACAACGATACGTTATGCTGTGGATAAAGAAATGAACAAACACGACAAAATCAAGGAGACGCTAGAAGTCCTCGCTGAAACAATCGAAATGTCAGAAGAGGCAAATTCTGAATTTACTGTCAAGATTCATTCCACTGTTTTGCGCGATGCGATAGACGAAATCGAAACGTGGAAACTGATAGCAGATGAGTTTGCAAAATCAATAACCATCACACAAGGTGAAATCAAGCCAAAAATAGCGGTAGACATCGAGAGATTTCTTGCCGCGCAATGGACATACAATCAGGAGACCGATGCCATACAACAAGGAATTTGACATACCGGTCAACTCGTTCAATTTTGCAAAGGACCTAGCCTTCGGCGAGCAAGGCGAGAAATTCGTCCATGATTTTTACAACGCGGTAATACAGGGTTCTGCAGAAGTAAAAACAGACAGATACCGCAACGGCAGAATGGCCGTAGAAACCAATCAGAATCCAAAGGGCGCAACCGATGTTTTCGGCCACAGAATATGGGTGCCAAGCGGGATAAACGTCACCAAGGCAACGTGGTGGATTTATGTTTATTCAATCCATCAATCAATGGTCGTAGTTTCCGTCGAGCGTTTGAAGCGATATCTAAGGAAGAATCGCGAACTCTTCAATGAGCAGACCAAGAAAATGTTCGCCGCCGGCAGCGACAATCCCTCCAGGGGATTCCTGATTGAGCCGAATCAAGTGATGGAAATGCTGTATAGTGATAAGTACGACAAATTGGAGGACTGATGTCCAAAATTTCAGGAATTGACTTGGGTGACCCGAACAAGCCCTTCCAGGTATTCGGGAGCCAACTCGGTGGCCGGGACCAAGCGATAACAGTGACAAGGCCGAGTGCAAACATAAACAGGGACAAGATTGCCGCCCTTTCCAAGCACCTCACTTCGCACATGAAGCAGATTCGCGCCACCATCGAGAAACTTGAGGTCATGCAGGAAATGATGACCATTGACGATGAGACCGACTCAATCGTTTTGGACAAAGGCTTTGCTGACGATTACCAGACAAGCGTCAAAAAACTCAAGGAACTGTTCGAGGAAGTTTTGAAGGCCACCAATCAGCAGTGACGTCAAAAAACAAGACGACGCGTCAGAAAGCCACGTCGAAAAACAAGACAGAGACAAAGTGCGAGATTGACCTCGTAGGCGGAAAATACGACGGTCAAAAATTCGGAGTGGTTTTCCCGACTCCACGATTCATCGTTCTTTCCATGGGCACGGAGTTGTACGAACGCCAAGACCCTGATATAGTGATGGACGCAACATACAGGTACACAGACAATTGGGCCGCTTACAAAGAGTGGCTCAAGGAACAGGCACAAAACTTCTAATGACGAATCCAAAAGTTCAGACCGTAACGGTCAACGGATATCGGTACTACAAACACCCGAACATCAAGAATTTGTCGGCACCATCGGTGACTTCAATAATTGACATGCTTCCCGCGCCATTTCTCCGGCAGTGGAACAGCAAGGTGACGGCGAATGCGGCGGTGGACAACATCGAATACGTAAACGAACTCATTATGGCCAACAAGCAAGAGAAAGCACGCTTGTGGCTCAAGGCTGCTCCGGAGCGAGAATTGTCCGTTGCTGCGGATACCGGAGACCGCGTGCACAAGGCGATTGAGAACAGAATCGCCGACCCTTCCGCGACTTACGACCATGACCTTGAGCCGTTCATTCAAAACTTCGACCAATTCTGTGTTGAATACGAACCAGAGTGGTTGCACGTCGAAAAGTCGGTTTTCTCCGTCACGCATCTTTACGCAGGTTCGTTCGACGCCATTGCCCGCATCAGGGACAAGGTGACCTTACTGGACTTCAAGACCACGCGTTCTGGAATCAGCGCGAAGGTGGCGCTTCAGTTGGCTGCCTACTCTCGTGCCGATGTCATGTTCGACGGCGACGACGAGATTCCCATGCCGCAGGTTGAGCAAGCCGCCGCGCTATGGCTGAGGCCGGACAAGTGGGGCATGTTCCCGCTGCGCATAGAGGACGACATATTTGAGACTTTCCTCGCCCTGCGCAGAACCTTTGAATGGGAAGCGCGTCAATCCAAGACGGCAATGCTCGCACCAATAACCCACGAAAGGCAACGATGAGCAGTATCCAAACAGAACCAACGACGTGGAACCAAGCCGCGTCGCGAGTCATAGTTGACGCGATGCTCGATGCTTCGCGCTTGAACCACAACGGCGTGCTGGAAACAGCAACATGCCAAACGAACATCGTGAGCGTCTTTGAGCAATTGGTCGACGATGTTTTTCATTCTGAGGTCCCAGGCACGGATTTCGTGCGTAGAAATATGTTCTGTTCGTTGGCGGCCAATGGAATCATCGGCTATTCCAACGAAACAAAGGTTTCCGTCGACCAGGCGGGAATACAACTGCTGCAAACCGTGATTGGCAAGCAGCGGATGTACGGACACGGCAACATTGCACGCTTCGGGGTTCCGGGGCTCGTAATTCGTCTTAACGACAAATTAGAGAGGCTCAAGAACATCCAAAAGCACGATGGTCCGGTCCTGTTTGAACCGTTGCACGACACATGGCTAGACATTTGCGGTTATTCCGTGATTGCAGTCATGTGGATGAGCGACTGGTTCATGCTGGAACTGGAAGCCGGCCAACAATAAACATCAGGTACATAGGAGAAAATATGACAGCACAAGTAACGGTGGTCGGGAATCTCACTGCAGAGCCCGAAATCAAGACCACCAAGACGGGGAGCAGTGTCCTCAAGGTTGGCGTGGCAGTCAACCGTCGCTGGAAGAACAAGCAAGATGAATGGGAAGAGGAAGTCTCCTTTTTCGACGTCAATGCTTGGGGCGAACTGGCAGACAACGTTGCTCAAAGCCTTTCCAAGGGCTCGCGAGTAATCGTTTCTGGCAGGCTGGAACAGCAAAGTTGGGAGAACAAGGAAGGTCAGAAGCAGTCCAAGGTCGTCTTGGTCGCCGATGACATCGGTGTTTCCCTGCGCAAAGCCCAAGTGACCGGAATCAACAAGACCGGCCAGCAGGCGCAACAGCAGAAGCCAGCCCCGAAGGGCAACGCTTCCTGGGACGACGAGTCGTTCTGAAGTAAGACCTACACCAATGGTGGTGCGAACACCTTGACGGGTGCCAGCACTACCATTGGTGTAGTTTCATAAATATGGCAGATTCATCGGTTTGCACGGTAAGGGATACGTCATGGTTCTAGGAGCAATCATCGCCGCGGCACTCGCGATAGCGGTCTTTTTCGTCAGTAAATTTGTTGTTTTTTCTGACCGCGAACGCGTTTCTATGTCGGCTCTTTTCGCCGGCGGCACATGCATTTCGACCGGTGCGTTCGTCATCGGTCCTGAAGTCGGATTCATTGTGACCGGTGCGTTATTGATTTTCTTCAGCCTTCTGCTCGCCTACGAAAATGAAGGTGAATAACGGTGGCATTCTTCAAGACCTTTACAAGAGCAGGCGCTGACGGCTTCGTCGGGCTGGGCGAGAAAAAGCGTTACGCAACCACCGGGTACAGCCGCCCGGGTGAGCCGTACAAAGACGGGTGGGACGTAGAGCGCGGAATCAATCAAGCCCTTGACCGCGTGGTGTGGGTCTACAAAGCCGTTTACGCAATCGCCTCGAATGCCGCATCTTTGCCAATAGGTATGCGCATGGATGACTGGAGAATCGGCGAACTGACCTGGGACGAGCCAGTTCTGGAATTGTTGAATCGCCGCCCCAACAGCACGACAGATGCCTTCTCTTTCAGGTTCATGCTTTCTTCTCAGGTTCTTTTGTCAAAGAAAGGTGCGTACGTAGAAGTTACGCGCAACAGGCTCGGCGATGTGACTTCGCTTTTCTTGCACCAGCCGCAATACGTTTTCCCAATCCCGGACCCGGTCAAATACGTGTCCGGCTATGCGGTTGAATATCCCAACACTCCGCGCAAGATTGTCGAACCAGAGAACATGCTGTGGATTCGCGTGCCGCACCCGATTGACCCGTACAAAGGCCAGACACCGCTTGAGTCTGCCGGTCTTGCCATTGAGTTTGATTATTACTCACGCGTCTACAACCGCAACTTCGTCATCAACGACGGACGTCCAGGCGGGATGTTGGTCATCAAGGGCGACATGGAAGAAGAGCAGAGCGAGGAAATCGCCCGCAGATTCCGCGGCACCACAGGTTCAAACATTGGCGGAGCGGGAAGAATCACCGTTCTCTCGGCAGAAGACGCAAGTTTCATCGACACTGCCGTCAACCAACGAGATGCTCAATACACCGAGGCGCGAACCCAGAACAAAGAAGAAATTCTTCTTGCTTTTGGTGTTCCTGAGTCCGTAATCGGAAACGCTTCTGGTCGCACGTTCGCCAACGCCGACGTCGAACTCGAAGTGTTCTGGCGCGAAACGATGCTTCCGCACCTCACTCTTCTTGAGCGTGCTTTTGACATCCTCGACGACAAGCCGAACACATACTTCTCCTACGACCTTTCATCTGTTGCAATCCTCAGCCGCGACGACCGCGAGCGTGCAAAATTCCATCTTGAGGAACTCAAGCAAGGCGCAATCAGCATCGATGAGTACCGTGAACTGACCGGCCGCGAAGGCGTCGGAATGGACGACTTGCTCGTCCCGACGAACTTGTCGCCTGTCGTCATGTCGACTGACGGCAGCGGGACGCAGCCGGGCGAAAGAGTGAACCCGAACCAGAATCCTGGTCGCCGACCGAACGACGCCCCGGATGAGGCGGTTCCGATGGGAGCAGCCAACGCTCCATCTTCGCCACGAATCGACACCGATAACACCAACGACCCAAGCCCGCGGCCCATTTTTGCTCCGGCAATGTCGGAACTGTCTGCTCCCGAGCCGGAGTCGACAAAAGAAACGACGAACATCCAGCGCAGGACTCGTCAATTGGACAGGCTCGAAGCCAGCGTGACTTTGCAAATCGCCTCGTACTTCAAGCGCCAGCAACGAGTGGTCATGGAGAAGGCCGGCTCAAAGAAAATGAAGGAGCGCTGGGACTCCGGCGAGAAGATTGAAGTTGACGACTTTTTCGATATCGAGGTCTGGAACGGACAGTTGGAGACCGACGGAAAGACATGGATTTCCGCCGTGTTCCTTGACGGCGCAATTGATATCGCCGGAGAAGGCTTTGACAAGTTGGACATGCAGGGCAAGGCGGTCCAGGAGTTGATTGCCGACAGGCTTAGCAATCTGCTGCTCGTTAACCAGACGACCAAGGTAAACATGCAGAAGATGCTCGACGCCTTCGCCGGCCGCCCGCACGCTTCATTCGTCGCCGAACTGACAAAATGGATGTCAGATTCTTTCTCGAAGAGAATTAAAACAATCGTGAGGACCGAGGTGTCAGGTGCCTTCAACGCGGGACTTCTCTGGGCTGCACGTCAACTTGGTTACACCAAGAAGACATGGGTGCATTCAAACGACGAAGACGGCCGCGCGGAGCACCATCACGTTTCCAATGTGACGATTGCGATTGACGACAATTTTGACATTGAAGGTAAGTCAGTTCGCTTTCCCGGCGATTTTGTGGGAGACGGAACTTCGGTAATCAACTGCCGCTGCACATTGTCGTTTGCTTAGCCTATACGACAGGTTTAGTTAACCTGGACGTCCGCGCAATGTATAATCGCTCGCCAGGAGGCTAGATGGACCGCAAGAACGTTCCAGTTTCATCGGTTCGCGGCTTGAGCGAAGCAGATGGAATCGTGGAGGCAATCGTCTCCGTCACAAATGTCGTTGACTCGGTAAACGATGTCATCGAGCCGGGCGCTTACAAGAATACGCTGCGAAAGCGAAATCCGAAAGGCGTGTGGTCGCACGACACGAACATTCCTGTCGCTAAGACATTGAAGGTGGAGGAATTGATGCCTGGCGATGAAAGGTTGCCGGAAGATTTGCGCCAGCAGGGCGCAGGTGCTCTTCTCGTCAAGATGCAATTCAACCTGAACACAAGTCGTGGGCGAGATGCGTTCCATGACGTCCAATTTTTTGCCGAAGAGCAGGAGTGGTCAATCGGTTATTCGGTTCCAGAAGGAAAGTCCACCACAGACGAAAAAACTGGCGTCCGGTTTATCAAGGCTCTCGAACTTTACGAGTATTCACCGGTCATTTTCGGTGCCGCCCCGAACACGCGAACACTTAGCGTCAAGGACGACATTAATGAAATTGAGTCCAACGAAGAAGAAATTTACGACGAGTTCGATGATTTTGACGAAGAAAAGGCTGGAGACTACTCAGACCTTAATTTTTCGATTCCCTCCGGCGTGAAGAAGCAAGCCGAAATCGGGCTGAAATGGTCGCGTGAATACAATCGCGGAGGTACGTCGGTTGGAAAGAACACCGCCAACTATCTCATCAACAACAACACTGCAGCACCCCGCAAGGTGCGGCACATCGCAAAATATTTCCCGCGGCATGAAGTCGACCTGCGTACTCCGGCAAACAGCAGGCCAGGAGCAGATGGTTATCCCGGCGCAGGACTCATCGCCTGGAAATTGTGGGGCGGTGATGCTGGACGTACATGGTCCACAAAACTCGTAGAGGCAATGAATCGTCGCGACGAAATGAAGGCCCTTGGAATCAAAGCAGAACCAGGTGACCTTAAAGTCGGAGACTTCGTGATTTGGAATTCTTCTGGCGGACGTGCGCGAGGAAAGATAACTCGCATAATGCGCAGGGGGCGCATGCGCATCCCGGACAGCAGTTTCACAGTCACCGCCACCCCTGAAGACCCGGCGGCAATGATTCGTGTTTATCGCGAAGAAGGAAACCAGTGGGTTCCCACGGACACCATGGTCGGACACAAATTTTCCACACTGACGAAAATCCAGGACCCGACAAAAGACCTTTACACAGACATGCCGGAAGGCGCGCCGGGTTCATTTGGGACTCCGCAGCGCCCCGGAGTCGTCGGTCGTCAACCGCGCCGCCGCCGCCGCCGCACCGAAGAAGGCAAGCCATATCGCATCTCGCGAAACATGCAGGGATGCAGTGGATACGCAGTAGTGAAAGAAGGGGAAAACAGTCCCGTTCCAGGCGGCTGCCACGAAACACTTGCCGAGGCGCGGCGGCACATGTCTGCCCTGTACGCAGCAGAGGCTCCGAAGTCGGAAGATGCCGATATTGAGTCAAAGGCGCAAGACCATGGCAGGATGCATCCGAACCTGACTGCCGATGAGCAGGCACTTCATGATGCTCTCGTCCGAATCGCTGACGAGCACGGAAAATTCGACGAAGATGGTTCTGGAATCTGGGCAGGGTACGAAAGCCCGGCAGAAAATGACGAAAAGAGCATCGGCGTCAAGTGTGCAAACTGCACTTTGTACCAGGGCGACGGGGTTTGCGCAATCATCAAGCAAAGGGTCAACGAAAACGGCAAGTGCCGTTTTGCTGTTATCCCTGACGGAGTTGTTCAGTGGAACGATATGAAGTCTTATGCTGCCGCCATTGATGAGTGGGAGCAAAGCGACGAAGGAATCGACTGGGACGCCATCGAGGCGAAAGCAGATGGCGGGCCGATTCGCAGCCATTCAACGGCAGTTCGTGATGATACTCCGATAAATAGAAGCGCAATCTTGGCAGTTCGCTCGCCGGAGACTCCAGATTACTACAGAAAGATTTTCGCTTATCAGTTGCCAAAGACTGACGGAACACGCAAGACCCATTACACCTTCATTCATCACCACATCTCAGAAGACGGACGACCCGGCGCAGCAGCAATGTCAGAACTTCGCGTTCAAATGTCAGTCCTGAACGGTGCTCGCGGTGGTACTGTGTTGCGCGGTGCAGACCGCAAAGCGGTATACAATCATCTTGCTCGTCACTACCGAGACGGAGGGACAACCCCACCTTCTCTGAAGTCTGACGAAGAACTGGATAATCTGATGATTAAGGCCGGTTACATCAAAGAACCGTTGACGAAAGCAGACACAGATGAGTGAACAAGAAGTTGAACTGAAGGAAACCGGGCCGAACGGTCGTGTTGTTCCGGTTCATTCCACTTCAGTCGATTTGAGTTCTGCTTGGGACCGCACTGCGCAATTCAAGAAAATGCGCTCGCCGGCCACCCCTAGTTACTACAACGATATTTTTGCGTTCCAACTCCCCAACACAAAGGGAACCCGAAAGACTCATTATTCCTTCATCCATCATTTTGTCGGCTCAGACGGCGCTGCCGGAGAGGCATCAGGCCGCGCATTGGCAAACTCGGTTGCTGTCCTGAATGGTGGGCGTCAAGGGACTGTTCTCCGCGGTGCGGCACGACAGGGCGTATATCGCCACATTGCAGCCCACTACAAAGACGCCGACCGAGAGGCACCAGAACTCAAGTCCGATGAGGACGTGGACGCAATCATGATGTTCAAGGGCCTCATCGACGCCCCGCTTGCTGAGACCTTGGATTTGACCGTTAAGGGCCTAGAGGATTTGGACAACATCATTGACGTCGAGAGCGATGTCTCTTGGATGGAAGGGGACCAAGAGTTCAAGGGCATCGTTGTCGAGGCCGATGATGATGTCGCTTTGGTCGAGCAGATTGACGAAAAGGATGCCAGGACCGGCGAGTTTTACGAACTGGATTACGCAGAAATAAAACTCCGCACGTTCGTCGTCATGGAAAAGGCCGATGGCATGCCCGAAAAGGGTGCAATCGTCTCTTGGGACACCTCAAAGGGCAAGTACTACGGGGACGTGGTGGAGGTCGTTACAGATGGCATGGCCCGCGGCGAGCCTCAAGGCCTTGAAATCGAGGGTTCGGAAGACAATCCGGCCTTTGTTATCAGGGTCTGGATGAAAGAAGAGTACGAGGAGGAAGAGGAGCCCGAGGACGACGAGGACATGGAAGAGTCCTCAAAATCGGCCAAATCAGAGGGCGAATGGCACTCAACCAACGTCACTGTCGTCGCCCGAGGCGACGGCCTGACGGTAGAGGAAGCCTTGCCCACTGGGGACGGCGAAGATGACTACGATAGTGAAGAAGAAGATGATGAGGAGACAGCAATGAAGAGCATCGACCCAGAGTTCAGCGCGCTTGTCAAGCGTGTTATCGAGCAGAACGCTGAAGTTCTGAAGCGTCTCGCAGAGTTGGACAGCGAAGAGAAGTCCGATGTCGTCGAAGAGACTCCCGTTGCAGAAGAAACAGTCGTCGAGGAAGTCAAGGCAGAAGATGTCGTTGCTGCAGTTGAAGAAACATCAGTCGAAGAGACACCTGCAACCGAGACATTGACTGAAGAGGTCAAGGCGGAAGAAGTCGTGACGGAAGAGGCGAAGGCGGAAGAGACACCAGCCGAAGAGCAGCCGGTCGTCGAAGCCAAAGCATCGATTTCGTTCGACGAACTCAAAGAGTTCCACAACCTGCTTAAGGAAATCACCAAGCAGTAACCACGCATGTGCTAATCTCTCCATGGGCGGATTTACCAACCATGGAGGCACATGGACTTTTACGAGGAATGTAAATCGGAGACCAAGCAGCATCAATCGCTGAAGGTCGACAATCTTCTTGCATCTCTGAACAAGAAAGATGCCGAGAGCCTGAAGAAGGCTTTGTTAGACCCTGACGTTCCAACTCGCGCAATAGAGCGAGTTCTGCGCAAAAACAAAATTGAATGCGGCTGCTGGGCAATCAACCAATGGCGCAGAGCAAATGGGATAACACTTCGCACTACAAACACTCTTGGAGGGAAATAATCATGCCATTGTCAGACGACATAAATAAAGTGTCCGAGAAATCACACATAGAGGCAGTCGCGAAACTGCTGAAGGAACACAACATCAAGCCAGAAGAGGTCGGTTCAATCAAATCGATGAAAGTCGGCAAATGGCAGACGGTCACAAAAGACGAGGCTGGCGAAGCACAAATTCATGACCTTCGCGGCGCGAGCCTGGTTCTCAGCCCCAAGTGGGATTCGGGTCCGGAATGGCCGGTAATCGTTCCTGGTCCCAAGTACAACATTCCAAAAATCAAGGCCAAATCACGCAAGACAAAAGAGTGGGAAACAGCAGTCATCTTGCCTGACATGCAAATGGGCTACTACAAAAAGTCCCTTGAGCAGAATGCGCACCTGGAGCCGATTCACGACGAAAAGGCAATCTCCATCGCTTTGAAACTTGTCCAAGACATGAACCCAGACCAAGTGGTGTTGTTGGGCGACAATCTTGACTTCGCAGAGTTCGGCAAGTATTTGACTGCCCCGACATTCAAGCAACTGACACAGGCCACGATTGACCGCGCAACTTTGTTGTGCGCGCAAATCCGTGCCGCTGCGCCAAGCGCGAAGATTACATGGATTGCCGGCAACCACGAGGCGCGACTTGCCCGATACGTGCAGATGAACGCCGAGGCGGCATTCGGTCTTACGCGCGGGAAACTGAACGACGAACTGCGGGACAACTGGCCGGTTTTGTCAGTCCCGAATCTTTGTCGCATGGACGAATTCCAAATTGAGTATCTGTCTGGGTATCCGGAATCCTTCCTGGCCCTGAACGAGAATCTCATCATCAGGCACGGAGACAGGGTCACTTCGAATGGCTCAACTACGACGAAGTATTTGAACGACGCACACAAGTCGGTCATCTACGGACACATTCACCGAGTCGAGGTTGCTTATCGGACGCGAGTCTCTGAGGCGGGTCCGCGCACAATCATGGCCGCCAGCCCTGGTTGCTTGTGCAGGATTGACGGAGCAGTTCCTTCAACCAAGTCTGGCTCTGACGAATTCGGTCGTCCATTGATGCAGGGTGCAGAGAACTGGCAGCAAGGCCTTGCCGTGGTCCAATACCAGCCCAAGGGCGTCAAGGAAGAGTGGTTCAACTACGAGCAGATGTGGATTTACAACGGGAGGGGCATCTTCAGGGGTGTCGAGTATGAGGCCTGATTTTCAGGACGATGGTGACATTCAGTTCCCAGTAATCACGATTTCCGTATCCCATGACGATATGGACGAGCCGATTCACGTAGACCTCGGCTCGATACCCCCATTCGTTGCTTCTGCGGTTCTTGACAAGGTTGCCTCAATCCTTAGGGCTGCCACCCCGGCCCCAAAAATCACCTTTAAGGGCAACGTACTGGTCGAACCGTTCAATGCCAATTCGGTGACGATGATTGACAACCTGTTTGACGCCTTCTTGGAAGAGGAAGACAAAAACGACGAAGAAGACGAATAGCACCTGCTTGACAAGGTGTTTATGTTGTAGCATACTCTGTTACGGCGAGGTGCTTACCTTGTCGTCCTATAAGTTACAAACACTCTAAAAAGGAGTACCTACTATGGCTATGGATAGCCGTTTGAAGGAACTTAAGGGTGCACTCAAGGATGTCCTCGCACAGAACGACGCTATCGTCGACCATGTCGAGGCCAACCGTGAAGAGGGCGGCCCTGAAGTTCAAGTTGAAGCAAAGCACGTCGAGGCGTTCCGTTCGGGACTTGCCAAGGCGCGCGAAATCCGTGCAGAGATTGAGGCCCTTGAGGGTCTTCAGGAAGTCAAGGCTTGGGCCGCCGGTTCGTCGGCTCCCGCCGCGGCTGCCCCGAAGTCGCTCTACTTGCCTGGTGACGAAAAGAAGTCACTCGGCCAGCGCTTCGTCGAGTCGGATGAGTTCAAGAGCATGAGCAATGGCCGCAATGGCTACACCATGCATGCTCCGTACCAGGTGAAGGACATCTTCACTGCACTGCCCACAGGCACGCCTGGCGACTTCGGTTCGCCGGTCCGTGAAGGCATCGTTGAGCGCGCCAAGCGCGTCATGCGAGTCCGCGACCTGTTCCCGGTGCAGCAGACCAACACCAACATGATTGAGTACTTCCGCGTCAGCGGATTTACCAACAACGCGTCGACAGTTGCTGAGCGCTCGGGTTCGCCCGCCGTGTTCACAGCCAAGCCGCAGTCGTCCATGACAGTCGTGGGTGTGCAGGCTCCGGTCCGCACAATCGCCCACTACGAGGTTGCCCACCGCAACGTGCTTGACGATGAGCCCACACTCCGTGGCATCATCGACAACGAGTTGCTGTACGGCCTCCGCCTTGTCGAAGATGACCAGATTCTCAACGGCGACGGCACAGGTTCGAACCTGACCGGCATCCGTGAGACCTCGGGCATCCAGACTCAGGCCTGGAGCGATGGCGTCACTGGTGACACCCGCATCGACGCAATCCGTCGCGGTATCACCAAGTCGCTGCTCGCGTACTACGAGCCGACAGGCATCATCGTTCACCCGAACGACATGGAAGACCTCGAACTCACGAAGGATGGAGAGGACCGTCACCTGATGGTCATGTCCGTCTCGATGGGTGCCGAGGCTCGCCTGTGGCGTCTGCCGATGGTTGCCACTCCGGCCATCACTGAGGGCTTCGCTCTCGTGGGTGCGTTCGGTATCGGCGCCACGCTGTACGACCGCATGGAAGGCAACATCCGCGTCGCCGAGCAGCACAGCGACTTCTTCATCCGGAACGCAGTTGCGATTCTGGCCGAAGAGCGTCTTGCTCTTGCTGTCAAGCGTCCGGAGTCGTTCGTCGAAGTCGAATTCGACAGCGCGCCCTGATTCTGACGAATCAAAAGATTGGCCCGGGGGAAACCCCGGGCCTTTCTTTTTATATTGACAATCAGGTATGATGTAGTCATGACACACGTAATTGCGCCACGAGATATCTTCGAGACCCGCAACGGAGTCGCCGTCAAGGTCAAGAGCCGAGGCGACCGCATGACGGTCGAAGAGGCAAAGAAGTACAAGGTCCTTCCAATCACCGTTTCGTCTGTCGCCAATATCGAAACGAAATAGCCCGTGGACGAGTCCGAGAAAGACGGCTCAACGGGATACGACTTTGCCAACGCCTGGGGTCATCCCCACGCTTTTGCCCTAATCAAAACCGGCATCATGAAACTCTTTATGGCGAGAGACGATTTCAGCCCCGAAAACCCTTATGAACAACTCATCGCCACCCTAACTGCCACAGGGATGATTCATAGCGCGTACGAACTCGGCAAAAACATCGAAGTCCGCTATGGCTGGGAACTCCTTGACGATGAGAACATCATCATGCATTCATGCTTCGGCGTCGTCGAGAAAATCGACATCAGGATAAAGTCTGACGAACTCGGATTTCTTTTGGACATGGGCGACGATGATTATGCGGCTTTTGCCTATAAGGACATATTCTGGGTTTGCGAGGCAAAGTAAGCCAATTTCAATAATTTTCTTGTCTGGTGTATTATCGGCCGCATGGCCATTCTCACCCCGAACGACTTAGAGATATATATGGGCAAGACATTCACAACCGCCCAAGAGGATGCCGCTCAGTCGATTATTTCAAGCCTGGAAGCAGAACTTGAGTATTACCTGAACCGCCCGCTGGGCGCACGTGTCTACACGGAAGAAGAGCACAAACTCGTGCCGAATCAAAGACAGATATTCCTCCGACATGCCCCGGTGCAGAGCATCACTTCTTTTTATGTCGGCATGCCCGGCGAAGAAGTCCAGCAGAACATCGCAGACTTCGACATTTTCCCGTGGGGCATCGACAACATCAGAATTGCTGGAACCGGCAACCAGGCCCTGGTCACTTACACGGCCGGCATGACGAGCAGTGACACGGTCGCGCTTGAGCGAGTCATTTATTCTGCGGCAACGAGGGAGATGGGAAAGTTTCTGATTGATGCACAGGGTCTTGCGCGGTTCAAAGTCGAAGGGACGGACTATGTCTTCCCTGACAACGGAGAAGGTGGATTCACCCAATCAGAATTGAATTCAGTAAAACGATTCAAACGAAGGGTGATTGTCTAGCCATGCGAGGCGCGCGAACGCCAATCGTGATTCGCAACATGAGTCCAGATTTTGCAGACTCGGCTGCGGAAGACGAAGGCATCTGGAGCAACGCAGGTTCAGACACGACGGTTTATGGTTCTGTCCATCAGAATTCATCAGAAGACGTTGATGAGGGAACGACTGGACAACTTAGCGAAGAGAGAAACATCATTTGCCGCATTCCTCTTGATGCTCCTGTTACATACGGAGACCAGATAGTTCTTTCCGGAATCAATCCGGTCGTGAATGGCACGTATGAAATAGATGCATTGATGTACACAAAAACTCACGTTCGTGCAGAGTGCAGAAGGACGTTGCGCTGATATGGCACAAATACGAGGCGGTTTTAGTTTTCCAGGAATGGCCGACGAAGTATGGACTGCTCAAACCCCAACCGGAACAATTTTGGATGCATTTAAAAAACTTGATGCACGTTTGAAGAACATGGTTATGGCCGGCGTTTACGCGATGAACGACACAGCAAAAGCACTTGCATTTTTGGGCGCCAATCAAATCCGTCAAGAAATAAGCAAGCCGGGCAGTTATAAACCGTACTATCACAAAGGGCAAATACGTTATTCCTCGCAACCAGGTCAACCGCCTGCTGCGACTCAGGGCGGGACACTTGAGTCAAGTATCTATGCTCAACTGAATAGCAAGAGTAAAGACAATCCTGCTGTCGCTGAATTTGGTGTGACTGCTCCATTTGCGCGTGAACTTGAGTATGGAACTCCTCGAATTCCCGCTCGTCCATTCATGCTTCCAGCAAGGCAATTCGTGGCATCAATCGCCGAAGACGTTGTCAAGGTGAGTCTTGAGCGTGCGTACGAGCGGAACATCCGCAAACAGAACCAAAAAGGTAACAACATCGTGATTGATTTGGGTTTCTAATGGCATCCGTCGGCGGCGCAATCAGGACGACACTCGTCAATGCAAATCTTGCTGGTGTCAACTCTAAGATTTACAGGGACATTGCTCCGCCGGAAACGGAGTACCCGTACGTCACAATCAGCGATGAGGTGACAAACCAGCCGATTCTTTACGGGGACAAAACCGTGCTTGCCCGAAACAGGCAGGTACGGGTGAACCTATGGCAACTTCGAACTGCTGAAAATACGACATTGGTTGACGACGTGGTTGCTGCCTTGGATAGCCAGCCGATAACTGCAAATCAGGACATTTTCAGGGTCAGGGTATTCGATATACAGCGCGTCCTCTCATCGACTGATGATACAATTTTGCACTCGGTCACTCTCAACGTCATTCAGAAGGCGCAATAATGGCATTCACGCAAATCACCGTCACCGGCGAGTTCCTCGACGGCATTGGCAACCCGGCCCAAGGGCGCGTGACCTTTCTTGCCACCGCCCCGATGCGGCAGCCGTCGCAGAACTTGACGATTGCCCCGACGGAAGTAAGCGCGAGCCTCAGTGCTTCTGGGACATTTTCGGTTTCTCTTTATGCAACCAACGACACGGACACAGAGCCAAAAGGCGTTACCTACGAAGTCACTGAGAGAATCAAGGGTGCTGCACTAAACAAATACTTCATTTCTTTGGACAAAGACGCAATCGGCGGGACAGTTGACCTTGCTGATTTAGTACCGAACATAGACCCGGTTGTACAGGTCAACTATGCGACTGTCGAGTACGTTGACGACGCATTCGGTGAAAGCGCCTCTGCTGGAGGCATTTCTTTCAATGCAACTTCTGAAATCACGTCAACGAACGTTCAGGATGCGATTGAAGAACTCCGCACTCGCTCTCGATACGTCCACGACCAGCCGACTGCCGCCTCAACCTGGAACATCACGCACAACATGAAGTTCTATCCGAACGTGAGCATCGTCGATACGGCGCTTTCGAAGGTCGTTGGTGAGGTCACCTATTTGTCAGAAAATGCCCTGACGGTGACCTTCTCACACTCTTTCGCTGGAAAGGCGTATCTTTCTTAGGAGAGATTCTGGAGGTAGTCCGAGATGAAGTTCGTAACAAACCTTAACCTTAACCAAAACGAACTGCAGAACGGTAAGTTCCAGGTCGTCGCGTCTGACCCGAACACGGGCAACTTTGAGGGCCGCCTCATTTACAACTCCACCGAGAAGACCATCAAGTATTTCGATGGCACTTCGTGGAAGAAAGCAATCATCTCTGTTTCTTCAGTCGGCACTGCTTCTGCCGCAGTAACAATCAACGAAACGAACGGTGCGATTTCGGTCGAGCCGAACCTCGCTTCAAGTTCGCAAGCCGGCGTCATGTCCGCTTCGGACAAGTCGAAGTTGGACAACGCCTCCGCTTCGGATGGTACCGGGACCCTCGTCATTCGTGACGGCAACGGTCGATTCCAGGTTGCCGACCCGTCCAACCCGCTCGATGCAGCGAACAAGCAATACGTCGATGCGGCTCGCAGCGGCCTTGACGTCAAGCAGTCGGTTCATGTCGCAACGACTGGTCCAATCAACATCGCCACAGACCTTGAGGCCGGCGATGTAATCGACGGGCACACCCTTGAAGCCGGCGACCGCGTCCTCGTCAAGGACCAGACAACCGCCAGCGAAAACGGTATCTACGTTGCGGTTGCCTCTGGCGCGGCTTCACGTTCGACAGACGCAGACAGCAGTGCAGAAGTCACTTCTGGTTTGTTCACCTTCGTCACGAACGGTACAACGTACGCTGACACTGGTTGGGTTCTCGCAACGAACAACCCAATCACCCTTGGGACAACTCCCCTTACATTCGTCCAGTTCTCCGGTGCGGGAACGATTGTCGCCGGTGAAGCGCTTGAAAAAGACGGCTCAACGCTCAACGTTCTTGTTGATGGAACGAGCATTGAGGTTCACAATGATGAACTCCGCATAGCCTCTGGCGCTGCGGGAGCAGGCCTAAGCGCATCTGCCGGTGTTCTGTCTGTCGCGCCACACATTAACGGTGGTCTTGAGATTTCCGATGATGAATTGCAAATCAAGATTAACGGCTCGGTCAGCGGTCTTGTAACGTCCAGTGCCGGTCTTGCCCTTAGCGGAAACCTTGCTGGTGATGGCCTCACTTTCACGAACGGTGTCCTGAGCCGCGACGCAATTGACCTTGCTCAGGGCTCCAACGACACGACCGGAACTCTTCCGATTGACCAAGGTGGTACTGGCGAGACCAGTGCATCTGCAGCCCGCGGCGCTCTTGCCGAGACCCCGTCTGCTGGAAGCAACACCAGCACCCCGACACTTGCCCGCGTGGCCTACAAGGCTGTCGGTAACGGCACAGATGTTTCGTACACAGTGACACACAATTTCGGCACGCGTGCCGTGGTAGTTCAGGTGTACGACTCTTCCAATTACGACACCGTTATCGCGGATGTTGAAAGGACCACAATAGACAGCGTTGTAGTTTCGTTCTCTGTGGCCCCTGCTTCGAATGCCTACACGGTTGTGGTAACTGGTTAGTAATAGCCATAGTGCCCCGAGGGGCACAAACAACCAGAAGACAGTCGAGGCTGTATTCACATGACGAGATTTGTAGGCACTCCCCTACGTGGGATTGAGTTCAGTAGCCCCAGTGATGAGGCTATCTCCACACGGGTAAACGAGGACAGCCACCCACGTATTCGAATCGATGCCGGCGGACGACTCACATGGTCCAGCGGTGCGGCAACGGGCGATACCAACCTCTACAGGATTTCTGCAAACACCCTCTATACGGATGACGTGTTCCAGTCCGCACTCGGCTTGGTCACTCTTACGACCAACGGGGCTCCAACCTCTGCGCTTCCGGACGGTGCTCTCGCAATCGACACGACCAACGACAAATTTTACTTCCGCTCAAGTTCTTCGTGGACAGAAGTATCCGGCGGGGGTTTGTTATCTGGAGATGTCGATGGTGGTATTGTTTCACCGGAAATATATGAAGCAGAAGTGACTAACTACGTCGTGATTGGTTTTGATGGAGGTGCAGTGTAATGGCCGGAGCAAGGATTCAAGTCAAGCGCGGTACTGCTGCATCATGGGTGTCCAATAACCCGGTTCTTTTTGCTGGAGAAATTGGCTATGAAACCGACACCAGGAAATTCAAGGTAGGCGACGGGACCACTGCATGGAACTCCCTTTCGTACACACACGTCCCGCTTTCGCTGAGTTCTATAAACGACCTTGCTGACGTAACAATAAGCAGTGTCGCAGGTGGCGACTTTTTGCGCTATGACAGTTCAGCATCTGCCTGGATTAACGATGCCGTAAATCTTTCTACTGACACAGTCGGCAACTACGTCGAGTCACTTGTCGCCGGAACCGGCGTCACGCTCGCCGGAAACTCTGGTGAAGCAGCGACTCCGACTGTCTCAATCGGACAGTCCGTCGCTACATCTGCATCTGTAACTTTTGCGCATGTTTCTGCCAATGTGACCGGAGACTTGACTGGCAATGCAGATACGGCCACGACGCTTGAGACCGCAAGAACGATTTCGCTTGGTGGAGACCTGAGCGGTTCTGCATCGTTTGACGGGTCAAGCAACGTCACAATCACCGCATCGGTAGAACCAAACTCTGTCGCGCTTGGCACAGATACGACAGGTAACTATGTCAACGATGTCGTTGCAGGCACTGGCGTAACTGTCAGTCATACTCCTGGCGAGGGTTCGTCGGCCTCAATCGCAATCGGTCAAGACGTGGCAACTTCTGCTTCTGTCACATTTGCGCAAGTGACGATTTCTGGTGATTTGACAGTAAATGGAACGACAACAACCCTAAACACTCAAGACCTGCTTGTCGAAGACAACACCATAGTTCTCAATGCCAATGTAACCGGAGTGCCTTCTGGTACTGCCGGAATCGAGATTGAGCGTGGAAGTTCAACTAACGTCTCGCTCCTTTGGAACGAAACGACTGACTCGTGGGAAATAACCGAAGACGGAACTACGTATAAGAACATCGCTGTCGGACAGGACGTCGAGACTTCGTCGTCCGTAACTTTCGCGCATGTCACGGCTCCACTGAGCGGAAATGCCACTACGGCTTCTTCGCTGGAAACAGCACGAGCCATCTCCCTTGCAGGTGACCTGTCAGGTTCGGCATCGTTCGACGGTTCGCAGAACATCACTATTACCGCGCAAGTCGAACCGAACTCGGTCGCCCTCGGAACGGACACGACCGGAAACTACATGTCGGACGTCGTTGCCGGAACCGGTATCAGCATCACCCACACGCCAGGCGAAGGTTCGAGCGCATCTGTCGCCCTCAATGCCGGGTTGAACGAACTTGGCGATGTTGTCATCGTCGGCACCCCAGAGCGATTCCAGACTCTCGGCTACGACGGCGCAGGCTGGGTCAACTCGTACGCGCCAGTCGTTTCGTACGTCCGCAACGCCGAAGCCACAACACTTACTGCAGGAACTGTCGTCTACCTGTTTGGTGGCACCGGAGACCATGCTTCCGTAAAGCGCGCTGACAACACTTCTGACACCACATCGTCAAAGACTGTCGGTGTCGTAACGGCATCAATTGCCGCAGGACAAAATGGCTCTGTCATCACGCGCGGTTATGCAAACGGCATGGACCTTTCGGCCTACAACGCCGGAGACATTTTGTGGCTCGGCACAAACGGCCAAGTCACAACGACAAAGCCATCATCGCCCGACCACCTCGTTTTCGTCGGCGTGGTCGTTCGCGCGACCAACAACGGCATCATTTACGTTGCCACGCAGAATGGCTATGAACTTGAAGAACTCCACGACGTCAAGGTCTCTGGCCTCACGAATGGCGACTTCCTCAAGTACGACAGCGCCTCTGCCGTTTGGGTCAATGACCAAATAAATCTTGGAACAGACACAGTCGGCAACTATGTCAATGACGTTGTTGCTGGCACTGGCGTAACCGTCAGCCACACTCCTGGTGAAGGTTCTTCGGCGAGTATCGCCATCGGTCAGGACGTTGGAACGTCGGCATCGGTCGAGTTCCATCAGTTGGAGACTCAATATGACGTAATCGTCGGGCGCAACCTCTACGTCAGCGGCTCGGTTGTCACGGAGAACCAAGTCAGCCTTGAAATTGACAATCCTTTCATCTATCTAAACACGACAGCCAGCGCGGCAGGTCTTGACACTGGTGTCGTCTCTAGTTATTACGACGGTTCACACAAGCACGCTGGTTACTTCCGTGATTCGACGGACGGCAAGTTCAAGTTCTTTGATTCGTACACACCTGAGCCGTCAAGTCCCATTGACACAGACCATGGCACATACTCACCTGCTCCTGTAGTCGCAGAGACTTTCGAGAGCACGATTGCTACTGGCAGTGCGCCATTCGTTGTCGCATCAACTACAGAAGTTGCAAACCTCCATGCCGACACGGCGACGACTTTGCACACCGCACGCACGATTTCATTGGGTGGAGATTTGTCTGGCTCGGCTTCTTTTGATGGCTCCACCGATGTAACAATCACTGCTCAAGTTCAGGCCAATTCAGTCGCTCTTGGCACCGATACGACCGGCAACTACATGGCAGACCTTGCTCAGGGAACTGGCGTCACAATTGTCCATACTCCTAGCGAAGGTTCGAGTGCTTCAATTTCAATCGGTCAAGACGTGGCAACTTCTGCTTCGGTTCAGTTTGCTCAGGTAACTACGACTGGAAACGTAACAATAGGTGGAGACCTGACCGTCAACGGGACGACGACGACAGTCAACACTGAGACAATCAATCTCGCCGACAACCTCATCGTCCTGAACAGCAACGAGACCGGTTCTCCGAGCCAGAACGCAGGAATCGAAATTGAGCGTGGCTCGTCGGCCAACGTCTCGTTGCGATGGAACGAAACTTCGGACAAGTGGGAATACACGGAGAACGGAACTAACTACGTCGACATCGCCTCGACTGCCTACGTCGATGCCCAAAGTATCGCGGCGCTGGACGATATCGGTGATGTAAACATCACCTCTGCGTCTGCTGGTGACTTCCTGAAGTGGAATGGCTCCGCCTGGGTCAACGACCCAATCAACCTTGGGACCGACACGGTCGGCAACTACATGGCAGATGTCGTCGCTGGTACCGGTGTCACTATCAGCCACACGGCAGGCGAAGGCTCGACTGCTTCCGTTTCGATTGGTCAAGCCGTCGGGACGTCAGATAGTCCGTCATTCGCCGGAGTCACTGCTGACGCGGTTCGAATCGGCGTCAGCGCATCAGGCGAAATCGACACAACGTCAGGCAACCTGACGATTGACTCCGCTGGCGGAACCGTCACGGTCGACGACAACCTAACGGTTGTCGGAACCCTGAACATCCAGGACAATATCGTCACCCTGAACAGCGATGTCACCACTGGCGCTCCGAGCGACGACGCCGGTTTCGAGGTCCTTCGTGGCTCGTCCAGCACGGTTGCAATCCGTTGGAACGAGACCACCGACAAGTGGCAGTTCACGAACGACGGGACGACATACACAGACTTCGGTTCTGGCGGCGCGACGATTTCCGACACTGCCCCAGCCAGCCCGTTGAACGGACAATTCTGGTTCGAGTCAGACACCGGCCGTACCTACGTCTACTACGACTCGGCATGGGTTGAAGTCGGCGCAATCTCCGGTGCGTCGCGCTTGGCAATCAGTTCCAACCCGCCTGCGTCACCGCTGGAAGGCGACACATGGTTTGACTCTGATGACGGTGCTACTTACGTGTACTACGCCTCAAACTGGGTGGAAATCGGCGCATCGGCGGTCGACACGCTCCTGAGCGCCATTGACAACAAGGGCGACTTGCTCGTCGGTACTGCCAACGACACCATCGACAACCTGACGGTCGGTACGAACGGATACGTTCTCATCGCGGATTCCTCGACTGCCACTGGCTTGAAGTGGGGCATCGACCCGACAACCGACATTGTCACGACCAAAGGTGACCTGTTGGCCGCTACTGCGGCAGACACGGTCACTCGTCTCGGGGTTGGCACTAACGGCCAACTCCTGGTTGCCAACTCTGCGACGGCAACTGGTCTAGAATGGCAAACACCAACATATGCATCGACTGGCAAGGCCATCGCAATGGCCATTGTCTTCGGTTCGTAAGGAGAGATTATGGCAGCACCGAACATCGTCAACGTAGCAACAATCACCGGCAAGACGGCAGTCATGGCCGTCACCACGAGCGCGACGGCAATCGTCACGAACTCGGCCGCCAGTGGCAAGGTGTTCAAAATCAACGCCTTGTACGTATCGAACGTGGACGGCACCAACGCGGCGGACATCAACGTCGACTTGTTCCGCTCCTCGACTGCCTATCGAATCGCGAACACCGTCTCGGTTCCTGCCGACGCGACGCTCGACATCATCTCCAAGGCAATTTACCTAGAAGAAGGTGATGCCCTGCGTCTTACTGCAAACGCGAACTCTGACCTTGAGGCGGTCTGCTCTTACGAAGAGATTAGTTAATGCGCCGGCGCGGTGGACGCATCGGCCCGTTACAAACGGTCTCTACGTCTGGCGCTTCTGGCTTCTGGGACCTTTATACCCAGCAACAAAATCAGGGTCAAAATAACTGGCCAGTTCAATCATTAACTATTGAATATTTGGTAATTGCTGGCGGAGCAGGTGGTGGTTCTGCTGACGGCGCATCCGGTGGCGGTGGCGGTGGCGCTGGCGGATACAGGAGTTCTGTCATCGGCGAATTAAGCGGAAGAAACTCAACAGCCGAATCTACCGTAACCCTTGCCAGGGGAACGGTGATGACCGTTACTGTTGGCAGCGGCGGTAGCGCCGTTGTCAGTGGTCAGCAAAGAGGCGGCGCTGGAAATAACAGCGCGATTTCCGCAACGGGAATGACTACTGTAACTTCACTCGGTGGGGGTGGCGGAGGTGGACACGGAATCAATGGCGGAGACGGTGGATGTGGTGGCGGCAAAGGTGGAGAATCTGGCACCAACGGCGTAGGTACGGCAGGTCAGGGTTTTGATGGTGGCGCAAGCGGAGGTAACGGCGGTTCGGGCGGTGGGGGTGCCGGAGAAGCGGGTCAAGTGATGGTGAATAATGCCGGTAGGGGTGGGAATGGAAGGGCATCGTCAATCACTGGTTCTTCTGTGACTCGCGCCGGTGGTGGCGGTGGTGGTAACGCAAATGTGACCTCTGGTGCGGGCGGTGCCGGCGGTGGTGGCGCTAGCGCAAACGGTTCTTCTGCAAACGGCGAGTCTGGAGCGGCAAACACTGGCGGCGGTGGTGGTGGAACACGTGCCGGTACTTCAGGTGCTGGCGGTTCTGGTGTGGTGATTCTTAGATGGTCAACAAGCAGCAATGCTGCCACATCTACGACAGGTTCCCCCTCATACAACAGCGGCGTCGGCGGATATCACGTTTACACATTCAACGGCTCCGGCTCGATTACTCTTTGATATATGTCCTTAAACGCCGGAAGAATCGGACCGCGCTCATCGGTAAGTACTAGCGCTGCAAGCGGCGTATGGAATTTGACGAGTCAGCAACAAGAAAAAGGAACGTCGAACTGGCCGGTAACACTGTATCCTCCGCCCACCGTTGAATATTTGGTAATTGCCGGAGGTGCAGGTGGAGGACGCGGCGGCCGCGGCGGTGGTGGCGGTGGCGCTGGTGGTTATCGCACATCAGTCAGCGGTGCCACATCTGGGCGAGGTTCAGCGGCAGAATCACCACTTTCCGTGTCTGCCGGCACTACTTACACCGTAACGGTCGGCGGCGGCGGTGGTTCGCAAACGAACGGCAACAACTCAGTTTTTGGAAGCATCACCTCTACTGGTGGAGGCGCTGGCGGCTCATATAACGGCAACGGAGCAAGCGGCGGCGCTGGTGGTGGCGCAAGTAGTAGTGCTTCAAAAGGAACCGGAACCAATGCACAGGGTTATGACGGTGGTGAAGGCGCAGACAGCCAAAACGTGGGTAGGGGTGGTGGTGGTGCTGGAGGCGCTGGTCAAACTAGCCCATCAAATGACTACTACAACGGTGGTTCCGGCGGCGCTGGTTTAAGTAACAGTATTACAGGTTCATCTGTAACTCGTGCAGGCGGCGGTGGTGGTGGTGCTGGCTACGGGTCCCATGTGACCAGTCCTTGCGGAAATCCCGGAGGTGGTGGTTGCGGGGGTTCTGGAATTGGCGGCAGAGGTGGGTCAGTAAACAATGGAAACTCTGCTACTGCAGGCGCGGCCAGCACTGGCTCTGGTGGCGGCGGTGGCGGAATGGTTGACGGAGGAGCCGATGGTCCCGGTGGAGCGGGTGGTTCTGGAATTGTGATTATTCGCTGGTCAACCGCGTATCTACAAGCAGCATCAACGACAGGCTCACCGTCATATTCGAGCACGGGCGGATATCACATTTACACGTTCACCGGTTCTGGAAGCATAACTTTCTAGGGGTAACTATGCCAAACAAAAAACAAAGAAAAGGTGGGCGGCTCGGTCCCAAGCAGACAATCTCTACATCTGTCGCGTCGGGTATGTGGAGTTTGGCAAGCCATCAACAAGAAAAAGGTGCATCGAACTGGCCGATGACACCAGTTCTGGTTGAATACCTGGTCATCGCTGGCGGTGGAGGCGGAGGAGGCGCACTTGAACAAGGCGGCGGCGGTGGTGCCGGCGGATATCGTTCTTCAGTTTCTGGAGAAAACTCTGGAGGCGGAGCATCTGCAGAATCGACACTTGCTCTTGCCGTCGCAACTTCTCACACCGTTACGGTAGGCGGAGGTGGTGCCTACGGAGGAAACGCAAACGTAAAAGGAACCGACGGTAATAACTCTGTATTGTCCACGATAACCGCAACTGGCGGCGGCGGTGGTGGTTCTGGAGCGGTGAGTGCAGGCAACGGTGGCTCCGGTGGTGGTCGCGGTGGTGAAGGCGGCAGTGCAGGAACTGGCACAACAGGGCAAGGATATGCAGGTGGAAGTTCATCGGCATTGCAGGACTATCCCGCCGGTGGTGGTGGAGGCGCTGGCGCAGTCGGCGGTAACGCTGCGAACACAATCAACGGTGTTGGTGGTGCCGGTGGCGCAGGCGTCTCGTCCTCAATCACTGGGTCCGCAGTTGTGCGCGGTGGAGGCGGTGGAGGATGCGCCGGAAAACAACCCGCCAGTTCTGGCGGAGCAGGCGGAAACGGCGGAGGCGGAAACGGCGCAGCGCACACTGCCAACGGCTCTGCAGGAACCGGCAACACGGGTGGTGGCGGTGGTGGCGGACTATTCAACAACGATGCGGTATGGCGCAGCGGTGGGCAGGGTGGTTCTGGTGTTGTCATTGTTCGATGGCCTACATCTGCATACGGGGCGGCAACATCAACCACTGGTTCGCCAACGTACAATGGCGGCGCAGGCGGCTACCATATCTACACTTTTACCGCTTCGGGTTCAATCACTCTTTGATGCCCATGGCCTATAATGTGAGCCAACCACTATAGGAGAGCAAGAACATGGCACATTTTGCCCAAATTGACTCGGACAACATCGTGACGCAGGTAATCGTCGTATCCAACAACGATTGCGGTGGTGGAGACTTTCCGGCCAGTGAGGAAATCGGTGTGGCTTTCTGCACGAATCTTCTCGGCGGCACTTGGAAGCAAACCTCGTACAACAACAACTTCCGCAAGCGTTATGCCGGAATCGGCTATGCGTATGATGCCGAGCGCGATGCATTCATCGCACCGAAGCCGTACCCGTCTTGGGTTCTCAACGAGACAACATGCGACTGGGAAGCCCCGGTTGCGCGTCCAGAGACAGGATTCTGGGTCTGGAACGAAGAAGAACTTCAATGGGATGAAGTCGTACCCCAAGGAGAGTAATTTATGCCGTTAACATTTCCATCAAGTCCTTCTGTCAACCAGACGTACACTGACGGCGCTCGCACGTGGCAGTGGAACGGCACTTCGTGGAAAATCGTTACCGGTGCTCTCGGTGCCGGTTCGGTCGGCTCGACTGAACTGGCCGACGGCTCAATCGTCAATGCGGACATCAATGCAGCCGCAGCGATTGCACTGTCCAAACTCGCTACTAGCACTGCTGGGAATATCATCGTTTACAACGCCTCTGGGGTCCCCACCTCTGTTACAGAATCTGGCGATGTAACCATTGATTCCTCCGGAGTTACTTCAATTGCTTCAGGCGTGATTGTCGATGCTGATGTCAATGCGGCAGCGGCCATCGCTATCTCAAAATTGGGCACTTCAACGACCTCGCCTCTCGGTGTCGGCTCGATTGAACTTGGCCACGCCAACGACACCACGCTTGCCCGCAGTGCGGCAGGAGTCGTCACTATTGAGGGAGTAAACGTCGTTACGACATCCTCAAGTGACACGCTGACGAACAAGACCTTGACGAGCCCGACAATCAACGGTGCTCACACAAACCTGACGAAAGAACTCATCGTTCAGGGCCTTCAGGAGCGCGCAAACGTCGTTGCCGCGGCCGCTACTGGAACCATCAACATTGACATTGCAACATCGTCGATTTGGTTCTACACATCGAACGCGACGGCGAACCACACGCTGAACTTCCGTTACAACTCAAGCACGACCCTTTCGTCAAAACTGGCGGTAGGCGACGTGATAACCGTCGTGTGGATGAATCAGAACGGAGCGACTCCGTACTATCCGAACGTCATCCAGATTGACGGGTCGGCAGTTACTCCGAAGGTTCCATCCGCAATTTCTGCAGGCAACGCTTCGTCGATTGACGTTTACTCGTTCACGATTGTCAAGACCGCAGCAACCCCGACATACCAGGTGCTAGAGACTCAGACCAAGTTCGCATAGGAATAACTATGCCGCTTTCAGGAACGTTCTGTTCTTCCTCAACAAGAGGGTTCGGTGGATTACGAGTCTTTGCAAGACCGCTGTTCAGCGTTGAATATCTTGTCGTTGCCGGTGGCGGCGGTGGAAACCGAAACGACACAGGAATAGGTGCTTACGGCGGCGGAGGTGGCGGAGGTGGTTATAGGTCGTCAGTCTCCGGCGAAACTTCGGGCGGTGGCGCAGCCGCAGAAGCGGCTCTTTCTCTCGGTGCCGGCACTTACACGGTCACCGTCGGTGGTGGAGGTGGTGCAGAAGGAGGTAACGGTTCCAACTCCGTTTTTCATACGATAACTTCTACGGGTGGCGGTGGCGGTCGTAGAAACGGCGGTGGCGGTGGTACTGGTGGTTCCGGCGGTGGCGGTGCATCTTCAGGCGCAACTGGCGGATTTGGCGGCACTGCAAGTCAAGGTTATGGTGGTGGAAACGGAAACGGTGCGGATGCAGCCGGTGGTGGAGGTGGTGCCGCTGCAGGTGGAGGAACAAGTGGAGGTGGCTCTGGTAGGGCATCTTCCATAACAGGCTCTTCTGTAACTCGTGCCGGTGGTGGTGGTGGAGCCAGTCAAGACCCGAGTAGTCAAGCAGGTGGTGCGGGTGGTGGTGGAAACGGTGGATATTACGATGCTGGCAACGGAGCAACTGTAGGAGCGGCAAACACTGGCGGCGGTGGAGGTGGCGGCGGCGGCGGTTTAAGCGGCGGCTCCGGAATCGTAATTGTTCGCTACTTGACCTCAAGCGCAAGTGCCTACACAATTACTGGCGGCTCGAAAACTACTTCTGGCTCGTACACAATTCACACGTTTACTGGCAGCGGCTCTTTGGTGGTGGTGTAACTATGCCTATTATTGGAACATTCGGTTCTTCTTCGGGAAGAGGGTTTGGCTCTCTTCGCTCAGTGCCCAACCCTTACGGCGCTGCCACTGGTGGTAGTTCCTCATCCATAACTGTCGACGGACAGACATATACTTTATTGACATTCACCAGTTCTGGTACCCTGACCGTCACTCGCTCGGGGCAGTTTGATGTCTTATGGTGTGGCGGCGGTGGAGGAGGAGGTGGCTGCAACGAAGGTAGCGATGCCGGCGGCGGCGGTGGCGGTGGCGGACAGGTTCGTCAAAGTTTGCTTCTGACTCTTACATCAAATCAAAGCATCACAATTGGTGGTGGTGGCGGTGGCGGCGCACTTAGTAGCAACGGCGGCAATGGTGGCACTACGACATTTGGTTCACAAACCAACTCAACTGGCGGCGGCGGTGGCGGCGGTAACGACGGTGGTGGCTCCCCGAACGGTGGAGGTCAAGGACAAAATGGCGGTAACGGAACCGACATTTCGGCTTTCATCGGTCAGCCGGCTGGTCATACTTATCGTGGTGCTGGCGGCGGTGGTGGTGGTCCGATGCTGGGGCAAGGCGGCATGGGTGGCGGTAACGGCACCTCTGGAAGAAACGGTGGAAACGGTGCGGGCGGTTCTAACGGTGCTGGTCCTGGCAATGGAAGTTACTCTGGTGGCGGTGGTGGTGGAACTCGTTGGTCGGCAGGTGGCGGCGCAGTGCGCAGCGGAGGCGAAAGTGGCGGCTCTGGAATCGTCTACGTAAGGTTCCGTCCGTAGGATTACGACATGAAATACTACGCTTCGCTTGACGAAAATAATTTTGTAACCAATGTCATTCTTGTATCAGATGAAGATGCCCCAACTGAAGAAATTGGCCTTCAGTTTATCGCTTCTCTTGGTCTGACCGGAACCTGGAAAGAAACTTGCGAAAATGGTTCTTTCAGGAAAAACTACGCAATTATCGGTGGCGTGTATGACCAGGAAAGAGACGCATTCATAATCCCTAAGCGTTTTGCTTCATGGATTCTTGACGAGTCAACCTGTCGATGGCAGGCACCGGTGCCGTATCCAACCGACGGGGAAACATACCGCTGGGATGAGGATACGACCTCATGGGTCGCCGTCTCCGCTGGCTGATTTTTGCGCCTTATTACCAAGGGGCGATTTTCCCTTCTAACTAGTCCCCCCGTCGATATGTCATAATTACAGGGACCACTTGGAGGCGAACAATGGCAATCGATTTCCCAAACTCTCCATCGGTAAATGACACGTATGTGGCCGATGAGCGAACCTGGAAATGGGACGGCACCACCTGGCGACTGCTCAGTGGCATCCCAGCCCTTGCCGGAATCGACATTACAAACGCAGTAGACATCAACGCCGACATAGTTGACGCTGACGACATCCCAATTTACGACGTTAGCGCTTCTGCCAATAGAAAAATGGACGCAAGCAGAATCCCGACGTACGTGTTTGGCAAGGTAAGCGGAGACCTGACAATCACAAGCGGCGGTGTCGCCTCGATTGCCGCCAATTCGGTCGCTCTCGGTACCGACACAACCGGAAACTATGTCGCTGACGTAGTTGCCGGCACGGGCGTTACTGTCACTCATACTCCTGGCGAAGGCTCTTCTGCGTCAATTGCCATTGGTCAGGCCGTAGGCACGACAAGTGAAGTTACCTTCTCCAGCGTCAAGACCACATCGGTCATCGAGCCAATCACAATTTCTGCGACTGCGGCAACGGGAACGATTGCGGTTGATGTCGCAAACGGAACCACCTACTACACGTCGAACGCGGCCGCCAACTTTGTCATCAACCTGCGCTGGAATTCTTCCACGACGTTGGACAGCAAACTCGCCACTGGCGAAATGGCCACCACGTCGTTCATGGTCACCAACGGCGCGACTCCCTACTACGCGACATCGATTCAAATCAACGGAACGACGTCTGGTGTGACGACAGAATGGCAGGGTTCTACTGGCGCACCGACATCTGGAAACGCCAACTCGGTGGATATGTACACCATGACCGCAGTAAAGACTGGTGCTGCCACATTCACCGTGTTCGCCGCGCAGACACGATTCGCCTAATATTTAAACAAGGGGACTTATGCCATTCGTAAACAAGTTGGGCGGCGGCTCGGCAAGGAGATTCGGCCTGTCCCGCAGGAGCGTGTTCTATACCTGCAATACCAACACGGCAATCGTTTCTTTGAGCGGAACGACTTGCAACTACCCGGCGAATTATTCTGCAACAGCGTGGACATGGCAAAGCGGCAGTTACTGCCCATCTGGCGGCGCAAATTGCGGTGGATGGTGCATCGGAGCAGGTCAAGGTTGTGGATGTAACTGCACCAACTGGTGCGGACCGTGTGACAACGCCAACCTGCACAGACCAGAATGGGGTTATGGGGCTTCCCCAACCTATACGACGACATATTCATGCCCAACAAACACGAGCGTTGTCACAAGGGTATCCACTTCTTGCAACTATCCACCCTCGTACGCCGCGACAGAAAACGGCTGAAAACCCATCCATTTTGGTATAATGCAATAACTTATTAAAGGCAGGAAAAATGTTTGAAATTCGTTCGACAACAAACGGTCCGGTAATCATTCACGATGGCGAGTTCATCGTTCTTTCTGACGATGACGCACTTGTTGAATTGTGCGAGAAGGATGAAAGCCTCATTGAAGCACTTGAAGAGCACGTAAAAAGCGAATTGAGGTCTGCGGTCGAGGCATTTTTAGATGCCGCTGACTCTGGCATCAATCCCCCTCCGACAAAAATTTATTCATACATCAATGCGACTCAAAGCCTTTGGATTTTTGAAAACCACAGATGGCCTGCATATCTTGATGCACTTGAAGGCACCGAAGAGGGACAATGACAGGGTCAACGCAATCTCGACCTTTTCATGAAGAGCGGCTTGACATATGCAAGGCCTGTCCTCGCTTTTTCAAGCCGACCGGCCAATGCAAAGAGTGCAAGTGTTTCATGCGCGTAAAAACGCGCCTGAAATTGGCCTCATGTCCAATCGGCAAATGGTGATGTACCTTATTAAGGGGTCAACATGGCAGCATTAGATTCGAGCACAGAACAAGAACTGCGAGCGATAATCGAGAATTTGACTCTTGAAGAGTTGATTCGTTATCACCAGGATGCCGTGGATTCCGAGGTTCCTGCCGTGCGTACTTCTGCCGAGCACCCAGAAGACTATGAATTTTTTGCCCTTGTCGTCGACGGGGTTGTCGGTGCTGTCCATGTTGCGCACAAAGAACTCGCGGCAGAACTCGCCGCTGCCCTTGCTGCCAACCCGAAGGTCGTTCACATGCAGGCGACCCAGAAAAACGTCGTCCAGCCAAATTGGACTTACGACGAAACGACCGGAGATTTTACGGCCAACAATCAATAGCCTTTGCGGCTATCGCTGCTTGCCTAGCAGCGTCTGGTGTTCTGGAATCCAGATGTATTCAAGTTCTGATTCCATCATGACCTTTATCGCATCGTCAATAGTTTCAACCAGCGGGCTGCCGGCCAAATTGAAACTTGTATTCAACAACAACCCGTGACCAGTCAGTTCTTTTATTGCCGTCAACAAGGAATGTAGGTTCTTGTTCTCCTCGCCTACCGTCTGCACTCTGCACGAATTGTCAACATGGACAATCCCCGGAAACAATTCTTTTGTCATGGCGCGGCAGTCGAAAGAAACGGTCATGTACGGGCTTTCGGTCAGCGACATCATGTCAAAGTATTCCCAGGCATCTTCTTTCAAGACACATGCCGCAAACGGCCTGTACCACTCTCGTTTCTTAATTCGATTTACGATGTCTTTTGAGTCGGCAAGATTTGGGTAAAACAAAATCGACCTGTTCCCGAGCGCTCTCGGACCGCCCTCCGCCTTGCCGGCAAACATGGCAAGTTTTGCGTTGTCCGCCAACAATCTTGCAACATCGTTGACGGTTGCCTTGCCATATGAAATCGGGTGCCTGTCAAATTCTTCTGCTGAAATATGCGGCTCGTGGCCGTTGAAGAAAGTCGACTTCAACGGTCGTATGGTTTTGTCTTTTGACAATTCTCTATAAACAAGCATTGCCGCGCCAATGCTGTTCCCGGTGTCATCGGCGAGCGGCTCAAAGAAGAAATTGACGTCTGGGAACTTCGATATGTAGTAGCCGTTGGCAACAACGTTCAAACCGTAACCACCAGAGACGCAAACGTTCTTTATGCCTGTTCGCTGTACCGCCGTCTCAATGAGTTTTGCCACCTGTTCTTGTGTTTGCTTTTGAACTTGATACGCATAGTCCGCATAAAACTGATAGTCGTTTTTGTCGACCGTTTTGGTCATCTTGCCTGCGTATTCTTTATATATCGCAGCAAGCGTATTGTCACGACTGCTCATCGCATAGGAGAACAGGGAGTCGTTGGGACAGCCGTTGTCAAGAAACAGATTGGGAAAATCTTGGTTTTCGTTCCCGTATGCAGCAAGTCCCATCGTCTTGCCGTTTTCCAGAATTCCTTCGCCTATGAGAATGGTCGCAGTTTCGTAGACCTTGGTGATGCCGTACAAACTCTCGTACGATATTTCACATCCTGGTCTCTTTGTTTTCTCTCTGGGAACGAGTTCCAACAGGAACGCATCAGAACTTTGCCCGCGCTGCGCAAGCCAGTAGTTCTTCTTTATTTCCTTGAATGAACTTGGGTATTCCGCGGTGAAAACCGTTTCGGACTCGAAAAGCAGCATATTTGAATTCGGATTGTTCGAGCCGTTTCTGTCCACGATTACCACGACAGCATTGTCAAATCCACTGTTGTAAAAAGCCAACGAAGCATGGCACAAGTGATGGCTGTTGAAGAGTTTGTATATGTTGTTTGTCTTGAAAATCTTTGTCGCGGCATCGATTATCGCGAACAAGTAACTGTCGACATCAGTGTTGTGCGGTGCAGATACCGCGACTGCGTCGATTTTCTTGTTGCCCAAGAATTTGGCCGTTTCCACCATGGCTGCGAATGGGTTCTTGTCCCTCTTGCGCTTGGTAATCCGCTCTTCTTTCATGAAGAACTCAATTTCGCCGTCGCAATATGAGGCAACAGAACTATCGTGCGCGGTACTTATTCCTACGATTCTCATTGGCCTGTCAGTATCCGCCTATGTAATTGTGCTGATTGCCCATTGATGTCGGTTCCTGCTGTTCCAATATGTCGTTGAACAGCAAGATATTCCGGATAAAAAATACAAACGTAGCCCTGCAGTTCTCAAGCGAGTCCCCGAAACAGCCTTCTGCGCTGTGCGTCAAGCCAGCGTTATAGACAATCAACCTGTTGAACTTGTTTTCTATTGAGACTTTTTCACCGTTTATCATCAGCGCCGTCCCACTGTTCGGACCAGGGTCTTCTGCCAGGTACAAAACGCCGGCAATGAATTTGCTGGCGTCGGAGTGGAACCACGTATCAGTAAAAACAAAGTCTTTGGTCATGAGGTGGAAATGTGTTTCGGCGTCAAACTCAATCTGTGCCAATGTGAACGAGCCGAATATGTGCTCAAGCAACTTGCTCATGATTATGTTGTAACTGTCCATGTCTATTTCTTGCAGGTCCCTGGTCCTGTAGCCCTTCCAGTAGGGCGAACCAAACCTCGGGTCTCCGGTGACGCTTTCGTCTCCGTAGTTGATTTCCAGAGGTATGTCATTGTTCGACACTTGTCCCGTATCCGGTAGTCCCTGCACGTAATACCTTTGCGAGCGAAGAGACCTGATTACTGCGCTTGGGTCATCCAAGAAATTGTCGTAGATTGCGTACGGCTGAATCAACATATTTTTCTCCGTATCATTCTACTATACTTGGCAGCGTGGAAATCATTGACGAATTCCTCAAAAAGGAAGAACACTCGGCTATATTTACGACGCTGACCGACGTGAAATTTAATTGGCATTACAACAACAGCGTAGTCTACAAAGACAAACCCAGTCGCTCGCTGAACGATTTTCAATTCACCCACATTTTCTACAGGGACAACAGTCAGACGAGCCCCTACTACTCTGTGCTGGCCCCACTTCTGCGCAATTTGAAGTCGGACGTACTTGTCAGGGCAAAAGCAAATTTCAGACCATCAACACCGACCATAGAAGTATCAGACATGCACACGGACATTGCTTATCCTACGATGCTGCGAAAACCTGAGGTCATGTCAGCAATGAAGACTGCCATTTACTACTTAAACACGAATGACGGATATACATTGTTCGAGGATGGCACAAAAGTAGAAAGTGTTGCCAATAGAGTCGTTGTATTCCCGGCAACAATGAGCCACGCTGGGACAACGCACACGAACACGAAATACAGAATTGTTATCAACTTTAACTATTTCTGAGACTGAGCATATGGCAAGAAGAAAAATAGTTTCTGTTCTGCTGGAAGAAATTGACCTGCGAGAACTTTCTGAACAATGTCTGGAGATAGAAGAGTTGGTTGCCAGCACGCTTTCAGACAAACCACAAAACTACAAAATTGATGAAGACACCCCGTTCGGCACGCGGGTGGCAGACTTTTACAACGTTTTTTGCTATCCGTCCGTAGAACTTAATTCTCTCTACTGTGCGATAAGAGATACCTTTTATTCGGCAGACATTGATGTGTCCAAAAAATACTACATTCAAGGCTGGGTGAATGTTTACAGAGACAAACAAAAACTTGATTGGCACAGACACTATGGCAGCAAGCATTCGTACCACGGATTTTTTTGTGTCAAGTCAAGTGCAGGAAATACTCAGTACAAGTTCGATGATGGTCAACGCATAAAAGTTGACTCAAAGGACGGGTTGCTGGTGTTTGCAAAGTCAAACGATAATTTCCACAAAACATCCAAGCCCCTAAAAGATGAACCACGAATAACGATTGCGTTTGACATACATTCATACGGCAGCATACAAAAATCTTTGAATTCGCTTGACCACTGGGTGCCCCTATAAAACACATAATCTGCGGGTGCTGAGCAAGTATTTTCGCTAACGTATAGGCGTGCCAACCACGCCGCTCAGCATCGGGTTCATCTCTCAGGACTGGTCTCAAGTCCAGAATCTGTCTTTTCCCAACGGCTGCACTTGGTATCGCTGCATTCTTCCGGCAATGGCAATGATTCGACGTAATCATGCCTGCCAAATCGGAACCATATCGGTCGCCGACGGCAAGGTGGGCGTTCGCGTACGTGCACCTCTGTACAAGACGGAAGGTATCTATTCGGGTCACAAAATGCTGGTGTTCAAACTGCCGATGCACGCCGCAAACCTCATAGCGGTACAAATAGCAAAAGCGAACAAGGTCCGTGTGGTCGTTGATATAGACGACTGGTTCGACAATCTTCCCGAGACGAACAGGGCTCGTCAGCAGACCGACCCGGAACTTCACAAGGACAACAATCGCGATATCTATTTTCAAGTCATTGAAATGGCCGATGCCCTGATTTGCTCGACGCCGTTCCTGTACGACTTTTATTCAAAAAAGCACCCTACAAAGCCTGTGTTCATGGTGAGAAACTCCATCGACATCGGTCGGTGGCCCAAGCGCAACACCAGACGTTCCGTACCTGTAATCGGTTGGGTTGGCGCGACTCCGTGGCGTTCAAGAGACTTAGAGCAGTTGTCGTCCTTCTTCAAGGAATACCTGATATCGCAGAACACGACTTTTCACCACTCCGGCCACATAGCCGCGGCGGACAGCGCCGCCTCGCTTCTTGGAATCGACGACAAGCAAGTAAGCACCACGCCGATGCTTCCTATGACGCAACTTCCGGAACTCTACAAGAACATCGATATCGGCATAGTCCCTTTGAACAACGTCGAATTCAACCACGCAAAGTCATATTTGAAAGGCCTTGAATATGCCGCCGCAGGAATCCCGTTCGTCGCGTCCCATACTCCAGAATATCAATACCTGGCGGACGCCGGAGTGGGAAGAATAGCGAAAACGGACGAAGAGTGGATTGCGCATTTCAACGAACTGATGGATTACAACATGCGCGTCGACGAGTCGGAGTTGAACAAAGAAATAATAACCGAGCACTTCTCAATCGATTCTTTCGCATCGCAATGGGAACACGTGTACACCAGCATCATGGACATAACATGAATCGCCACGTTTTCAAAGACGAAGGACTTACGTTCAGCGTCGGGTTTGCTTCGCTCGATTGGGGAAGAGACGAAGACCAATACGTACCGAACGGCTGCACGTGGTACAGGTGCATACTTCCGGCACAGCAGTTGAATCTTGCCGGAATCCACGCAAGTTTCGGGTTCTTGTCCATAAAGCCAAACGGTAAGTTCGTCATCAAGCGGCTGAACGACACGTTTTCGCACAGGCACGGAATAATCGTTCTCAAGGTAATCATGTCGGCACAGACCCTTGAGGCGATGCCGAAAGCAAAAGCCATCGGTCAAAAAATCGTGGTAGATATCGACGACCTTCACGAAGAACTGCACGAAACAAACCACGCCTATAGGTCGACCGACCCTGCAAAATCCAAAGAAAGCAACAGGGAGATTTACGCGGAGATAATCAAGAACGCCGACGCCCTAATCTGCTCTACGCCATTCATAGAGCAGTACTACAAAAAGAAATACCCCAAGAAGCCCATATTCATGGTCCGCAACGCCATTGACATAGAAAGATGGACTCGATTCAGGACGGTGAAGCGCAAGCCGATAATTGGGTGGCTCGGTGCCACGCCGTGGCGGTCCATGGACCTTGAGCAGATATCGCCGTTCTTCAACGAATATCTGACCAGTCGCGATGCCCGTTTCCACCATGCAGGACACATCCCTTGGGCTGGTCCTGCCTATCTGAGGCTCAAGATAAACCCCGATTTGTGCTCCGTCAGTCCCATGGTGCCGCTCTACGACTTGCCCAATGTCTACGCAAATTTTGATATCGGAATCGTCCCGCTAAACGACATACCGTTCAATCGAGCCAAGTCATTCATAAAAGGTCTTGAGTATGCGGCGGCAGGAATTCCTTTTGTCGCATCAAATCTTCCGGAGTACGAGTACCTTGCCAATGCTGGGGTGGGCCGAGTCGCCTCATCACAACAAGAATGGGAAAATCACCTTGATTCGTTCCTGAATCTTGCTAAACGAGAAGAAGAGTCAAGAAGAGCAAGAACGATAGTGTCCAAACAGTTTTCCATCAAACAAACAGCGTCGCAGTGGATAGAAGTCTTTAACAAGATAGCGAAACTATAATCGCGCAATTATAAACACTATCTAGCCGGAAGATTTATTCTTCCTGCTATGTTGAGGCGCAGACCGTTCGAAGCACTGATTTGGTTGACGTGTTTCATGTGCATGCTTTTCAGTTTTGGCACACCTCTGAAAACAGCGAACGCTGCGGGAGAGTCCGTTGCGGCACCTTCTGACATAACAACTGTCAGCGGCCAAAACGGGCTTGCCCTCAGTGATGATTTTCAAGTTTCTGGCTTTAGTGAATCCGCCAATCTTTTGGTGAGCATCACTGTTTCTGGCTCAACTGCTGCGAAGGTCAACTTGCCGACGACGACTGGATTGACGCTTGAGTCTGGGTACACGTCTTGGACCAACACTTCGCAAATCAATTTCACTGGCAATCAAACGAACATCAATACGGCGCTTGATGCGATGACTCTGGATTCTGGCGCGACGGCTGGTTCCGCAACATTGACTATTGAGGTATCTGAGAAAGTCAACAACACTGCATTTTTTAACGGCCATTTGTATGAATTTGTCCAAGGGAACATCAGTTACTTGAATGCAAGGACAGCGGCGCGGACAAGAACAATCAGCGGAGTAAATGGCTATTTGGTGACCATCACATCCGACGCGGAACACGAGTTCGTCCTCAGCAAAATCCAAGGTGCGTACAACATCTGGATAGCCCTTTCCGACAGGGCAGTCGAAGGTGACTGGGTTCTTGACCCATACGACGGCTCTCCTGAACAAGGAACGCTTGTCTGGCGCGGCGTTAGCAACGGGTCTGCACAAGGCGGGAACTACGCCAAGTGGTGCGGTGGCGAGCCCAACAACTCAGGCAACGAGGATGCCGCTGTCACCAAATGGAGTGGCGGCAACTGCTGGAACGACCTTCCCGATTCCTGGTCAAGCGTCGGAGGTTATGTCGCTGAATACAACATGCCGTCAAGCATCGTGGTAAGCGAATCAATGAACATCACCGTGACTGCGCCTGCGCCAACGACAACGACCACTACGAGCACGACTGTTCCCTCTCCTGGCACCGGAACGGAAACAACGGAGGATTTTGAGGGTCCAGGACCGACAACTGGAGTGACGGTTTCAGTGAATGGAAGTGCGCTCACGTCAAGCAATCAATCAGGTTGGTATTACGCAAACATGAACAACGGTTACGGCACGACCGGTGTTGCCGTGTATGCCGGCAACCCGTCGCAGTCAGCGCTGTTCACACTTCCATCATCGGCAACTCCAAGAAGTTTTTACTTCCGTGTCGGGGCGAAGAACGGTGATGCAACTGGAACTGTGACATATTCAGACGGAACAACCACAACATTTACCATTGGAAACTCGGTATTGACAGCAGGATGCTCGACCTGCCAAGCACCTGGCTATTACAAAGAGATTTACTTCAACGGAAACGGCAAGATTATTTCGTCATTCTCCCTTCCGGCAGAAGGAGACATTTACTTTGTTGACATGCTCCGCTACAGCAATTCAACTGCGGTGGCGAGCGTTGTCGACCCGAATCCAACTTTTACAACAACCACAACAACCACTACGACCACTACGACTACAACTACGACTACGGTTGTCCCGTATTTTAATCAAGTTCAAAACTTGACAGGTTCGGCCAACCAAGACGGAAGCGTTTCTCTTGATTGGGATGCCCCAGCCTCAGGCAATCTTTCACCGCACATGTACGACGTCAGTTGGTTCGACTTGAACAATAATGTCGAGTCTGGCGGCTGGGGTGTGTGGACATACGCCACGAATACCGCCTATGTGGTCGGTTCGTATCAATTTCCGGGAACCACCGGATACGGACCTGTCAGATTCAAGGTTCGCGCCGGAAGCGCTGCATGTGTTGGCGAAGGCCAAGGCTCATGCACATACGGGCCGTACTCGACTGTCGACGTGACGGTGGTTGACCCCACTACTTCGACGACCACCACGACCACGACGACCAGTACCACGACTACTACCACGACCAGCACTACTACGACGACTGTCGCCCCTGCTCCTCAGACGACTACGACCCAAGCCCCCGCTCCAACGACGACGGAAGCGCCTCCCCCGATAACGACTGTTCCTCCGACAACAACGACCGAGCCTGAGCCTGAGCCTGAGACGACGACGACCACTCAGCCTGAGCCTGTTGAGACGACCATTCCCGAAGAGACCGATTCAACGACCACCACGACACCAGAGCCTGTCGAAGAGCCCGAAACAACAACACCGTCTACCCCTGCTGATGTTTCTCCAGATACGACTCTTCCAGAGGACCCCGTAGAGCCAGAGCAAGAAGAACAGCCAACTGAAACAACAGTGTTGCCCCAAGAGCAAGAAGACCCAGAACCTGTCTCACCAGAAACAACGGTACCAGAGCCAGAGTCTGAGGTTTCTGAAGCCGTAGAAGAGGCAGTTTCCGAACTGGAGGACGCCTCCCCCGAAGAGACGGCAGAAGTCGTGGCTGACCTGATTGATTCCGTCCCCGAAGACAGGGTTGCTGAGGTGGTGGCCGAGGTAATCGAGGCAATCACCAAAGTGGAAGACCCCAAGTCCTTGACAGAAGAGCAGAAAGAACAAATCGTGGCCGTGGTGGCCGCTGTAATCGAGGCTGGGGTCAGTCAAGAAGTAGCAGCAACTCTTGCCTCCAATCCTGCCGTTCTTGAGTCGGTCAGTACGGAACAGGCCGCACAGGTATTTGAGAGCGTCGAGGCAGAGCAACTTACAGAAGAAGTTGCCGAGCAAATCGTGGACGCGGTCCAGGAAGCACCCTCTGATGTCCGTGAAGTCTTTGAGGATGTCGTGGACTTGTTCCAAGGCGCATTTGACGGATACAAGATGTTGAACCAGAACATCAGCGTCGGAGAGCGCCGCACGGTCATCGCAGCGGGACTGCTCACGTCTGCTGCTGCCGTTTCAATGACAGCGACTGGCGGAATGTCGGGTGGCTCACCTTCATCGTCTGGCCCAAGTGCGCCGAGCACGCGACAGGACACTGCGGCTAGACGAGAGGATGACGAGGAAGAGCCTCAAGGCGAGATTGCCGGCGATGGTTTAGATTGGATAAAGAACATCAGCATCTTTAAGTACGTAAATGGGGTGAAAGTGATGGACTGGAAAGCATTCTTCAAGAAGTTCTCGTACGGGCTCATGAACATGGGCTTCACGATTGCGGGCTCACTTGTCGTTTATTTAACTTTGTCCGGGCCTATTCAGAAAATTGCCGGAATATCGACGGTTCTTGCCATTGCCGCGGCGATGTGGCTGCACATGAAAGAGCCGGATACCGAGTAATCACCCCGTTCGTCTGTAGACTAGACGGACAACACAACTACCCAACGAGGTGAAAATGCTGCCCAACAAAGACGTCCTTGACATGGCAAAACGCGAATGCAAGGGAGACGCTACTTCAGAAGAAATCGCTTGGCTTCATGACGAGGAGAACAGACTCGCGTGGTGTCATGCGCTAATTACAGCCTTGTCAGACTCTGATTCACAGATGGTCTTTCACAAGACGCGCATTGACATGCTCGCCAGAGACGTGGAACTTGGCCTCACCAATCCTGAAGATTTCGCGGAAGAGAAACTCAAGTTCGACGAGTGGTTGCGCAAGGCTCAGCGCTATCGCAACGGCATCAACAAGCGACTGTCGGAAGTCAAGACGATTTTGAGCAACATGGATTCGCTCAATGTCGTGGAGGAAAATGCCCGCTTGGTAAAGGCAATAGTCGAGCACAAAAGGGCATCGTTCGAAGGCGATTACACCGCCGAACCGCACGACATAAGGCTGTGGGCGAACCTGACCGACAAATAGACGGCTACGACGCGTCACTGCTTGCAAAAGCAATACGCACGCTTGCCGGAATTTGTGACGGCGCAGAGTCGACGGACGGAATCGGATTCAACAAGGCCGACGCACGGTACGGCACGATGCTGGCCCTCATCCCGGTATCGAAGTGGAATTCTGTGGTCGTCTACGAAGCGTGGAAAATGCTCGCCAAGTATCAGACCCAACTTTCCGGGCTGGGAATCGAGTACGACCAGATTCCTGCACCGATGCGACCGGATGATTTCACTCATGGATTCAACGAAATGGTGTCTTCGACAAATGCGGCAGCGCGGAATACCGTGTCGAGCAACGGGGAACTGTTCGTCGTGCGCTGCGAATATGACGAGCAGTTGATTGAGGAAATCAGGAAAATACCCGGAGTCTCGTGGAACAATAAAGCACTCGTTTGGGTGGCACCCTTGTCCAGTTCCGAACAAGTCGCTAAACTGGTCTCTCAATACGGATTCGTCCCATCGGAAGAACTCAACCATATGAACACAACAATGCAACAAACACAAATAGAAGACCGCAAGATAACAACGTCCAAGAGCGGGCGCCTGCTCTTTGAGTTCGCCTACCACCCGGACATTGTCGCCGACATCAAGAACATCCCAGGTCGGCTGTGGGACGCAAAGAAAAAGGTTTGGTCCACCCCACCCGTCTTGTCGGTCGTGGAGATAGCGGACAAGTACGGATTCTCAATGTCGGAGAGTCTGCGCAAGACTCTGTTGACTTCGGCGAAACGCGAGGCAGAACTGCTTGAAAAGTCGGCTTCAACCGACGCCGACATCCATGTCCCGAATCTTTCCGGAACTCTGATGCCGTACCAGAAGGCTGGTGTCGCCTATGCGTCTTCTGTCGGAAGGTGTCTTGTCGCTGACCAAATGGGCCTTGGCAAGACCGTAGAAGCGATAGCAACACTGGAAATGCGCGATGCGTTTCCTGCGGTCATAGTCTGTCCCGCCTCGCTCAAGGAGAACTGGAGGCGAGAAATAAACAAGTGGCTGCCGCACCGAACGGTCAATATCGTGTCCGGCAAGACGGATATAGTTGCTTGCGATGTGAACGTAGTGAACTACGACATTTTGTACAAATTCGTGGAGGCAATAGAACACTTAGGAATCAACGGGCTGGTGCTGGACGAGTCCCACTATGTCAAGACCGCCTCGTCCAAGCGCACCAAGGCGGCAAAGGACATAGCCGAGATGGTCCCAAATTCGGGCAGCGTTCTACTGCTGTCCGGAACGCCGGTGACCAATCGCCCGTCTGAACTTGTGAGCCAATTGGAAATCATGGGGATGCTGGGCCGCTTCGGCGGTAAATGGGCGTTCCTCAAGCGTTATGCAGGCGCCTACCACAACGGATTCGGCTGGGATACAAGCGGAGCAAGCAACCTGATTGAACTCAATACCAAACTCAGGCAGAACTGCTACATCCGCAGGACCAAAGACGAAGTCCTGAAGGAACTTCCCGAAAAGAGCCGCAACATCGTTCACCTCGACGTGGCCGGAAAAGGTTACAAAGATTACTCATCGGCAGAAGATGACCTCGTTCTGTTCTTGCGAGAGAACGGCTACAAGGCAAAAGACTCAGGCGAGCATCTGGCGCGAACCCAAGTACTTAAGCGCCTCGCCGCATGGGCGAAGATGGACGCAGTCGAGGAATGGATTGATTCGTTCCTTGAATCGTGTGACCGCAAACTTGTTGTGTTTGCCCACAACATCGACGTGGTCGACCATCTTGCCGAGAAGTACGGCAATCTGAGAATCAGCGGGCGCGACTCACTCGAAGAAAGACAGGCAGCGGTCGATGCATTCCAGACTGACCCTTCCGCAAGAGTCATCGTCCTCAACCTTCAGGCTGGTGGAGTAGGTATCACATTGACGGCAGGCTCCGACGTTGTCTTCGTCCAGATGGGTTGGACTCCCGGCGAGCACGACCAGGCAGAAGACCGTTGCCACAGAATCGGACAAAAGAACAATGTGCAGGCCTGGTACTTGCTTGCCTCCGGAACAATTGACGAAGACATTTACGATTTGGTCGACGCGAAGCGTTCCGTCGTCGACGCAGTGACCGAAGGCGACGAAATCGAGCAGCAGTCACTTGTCAAGGATTTGATGAAGAGATTGATGGAGAAGAAAAGCGACTAGACCATAGTCCGACTATACGCATCCTTCGTTGAGACTGTAAGCGGCCGATGTGGCCCTCAACAAAGGAGCAATCCATGGACAAGAAGAGCCAGAGTTTTGACCAGGTCGTCAAAGGCGGAGCGCTCGGCGTCGTCGTCTATCTGTGCGATAAGTACAACGTTGACCCGACACTTACTGCTCTCTTGATGCCGCTCGCTGCCTACGCACTTGCGTTGGCAAGCACGAAGGTCGGCGACCCTTCCGTCGCATCGTTCCTCGCGAAGAAACCTGAAACTACAAAGGAGAAGGCCAAGAAGTAGGTATCGCTACCTCGGAGTGTGCGCCCGGTGCGTAAACACTCCGCCGGGCGCACAATCTGGCTGACAGAACATGGAACTCATCAAAAACGTAATCCTGAGAATCTTCGCGACCTTCATCGTGACTGGTCTTGGCGTCATTGGCGCCGGCACCATTGCTGGCGTGTCGATGGAAAAGGCCGTGTTTATGGCCGGAATCGGCGGCGTGGCGAATGTGCTTGAAGGATTGGCACGTGCATTCCTCACTGACGGAAAGTTGTCGGAAGAAGAAGTGAACCAGGTATTCAGCAAAGTCGAACAAGACAACCCCCCACACGCTTAGGAGATAGCAATGTCGGAACTGTACATCAAGAAAGTCACCCCGCCCGCTGACGTCGCAGGCCACAAGCCGGGTCGTTTGCCGGAAGCCATCCTCGCCAAAGTCGATGGCGGCAAACTCCACTGGCGCGCGGCAAATGCTTGGAAAGCCATGAAGGCCGCTGCGGCTGCTGAAGGTGTTGAACTCAAGCCGACTTCGGCAGGTGACCTGTACCGCTCCTACGATGCCCAATTGACGGCTTTCAATCAACGCTATGTTGACCATGAAATCCCAGGTCAGTCGACTCGTACCTTTGAGGGCAAGAAATACTGGCTCAAGAAAGGGATGGCTCCCTTGGCTGCACCGGGCACATCGCAGCACAACAGCGGTTTGGCCTGTGATGTTCATACCGCAAGTGGTGCGCGTTTGCAGTGGATGATTGCCAACTGCGCAAAGTTCGGGTGGAGTTGGGAAGTGGTCCCAGAGGAACCATGGCACATTCGTTATACGGAAGGTGACAACGTTCCGGAAGCCGTGAAGGCTTGGATGGATGCCAATCCGACAGAGGCATGTGCTCCGGGTCAAGCGGCCGCACCCGCTCCCGCTCCAACGCCAGCACCAGAAGCGCCGAAAGCCGCTGCTCCGGCTGCTCCCGCTGCTCCGGCAGGAAATGCCGATGCCGCCGTCAAGCGCGGCAAAGCGAATGCTGCCACAAATCCGGTTCTTCAACTCGGCTCAAAGGGAGGTGCAGTTCGCACATTGCAAGAACTTCTCAATAAAGCAGGAGTCAAGTGCGCCACTGACGGAGATTTCGGTCCGAAGACACAGGCGGCAGTGAAAGAGTTCCAAACAAAAGTTGGACTCGAAGCAACGGGAATCGTCAACCACAAGACGTGGGCGAAGATAAATCCGTAGAGAATACTTCGTCTATACACACAAACGTGTGAGACTTCAACCGTGTCGGAAACGACACGACTAGCAGAGCAAAAAAAGGAGTCATAACAATGGCTGCATCAACATCCACAATCTCATTTGACGTTCATGACTGCAAGGTCTACCCCGTCACTGCAGATGCAACTGGTGGCATCACTTACGGCGCGGCCGTCGATGTCCCCGGCATTCAGGAAGTTTCGGTTGAGCCGAACTTCATCAGCGTCGAGTTGAAGGGTGACGGAAAGGTTCTTGCCAAGAAAGGCAAAGTCGACCGTCTGAACTTCTCGGCCACCTACAGCGAACTCAGCCTCGGCGTCCTTGCGACGTTGTTCGGTGGTTCGGTCGGCACGTCGGGCTCTGGCTCGGCTGAGGCCGCCTCGTACGAGTTCGACGGTGACAGCCTCCCGTACTTCAAGATTGAAGTGCTGGTGAACGACTTGGAGAGCGACCTCGCCGAAATGGTGTTCGTCCTCAACAAGTGCCAGATTACTGGTGGCACGCTGATGTCGGGTTCGACCGACAACTTCTCGACACCGTCGTTCGACGCGGAGGCCATCCTCCCCATCGCGAGCGGTCTCGGATTCGGCACCATCACGCTGCGCGAAGCGGCGACTGGGCTTTCCGCCTAATAACTAAATAGTTCTGCTGGCGCTCGCCAGTCTTGGGGTTGTGTGTGGCCCCAAGGCTGGCGTTTGCGCGTATCTAGGTCCGTGTGTATGCTGGCTGCATGGACTATACACCTACAGTGCTAAAGAACAAGGGAATTCCGTGCCAATTTGCCAAGACGCAAAAAACTGGTGCGGGTGAATCGGATTGGGCACGAGTGCTCGACGAGAAAGAAGAGGTCGTTACAGAGACCCTTTTCATTCGTTTCAATAACAATTCGATTTCTGACATTGAGGAATATTTTGGTGGCCTTGAGTCATGGCAAGAACAACTTGAGAAAAAGCCCTATAACACGATGCGCCAGACATTGGCGTTCGTTTTGCGTAGGCCGCTTCACGATGTCGGCGAAGCAATGCTTGACGGAGAAATCATCACCTATTCGAACGTTGTGGGGACGGCATGGTCGATTGCCAACGGCGTGGACCCTATCGCGGCGAGCCGGATGCTAAAGCAGGCGCTCGCGCTCGCCGAAGAAAACAAAGAAAAACTCCTGGAAAACCTGGAACAGATAATGCCTCCAGCACAGGACAATGGCACCAGTGGCTCGGACTCTGGTGTCAAACGGGCCGCCCGCTCCAAGAATTCTGGGAACTGAGCCCCGCACAAACAGCGATAATGTTCGAGGCTCGTGGCTGGATGAAGAAACGGGCTGGTGCAGAACAATTGATGGCTTTTGCTGCCCAGATGGGAATGGCAGTAAACAAATAGACCGGCTTTTAGCCGTTTGCGAATTTGACATGCTTATGAGAAAATATTTGCATGCCAGCAGCAGCAGGAACAGGCGGAATGCCGCCGCTAAACATCCAAGTTCGCATCACAACCACTGGTGCTACGACTGCAGCCCGCAGCATGGGCGCAGTTACTGCTGCTTCTGGTGGTATGGCAAAAGGGTTGGGCGTTGGCACGATAAGCGCACGAACTCTCGGCGACGCAATGCGAATGACCGCATCACTCATCAAATATACGGTCGTCGGCGTATTTGTGAATGCTGGCAAGCAAGCGATTCAGATGTCTCGCCAATTCGAACTTTCGTTCAATCGCATCAAGGGATTGGTGGTAGTAACTGGCGACTCATTGGACCTGATGAAGAAAAAGGTTCTTTCCTTGGCGGGAGAAACTACCAGGGCACCGATTGAACTTGCTGATGCTCTTTACTACATCACATCAGCCGGTATCAAAGATGCAAACATCGCCCTAGAAGTTCTTGAGTCTTCGGCAAAGGCTGCCGCAGCAGGCCTCGGTACTACCAACACGGTTGCCGATGCAGTCACGTCGACCATGAACGCCTACGGAGTCGCAAATATGTCTGCTGCGAGAGCGACAGACGTGCTTGTGGCAACGGTGCGAGAAGGTAAAGCGGAAGCCGATACATTCGCTCCTGCTCTGGGCAAAGTGTTGCCAGTGGCGGCAGCATATGGTGCATCATTTGAAGACGTATCAGCCGCCATTGCCGCCCTATCAAGAGGCGGTTTGTCGGCAGGTACTGCGGCAATTTATGTTCGTCAAACTTTGTCGCAGTTGCTAAAACCGTCAAAACAGGCACAAGAAGTCTTAAAGGGCGTCGGAACAAGCGCTGACGAAATCAGACAAAATGTCCGCGAAAAAGGTCTGTTTGCTGCACTCATTGAATTACGCGACGCAATCGGAGGAATTGAACAAGCAGGAGACTTTACGAAAGTCTTCGGTAACGTCCGAGCGCTCACCGCAGTTTTGTCACTTGTCGGTCCGGCAGCAGAAGAAAATGAAAAGATTTTTGAGCGAATGGCCGCATCGACAGGCGACCTTGACTACGCCTTTAAGACATATCAAGAAACGATAGATGCCGATTTCAACAGAGCGCTTGCGGAACAACAGGCTGCTTTGATTCAACTTGGCGACGCGCTAAAGCCAGTTGTTCAGGTTTTTCTCAAAGCAGGGACAATGATAGCCAAGGGATTCTCAAAGGTGTTTGGCAGTGGCGTTGGCAAGGTGTTGACATACGTCGTCACTGGTTTGGTGATAATGACATCTGCTCTTGCGATGGTGATGAAAACAATGTCGGCATTCGTTCGTCTTGGCGCGCAGACAAACATGATGTTGTTCGGTCAACAATTCCAGTACAACGCAGCCACTGGTGAGGTGTTGAAATATACAGCCGCAACTTCAACTGCTGCCGGCGCAACCGGAACGGCAGCGGCAGCGACAGGAACATGGACAACCGCTACTGGATTTTTGGCCTCTACCGTAAGGATTGCCGGAACCTCAGTTTATTATTTGACAACAGCGATGGGCACGCTGATGTCTGTTATGGGCCCGATAATGATGGGAATAACTGCTTTATACCTTGGCTTCATGGCCTTCAAGTGGGTGTTCAATAAGTTCAAAAACGATGGCTCCGATGCGCTTGAAAGCGTGTCTGATGGAGTAACAAAAGTCAAAGAATTATTGAATGAAACCGCAAAATTTGGACGTACTGGAATCATATTCGATATTCAGGTCGACTTTACAACGTCAAAACGCGAAGACATAAACGCTCAGTTAGAAAAAGAACTTGAAGAATCCTCTCCTGGCCTAATCGCAACAATTAAGAAAATTGCGGACACGCAAGGCAAAGAATACGCAGCGGCATACGTGCGCGGATTGGCAGCGACGAGTTTAGGCGGCAACACACAAGAACTGAAAGACAACTTTGTCAACTTTTTCACCGACACACTTAAACTCACACCTCAACAAGTAACTGCCGGAGCAGTCAAGAATCGTACCGGTGACACGTTGACAGACGGCTTGATTCAAGTTGCCAGCGTCGCGGCAGAAGATGCATCTCGTGGCACTGACTTTGCAAACATTTTCAATCCTTTTGGCTCACTTGAAGAACAGGCAGCGGCGTTCGCCAAGGGGACTGACGTCTCTGGATATTACGATGCGGCAGTTGAATACGGAAAGGCATTTACGCAAGGCATCCAAGACACAGGACAACTTAACCCCCTGGTAGAGACAATCAGCAAATTCCAGGACGCATGGACAAAGGCTGGAGTGAAAGCACACGACCAATCTATGGCCATTTCGGACATCGTCGGTTCTGCACTTACTGGCCTTAAAGACAAATTTGACCTTGTCGGAGACTCAACTGGAAACCTCGCCAATATATTCAATGAGCAGTTTTCGGATAAAAACAAATCTGCGGCTGAAGACTTCATCAAGAATACGTTTGGCGTAACAGACAACACTGAGGTACAGGCGGTTTATAAGAAGTTACAAGACGCGATGAAGGGGGTCGAGACAAATGCCCGTGGAAACACGGAGGCATTCACTCGCTTCCGCAAAGTTTATGATGAATTCAAGGCAAGCGCAAAAGGCGTAACCACACAGCATCAAACTCTTGACACTGTCATATCTGGGCTAGAAGACAGGTTCTCGCAAGGTTATGCCCTGAGTATTCGCGACCTCGTCACTGAATACGATGCCGCGACAAACGCAATAAAAGAATTCCAGCGCGGGCAAGAAGCGCTCATGGGTCTTGCAAGGGACATGACCGAAGCGCAAATCGATTACCGTTCCTCAATACGAGACCTTGGAGATGATGCAAAGAGTGCCGGTGGAGACCTTTTTGCCGGAACGGAAGCGGCGGACAAGGCAAAAGCCGCCCTCCTTGACTCAATGGACGCCGTTCTTGAAGTTGTAAATACTTATGCAGCCCAAATGGATGAAGAGGGTGCTGCGGCTGCACTTGGTCAAGGAATGACGCAAATATTGGGAACCGGAATCGCCGCAGGCCTCAAAGAAGAAGACATCATGGCATTCTTTGAACTCCATAATTTTGGTCCGCAAATGCTTGACACACTTCTCGGAGCGCAAGACACGGAAGATGTTGCTGGCACAAAAGCAGAATTGATTGGAACTGCGCTGACCGACGGAATGTCACGCGGTATAGAAAACGGTCGACCAGCAGTAAGCAAGGCCATTGACGCTTTGGGCAACGATGTCATTGCTCGCCTCAAGATTCGCCTTGGAATCAAGAGCCCGTCGGCAGTCATGGCAAAGGAAGTCGGTGTTCCCACTGCGCAAGGTTTTGCAAAGGGTTTCAAAGACGAAATGGGCGGTCGTTCAGGCAGGGCGATTGAAAAGTCACTTGCGGAAGCAGTTAATAAGGCATACAAATCAGGTGGGCGAAAGGGTGCAAACAAGTTCTACAAAGACTTCTTGGAGAAGAAGGGAGATGTGGAGACTCCGGCAGCGGATTTTGTTAAAGAAACCATTGGTCGGATGAAAGACATCATTGGCTCGCTTGGTGATTACATCAGGTCACAACTAGATTTTCGCAAAGCACAAACAGACCTTGCCAAATTGATAAACATGCAACGCGGTCTTGAGTCTCGACGGAAGAAAGCCGCTCGCGAACAGCAATATGCAGAGACCCGCTACGGGATGGGTGGCGGAGCAGAGGTCACTGGATATGAACAATCCAGAATTGACCAATTACAAATTGAGTTCGAGCGCGCGTCGCGTGATTATGCAATGGGCCGCCTGTCCTACACGGAACTTGTCGATGCAGAAATCGCCCTTTACGAAGCAAGGGCTGCAGCATCAGAAGTGAGCGATGATGTTCTCGGTGCGCAAAACGGATTTATAGACGCAACTGTAGAACTAGAAAACAAACAGTTGAATCTTGCCGGCGCAACGGTGAACATTCTTAGCGCATATCAAGACGTGCAAGAAGCCGCTGCTCTTCTTTACATAAATCACGCGGAACTTGGAAAGGTTTATAACGACCTTGCTGCTGCTACCGGGATAGCGAGCGGAAAACTTCAAGTCGGCAACAGTGATTTGTTCAATCTTGGCGAAAGTGTTAAAGGCCTTGGTGGGTACACATCAACAGTCGGTGGATACGTCTCGACGCTCGGCAATAACATAACAACGACAAAAGGACTGTTCGACCAAAATCTTTATGGTCCGGATGGAGTATTTGCCAACATCGTCAAAACAGGTGGAAGTGTCAGCGCCTTGACCGCCTCAATCGGTGCAAACTTCACTGATTTGTCAAAAGGTCTTCTCGATGAAAAAAGCGAGATGTATCAAAATCTAAAGTCGCTAGGACCGACAATTTTCAAGGCTATTCAAACGGCCGCACAAGATGCGCTTGATAAATCGCCGTTGCGTCTGAATGTAAGCGTCAATGCCACGGTCACAAGCAGTGGAGGCAAGGGTCCTGGAGCAACAGTGCCAGGACTTGGTGATTACCAACTTGGGACTCTTGACTATGATTCGTGGTTTGCAAAGAACAAATCAAACCTCAACACTGAGACCTTGAAATCACTTTACGGTGCTGCAGCAACTAGGTATGGCTCAATTGTCGGCGTTCAACAAAGCGCAGAATACGTGAATGCAATGGCTGTAATTGCACAAAGTCAGTACTCAACATATCTTGCATCACGTCGAATCAAGGGAATGGCTGTCGGTGGACCAGTAAAACAGGAAACTCCGTATCTTGTTGGAGAACGCGGACCTGAAATATTCGTGCCAAAGGTAAGCGGCACTATAGTTACGAATTCAGCCATGGACAGATATACCCGTACCCGTGAAGTGACACAGGGTGCCAGCACGACATCTGCTCCCAATAATATTGTTGTAACAGTGAACAACCCGGTCCCAGAAGCAGCAGAAGACTCAATCACTCGCCGCATGAAGGTCCTGGCAAACAGCGGATTGTTCGGGTGATGTAAATGGCGACAGTTCTTCCAAATGTTCTTGAGTGGTACGACGTCAACGGAGTCGAACTTGCCACGCACGGGTACATGCTTTCGGCGGTTGACCGTGGAATACCGGCGAAAAAAGGAGAAAACGTTGGCTCGGCAATTATTCATGGCCAACAGTGGCGCGAAAAGCGCCTCGATACCAGGACAGAAACCTGGACAATTTGGATAACTGACAACGACCCAGTGAGCGGTTCTGTCGCAACTACAGAAGCAGGGCGCCGCTCACAGTTCAACGAGAACTACGACACCGTCTTCAATCTATTGAATGAAATGCCGCAACTTCTTACGGTTACGCACGTAAGGGTTGACCCTTCAAACCCAGGCGTGTATTCTTCCAGGGTCGCATATGGGGAAGTCGTTAGTTCTATAACGGTTTCTGACCACCGAGACCTTAACTACACAGAGTTCAGCGTCGATGTCCAGTTTCCTGACCCGCGTTGGTTCTCGCTGACGTCGGTGTCTTCTTCTGCCACCTTCTCTGGCTCGAATATTGCAGTACCGATGCCTGCCACCGCCGTTGGCACTGCGCCCACGACGTATATGACTATAACTTTCACGTCTACTTCGAGTCTTCAAAACCCAAAGATAACCAACGAAACCTATCCGGACAGTCTCTCGTCACTTGGATACACGGGTACGATTCCTACTGGACAATCGGTAATTATCGATACTGATGCCTTGACGCTTGAGAAAAATGCGGTCAACGACGTCTCCAAGTTGTATCGTGCCGGTGCGCGTCAGTCTTGGTTTGAAATTTTTCCGATGGCCAATGACATAACGTTCTCCGCCACCTCTGGAACTGGTACTGTTTCAATCTCGTATAGGAAGGCGTATTACTAATGGCCAAGACGACCTGGGATGTCTGGGTTGTTCTGGCAAATGACCCAAGCCAGACAGTCGCGTACGTCCCGCGCTGGAAAAGCATTCAGTTTTCCGACCAACTCAATGACGTCGGCTCGGCTACTTTACAGCATGATTTTAGCGACCCATTCTTCGCCGCCTTCCAAGCAGATAGAGGTGATTCGCTGCTCGAAGGTCCATACGCGCTCCAGATACGTCGCGACGGCGTCGCTGTGTTCACTTTCTTCATCGAGGACGTACAGGTCGACCGTGCAGGAGTAAGCCAGCCCCTAACGATTGGCGGCCGCGGCATCGGTGCTGCCCTCGAATGGGGAATCGTACTTCCGGAAGATTTCAGCAATCAGGCTCGCGCAACGGCAGGTACGACGCAGCGACCCCGCTTTTTCGACCGTCTGTTCCCCGGCTACACCTACAACGTTCGTGTTGCGACAACGGCCAATCTTTCCGCGACATATACGAACGGACCCCAACTTGACGTCCCTGGCGCAGGTGCTCGCCTTACTGCAAATTCGAACGGGTCAATCAACAATGGCGGCGGGATAGACGGAGTCGACGACCTTGTTGTCGGCGACACTGTCTTGGTAAAAAATCAGTCAAATGCCGCGCATAACGGTGTTTATTGGATTGTCACTGTTGGTTCAGCATCTGCCCCGTGGGTAATCCAGAGAACTGCCAGGGCTGATGGTTCTCCAATTTCGGATTTGGAACTTTATAACTCTGCATTCGTCAATGACGGGACGGTCAACGGTTATACCTCTTGGGCAATCCATGACAACGGAGGACTCTCCAACTCGAATCAAGTCGGTTCTGTCAACTTGGTGTGGCATCAAATAACGCTTGGTTCCTTCACTGGAGTTTCCGCGTTTTTCATCTTGTTCAAGGAAGCGGACACAGGATATGAGTATTCGACCAAGAAGGTCGATTTTGGGACAATCAAGACTCTTTATGGACGAGGCGGAACTGGCTACGCAGTCGACTGGCCTCTCTCTCTTGATTCGACACTTACCAATAATTCCGGGACGACAGATTCAAAGGGACGCGTCGTACGAGACGGTGGGAACTTCAACATCGCCGTAGGTAGGACGATGCTTGATGTTTTGAACGAAGTCTCTGCCAATACTGGAGTGGATTGGCACGTTTCTCCGCTCGGAGTAATAAGCATTGCGGTCCGTCCTTTTGTGACGGACACAATTGTTTTTGACGAGCCATTCGGCAATGATTTGACTTCTGGTTCTGCCGCCCTCTTGTTCAGTCTGCCAATGTTGTCGTCGGTTGAGACGAGAACATCCGTGGCGGAACTGCGAACGGTCGTATACGGTTCTGACGGGTTCAATCTCGACCGTCAAATTTCAGAAAGAACAGGAACTTACGGATTCAGGGAGATGTTCGTCGAGAACACCTCCGATGATGCGCCAGCCGTCGCAAACATCACCGCCTCTGCGGTGCGGCAAGTCAAAGACGGAAAACTACAGATTACGGCACAGTTCACGGAACGCGATGAAATGCTGGCGTGGTTTGACTTTGACATCGGCGACAAAGTATTGGTGGAGATTGACACTGGGACGTTCAGCGAACGCATAATCAGCGCAATCGGTGTTGCGGTAGACGAAACAGGTAACGAGACGGTCGAGGTCACATTTGGCGATATCTTCGCCGACATTGCGACGAACCTCAAATACGCGGCAAATTACGGTCGTTTGTCCGCTGCTGATGTGCCGACGTTTACCCTCCGCGGTACTTCCTCAAAGCCCCTCAAGCCGACCGGAACTTCGGTTGGGGCGGAAGTACAAGGCTTAAGCAACCGAGTAGTTGTCGGTTGGGAACCTGCAGACAACACCAGCGCCGTCCAATACGAGGCCGTTGTATACCGAGAAGAACAAGACTCCGTCGGAATCGCAATCACCTATCCAATCACAAACATTTATCGCGACGGCAACATCGCATACGTTGAGGTCAGTTCCTCAACCGGATTTGGCGTCGGTGACTGGATAAACATTTATGATACGGCAAGCGCGTATTTTGACCGTACGAACGTTTTCTTGACGAGCGCTTCCGGGTCCTCGTTCACTTTTGACGACGTCGGACCCGACATCCCAATCGGAACCCATACCTCTGGCGACGTGGTGCGCGTAATCGAACGACACTCAGCGACAGTGCCAGCAAACCAAACATCAGCGGCATTTGAGAATCTTGGTGCTCCTGGCCGACAATATAACTTCACAGTCATTCCGTACACGGTCAACGGTCAGTCCGGAGTTCCGTCAGACCCGTTCCCGTTCACTGCTTCTGCGAGCGCGCAAATAGTCTTGAACGGCGCGATTCGTTCTAACAACTACGTACAAAATGTCAGCGGATGGACCATTGAGGCAGACGGCAACTCAGAATTGAACCAAGTCATAATTCGAAACGGTGCGTGGATTCAAGGCACCTTAACGGCTCCGACACTGCAGACTGGAACTAGCAATCCAAGATTGGTAATAGACTCCTCTGGTCTTTACGCATACAACAATGCTGGAGATTTGGTAACTCAGGTAAGCGCAAGTACGGGTGATTTTTATACGATTGACGGTTATTTTGCCGGACAAATCGTCGGTTCAACCATTGACATCGGCGGTTCAGACAATACATCATTTCACGTTGATTCATCCGGAAATATGTGGTTGGGTTCTGCGTCATTATCAACTGCTCCGTTTTCTGTAACTTCTGGTGGATACGTAACTGCTATAGCAGGCGAATTTTCCGGCAATATCACTGGTGGCACAATATCAATCGGTTCAGATTTTTATGTAGACAATACCGGTGCGGTAACTGCATCAAATATTGACATAACTGGTGGTTCTCTTACCATTGGCTCAAGTTTTTCAGTTGACAATGCCGGAAATCTTGTTGCTGATAACGCAGATATAACCGGTATTGTTTCTGCAACAGAAGGATTTATAGGCGATTGGGAAATTCTTGCATCCGGACAACTGCAATCAAACACTGGCGGAATACCAATGGTGTTCGACCCGAATGCGAATTCTGGGACTGGAGAAATTTCAGCAGCAGGAATTTTGATTGGCAATGGCGAAGCGCTTATTCAAAACATAGAAGTGCGCGACCCGGCAAGTACGACAAGCACAGATTCAAAAGGTATTTATTACTGGAGACCGCATGCGGTCGAAGAGGGTTTGGGAGGCGCGCCCTGGGCTATTTCTTTTTGGTTTGATGCCACAGATACAACTGGCTCTCCACAAGGAACGTTATATGCATACATGTACGGCGCAAACAATTACATCAAGTATTGCATTGCCGGATGCGGCTCAAGCGGTAGCCCAGTAACTCCCGTAACTCCCGTAACTCCCGTAACTCCCGTAACACCGGTGACCCCCGTGACACCGGTAACGCCAGTGACGCCAGTGACGCCGGTGACTCCAGTGTCGTATGGTGCATGCACACCGCAGCAATATGCTTCAGAACAGTGCAACTACGTAGGTGAGTGCATTGCTGGCGGGCTCGGAGCAACGTGTTCTCCGGTTACTCCGGTGACTCCGGTGACGCCAGTAACCCCTGTGACTCCCCCGGTCAATGACGGTCAACTTTGCACAGAGTTCTTGTATGTAAACGAAATTTGTTGTTGCCAAGGTTATTGTTTGTCGCCGTTCCAGAATGCTCCCAATGACTGCTATGGCATTTACACACCGCCTGTGACTCCCCCGGTGACTCCTCCTGTGACACCCCCGGTGACACCCCCGGTGACACCCCCGGTGACGCCCCCGGTGACGCCCCCGGTGACGCCGCCGGTGACACCACCGGTGACACCCCCGGTGACACCCCCTGTGACGCCGCCGGTGACGCCGCCCGTTACGCCGCCAGTGACTCCCCCAAGTGGAAACGAGACATGCACCGAGTTCCTGTTCGTGAACGAAGTGTGCGGTCCGTACGCCGGAGCGTGTGTTGCCGGCCCATTTGGCGGCCCAGCATGTTAAGAACAGCCATTAACGAAAAGGTAGGATGATTATATGATTACGAAAACATCTGGTTTTGAGTATTTGGGGTCTGATTGTGGATGGGAGTGGATTCCCTCTGTGCGTCGCGGCCTTCCAGAAGGCTCGTCAAAGGGTGTCGCCGTCGCGGTGGTTATAGACGGTCGGGTTGTCGCAACTTTTCCGACGTATCCGCCCTTGTGGGAAGCGTTTAGAGATGGGACAATCGTCGACGTAACTTCGGCGCACAGTGTTCCGGAAGGTCATGCCGTGATTGAACTGCATGTAAATGGCTCTGCGCTTTACACACTTCACATATCAAACGAACTGCTTGCCGCAGCGCTTACAAGTAACCCAACATTGGCAGAAATAACTTCAGCAACTCCGGCAGTGGTCACAGGATGGACATATGCAAATGGAACCTTCACAGAATCAGCCTAAAAGCAATTGGGATAAATATAAAGAGTCGCAAAGCGCAAATGGTAAGGCTAGGCCATGGCATATTCTTAATCCAGGATTGCGCGTAACTGAAGATGTGATTCAATCGCGTTTGGCAATTTGTAGGGAATGTGACAGGTTCATAAAAGCCACTCAGCAGTGTCGCGAGTGTGGGTGCATAATGCCATTAAAAACGCGTCTTTCTAACGCTTCTTGTCCGATAGAAAAATGGTAACCCGCCATGCGGCGCAACGGAGTAATTGAATTTCCGCTTCCTGAGCCGACTATTGGCTCACCGTATGTGTCGCCAAATTTTTTCCCCGATGAGATGTTTTCGCGTGTCAAATCAGCCATTGCCGCACTGAATCTGGGACCATCTGGCCCCCACAAATATCACACCATGATGGGAAGGTGGGAAGCAGGAATTACATTCGATGCCGATATTGAATCATATTGCACTCAAAAAGCACGCGAATTATGCAACGACCCAACTTTGCAAAAGTCATTTTTTTTCGTTTCCAGATATCAAATTCACGAAGGTTGCATTCCCTCGCTTTGGGAGCATTGCGACCAGAACGGCACACAATCAACCATTGACATAACGATTGATAACAACGCTGATTGGGATTTACGTGTTGAGCGAGTGAGTTACAAACAGATAGAAAATAGCGCAATCATATTTGCTGGTCAGCAAAACATGCATTCAAGGCCTCCGTATCCAACTGATGACCCATCTTTATATACAACGGTGCTTTTTCTTGAATTTACCAAACCTGACCATTGGATACAGACCAATGCCCAAGACATTCACAAGTATGGAAATGACGGAGATGTAAGATACTTCAACAGAGCCCGTTTTTTCCCATTGCCAGATTCTCCGGTTGAACAACCAATTTGCGGAAAGTGTCATGACTATTCAAACGTTTTAAACATATATAACGCGCAATTCGGGCGTTATGTAGATGACGATATAGAAATAATGGATATGGGATTTCAAAGCAAGCAAACACTTGCTCCTGGGCTAATTCAGTATTCAATTTCAAAAGAGTCCGCAATGGTGCTTGATGGTCTGTCGCGAAACGTTGGATTCAAAATGTGGGAAAGGTCTCGCGTTATTGGGCCAAACGGAGACCCTGTCGTAAACCTTAACGCTAGGAGTTCTTTTTCATACATACTTAATGAAAAAGTTAATGATTGTCACCCCCATGACCCAGCAAAACGGCTTTATGTAAATCTAAATAAAGCCATGGATGACATAATGCGTGATTATAGAGAGACTTACAATATCCCAGAACTCATATCAAGCGAATGGACTCTTTTGCGGTACGAGCAAGGAGGTAAATTTCACGACCATTTTGATGATGCGCCAAACTATAACCGCATTACTTCAGTAACCGTGATGTTAAATGATGATTTTGAAGGAGGCGAAATGGTGTTTGAAAAACACGGCATATCAATACCATCTGAGCCAGGAAAAATAATTGTTTTCCCATCTACTTATGCATTTTTCCATCGCATAAATTCCGTACTGAGAGGAAACAAGCAAACAGCAGTCAGATGGTATAAATATGGATGACCACGCTAGGTTCAAGTGGCCTATTGGGTACGATTCATACAAAATCATTGATGACGAAAACAATTACATAAGGGTTTATGAAAATGTTGTGATTGGGAACGTCGAAAGCGATGATATTCAATGCTTCAACGGAACCAATTTAATAATCACGTGTACGCCGCACTATTTTCACTACTTAAAAGAATACTTTGCGTCTTTTCTTCACTACAAACACACATATGACCACTCGGCAAAATATCTATGGGTTGAAAATTATGCTTATGTATACCCGAAACACCAACAAATGTGCGACGTATGCGAATGGACAGAGTCTTTCATAAAAAAAGACTGTGCTGGGAACATAGACGTATATTCATTCAACAAGTCTTGCTACATAATAGAGCGTCTTGTCGTCGTGTTTGATGGGCAGCAAATCCTTGCCGACTATCAAGACAAGTTTAAGGACTATACGAAAACTCCGGGCCTAAACAATGAATTGCGATACATGTTCTTGGAAAAGGCAAAATACCCGGAGAAAAAGCAAGAAAAGATTTTTATATCTCGTCGGGTTGTTAGCAAACAACTAGATGAATGGAAGTTTGAGCATCCCGTTAACAGCGACTGGTTAAAAGAACAAAGGCGCCTGCGTTACAACGAGGACTGGGTTGAAGAAGAAATAGAAAGTGTTTTTATTGAAAACGGCTATTCAATAATTCAGCCGTCTGGCATGCCAATGGACGAACAAATAGGACTTTTTGCTTCTGCTACCCACGTCGCCGGAATACTCGGAACCGGATTTTACAACGGCTTGTTTTGCAAACGCGGGACTAAGTTTATTGGTATTACAATACATCCGGATTATTGGTATCCGTTTGAGGATGACATCAAATCCGTGGTTGATGTGGAATTCAGATATATCGATATTTTTAATCATATGAAAGACAGGAGAGCGGTCAGAAGACACGTGGCTAGGTGTATGCTTAGAGTATGAACCAACAGCCAGATGTCAATGTCGTAATTGGTGAACTAACTTTGCAAATCGCCAATTTGACCCGTGAAAATGCCATACTCAAAGCCACAATCCAGGCAATGCGAGTCCAGCCCCAATCCCAAAAACAGCAGCAAAACGTTGCTGACGGTGGCGAGTTGGAATTGTAACGCCGGCCCTGTATAGTGGTCGTAATCAAACCAACCCACAAATAAGTTAGGAGGGCGTATGCCCATAAACTTTGACGATTACATCTCCACCTCACTGAGGTGGTCAATGTTTAAGGCAGATTGGCCTGATGCCACTGTCGAATTCACGGAAGGTACTGCCGCTGATGCGGGAATCCCTGCGTCGTTCAGCAAGAAAGACGAAAAGGTCTGCATTGCTACGGTGACGCGCTTCAAGGGCGATACTCCGTTCATCGGTTACAAGTCCGTGTCTGATGCAAAAGGCCGCGACACTGATGCATGGAACGTTCTCTGCTCAAAAGCGATGGGACGCGCGCTGAAGAAGGCTGGCAGCCCCGACAACATGAACGACCTGAAGGTTCTGATGCGATTCCGCGAGGCAATCGGCACGGCCAAGAAAGTCGAGACAAAAGCGGCTCCCGCTGCCCCGGTCGCCGAAACAAAGGCTGTCGCCGAGACGACTCACGCTTCGGTAGTTGCTGGTCAGAAACTGACTCAGCCGAGCCTGCCGATTGAGTCAAAGGAGCAGCCTGTCAAGCCGATGTTTGACTGGCGTTCTGAGTCCGAGCGCGACGAGGCGCATCGTCTGTTCAAACAGACCTGCTCTGACCTCACTCCAGAAGAGTTGGAGACGCTTCGTGAATCGCACGACAAACTCAACAACCGCCAATGGCCGATGTCAAAGGCTGAGTTGAACACTCTCATCATCACCCTTGAAGGCATCCGTGCCAGTCGCAAGACTGGTGGGAACGTCGACATCATGACAGTCAAGTCGATGTACGAGTTCTCCTCGCCGCACATCCAGGAAATCGTTCGCAAGGAACTTGGTGCCCCAGAGACCTGGCCTGCCGAAGTAAGCGAGGCTGAATACGACCGCATCGTGGAGATTTTTGAGGCTGCGTCTGAGGCTGAGTGAAAACCTACATAGAGGGCATGATGCCTGAACAGTTTCTGACCAAGGTGGTCGGAGTCTCGTTTTCGGAGAATTATCCGAACAACATTTACGCACTGGCAAAAGACGTGGCACTCATGACCGCGCCGTGCCAGTTGGTAAGAGAACCCGACAACGAGCATGACGAGCACGCAATCCGCGTGGATGTGAACGGTTCGACAATCGGCCACATCCCGCGATTGATTGCCCTGATACTCGCGCCCAAGATGGACAAAGGCGAGAAATGGGTGGCATCTGTCCACTCAATCGTCGTTTCGAATGAGAACGTAAACCAACCAGGATTGAAAATCAACGTATGGAGACAAGAAAATGCTGATGTTTGATGCAATTAAAGAAGCAGAAACAACACTAAAAGAAAACGTGGCCAGAACGGTAGAACGCTTGGAAAACGAGGCTGAAGCGTTCAGTGAATCGGAAGCGTTTGATGCCCTTGTTTCCCTCAACGAACTTAAGGGAGTGGTGCGAGACCTTGAGAACAGAATCAATGTTCTGCTTACTTCATGGATGCGAGCACAAGGCGAAAAGGTCCTTGATTTTGGCGACATGACCGCCGAGCGCAAGTTCACTGCGAATCGCAAGAACTGGCAACACGGCACCCTATTGGAAGCGGTAATCAACAAGTCGCTTTCCCAAGAATCGACCGTCGTTGTAGACCCAGCCAGCGGTGAGGTAATCGACCTTACGACGATTGCGCGACCCATAATCGACGCAGTCGTAGAGAACGTCACCAAGGCCGCGAGAATCGGCGACTGGCGCGTCACGGCGCTGCGAGCGATGCTGCCTGGCATGGACCCGGACAATTTCTGCGAGGTCGAGAAGGCCGAGCGGGTTTCAATCAGGAAGAAGCAATGAGCGAATCCGGAGTCCCGACACGGACCCATCCGGACATCATTGACGCCACGATTACCTCGTACCTAAAGCAAAGCGACAAACCGCTGACGGTCCACGCAATCAGTTCCAGGACCCGGTACAGTCATGCGGAAGTTACGGCCTCGATTTCGAGGATTGCACACAGGGCAGTGAGGAAATAATGGCAATCAAAGTAATGGATTGGGTATTCGACAACTCAAAAGCGCAAGGCATCGAGCGGCTCATCCTGCTCGTAATCGCCGACCACTGCAACGTGGAAGGCGAGAATGCCTTCCCTCGCGTGAGTGTCATCGCGCGGCGTGCGAACGTCACCGAACGCACAGTGAGGCGCAGGATTAACGACCTCGTCGCATTGGGCGAGTTAGAGGTGATTCAACGTCCTGGGACCTCCAATCTGTACAGGATTGTCATTCCGGGCCTGAATGCAGACGAAGAACCGATTCAGCAAAAACAAGAGGTCAAGCCAAAGTCCAAAAAGCGCGCTGAACGCGAGCGTAATCCGATTTGGGACGCGCTCTTGACCGCCTGCAACGTCAGCCCTGACAACGTCAATGAAAATGAGGCAAGCCGGTACGGCAAATTGGTCAAGGTGCTCAAGAACAGCGACGCGACTCCGGAAGAAATCTTTGCCAGAGCACAGACGTACAAATACAAGTTCCCTAAGGCAACATTGACGCCGACCGCACTGGTGAACAGGTGGTCGGAGTGCGACCCGTCGCGCGTAGAAATGAACGGCCTCAAGGGAGTCGTGCCGCAAGGATGGAACGCCATCAAGGCCGCACGCGAACAGAGAGAGTTAGCAGCATCATCAAGCAAGGGAGAATTGAATGTCGGGAACTGAAAACTTTTACGACCCGGAAAAGAATTACCTGGGTGCCGGAAGAAACCAAGTGCCGTCAGAAACATCGTTCGAAGAGTGGGTCGAGTTCGGCATGAGAAAAGGCTGGTGTGGTCCTCCTGTTTGCTCCACGCATGACGGAATCCCATTCTCCGAAGACGAAGAGTTGCAGTGGGAAGAAGGCCACGACCCATGCGTGCACGTCATTCGAATGTACGAGGATGCCGAGCAGAAAGCATCGGTCGAAAAAACCCATTCCCCAACCAACTGGAGAAATCATTACACGTCATGAACATTGATGAGGCAGACGCAATCATCGCAGAGTTGAACATCTGCTTTCCTGGCAAGCAATTGCTTGTTGAGGAAGTCAAGCGCTGGGAAGGCAACTTGGCACCTTTCCACTACGATGACGCGAAGAGAGCAGTCAAACACATTGAAGACACCTCGAAGTTTTGGCCGTCGTGGTCAGAGTTCCGAGAAGCCATCATGCCTATGCACAAGGAGCGCTTGTGGATAGAAAAAGAGCGACGCGAGCGCGAGCAACGACAGTTGATGCCCGCCAGAACACCGGAAGAAACGGCGCGAATCCAGGACATCATCCAGGGCATAAAAGAAAACCTGTCTAAGCGCGCGTAGATACGTGGTCTATACTGGCAGACATGCCAGACAATATCCGCGTTGAAACAGAAGTAGTTGACATCACCAGCCTCAAGCCTTATCCCAAGAATCCAAGGCGTGGAGACGTGGATGAAATAGCCCAATCCCTGAAGGTGAACGGGCAATACAAGCCAATCGTCGTCAACAGGCGCGACCAGACAATCCTTGCCGGAAACCACACGTGGAGAGCGGCACGCAGTCTCGGCTGGACCCACATCGCTGTCAGTTACGTAGACGTTGATGACTACGGTGCTCAGAAAATAGTGCTGGCCGACAACCGCACCTCCGACATGTCTTCCTATGACGACACGAAACTGTTGGAACTCCTGGAGTCTTTGCCGACCCTTGACGGAACTGGCTTCAAGCCGGTCGATTTGGAGCAACTTCAGACACTGGTATCTGGAGAAGGCGCTTTCACTGCGCCGAACTCCGACAGAACAGGCAAAGTCGGTGACGAGATTCGTGTTTGCGTAGGAACCTACAGGGCGATGGTCGACGACGATGTCTACAGGGACTGGGCAGACGAAATCATCGAGGCCCACGGTGACGATGACGGAGCGCTGAAAGAGGTCAAGCGCCGGCTTCACCTGTCGAATGTCGACTACATTCCGCCAGAAAAGCCCAAGAACAAAAAACCTAAGAAAAACATCGACCGTCAGCAGATGCATTCGGTCATGCTTTCCACCGAGAACGTGGACATCAACAGCGTGTTTCCGTACCCCATGAATGCCAGACAGGGCGATGTCGGGCTCATCTCCGAGTCCCTCGCCAAAAACGGTCAGTTCAGGCCGATTGTCGTGAACCGTCGCGACAACTCGATTCTTGTCGGCAACCACACGTGGAAGGCCGCGAAGATGCTGGGCTGGAAAGAAATCGCCGCCACGTTCATCGACGTCGATGACGAAGCCGCTGCCAAGATTGTGCTGGCAGACAACCGCACGGCAGACCTGGGTTCCTACGACCATGTCGAACTCGCGGAGGTCCTACAGACTCTGCCAGCATTCGAAGGAACCGGATACACGGGCGACGACCTCGACGAACTCATGCAGGAAGTCGCAGGTTGGGGCATCAAGGAAAAGCAGACCAAGGTCTCTGACAAGCCGCGCAATGTCACGGCCACCATCGGCAAGTGGGAGTTCAAGATGGCTCCCGAATATTTTGACGAGTGGGAAGAAAAGATGTTCCAAGAGTTTGGATATTCGCTGGAAGAAGTGTGCGCCGGGATGATTGCGATGCTCGGCCTACCAAGCGATGCGTACGTGGCGACGCGCCAGAGAAACTCCAAGAGAAGCAGCCCGAGGCGCACAGCACAAGACTCATGAAACCAGTCCTGACGCCGATTGGAGACCTGTCTCCGTCCGCCTACAACCCGCGCAAAGCAGACGCAGAAAGACTCGACCTGGTCGAGTTGTCCCTGCGCAAGTTCGGGTGGCTCTTGCCGATTTACGCCGACGTGAACGGCGAAATCCTGAGCGGCCACCAGCGCCACATGGTCGCCGGCCGCATCGGTGCGACGATGGTCCCGGTCGTCAGGGTTCCGGTGTTCAAGGTGGACCGCCGCATGGGCATCAACGTCTTGTACAACCGCGCAACAAACGACATGTATAAGACGCGTTCCACAAAGGAACTGAAGAACGACCTTTTCGACAGGATTGAAGACATCAACAAAATCAAGGCGCTGCCAGACATTCCAGTCGACTCTCCGGAGTGGTACCCGATTCTCAACCAGAAGCCAGTCGCCACGCTGCGTTTGGCCAAACTCAACGAGCGGTGGCCAGAAGCCCACGCCGTTCAGATGGCCTCGTACCTGAAGTCCAACGGCCTTCCGCAACTCCCCCTCATCTGCACTCCGGACTACAAGGTCCTGAACGGCCTTGCCCGTCTCACCTTCGCAATCCAGGAAAAATGGGATACCTGCAACGTGGTCATGGTCGGGCACGAAAACGCCGAGCAGATAAAAGCGATGCTCAATCTTCTGACGATGGACTACAACATTCAGGAGCGTTACGAGGACTTGCTGCGCTACAACTCTTTCCGGCGCAAGAACCAGCGCCAGACGGCCTTGTCGACGGTATTCGTCGAGGAGATGGTCCGCCACTACATCAACACCGGCAATCGAGTCAGGGCGTTCCAGTTGGAGAATCCCCAGCATGTCGAGATGTGGAAGAAGTACTACGGGACGCACGTAATCGATTTCGGTGCCGGGCTGTGCGACAAGACGGAGATTCTCTGCGGTATCGGAGTCGACGCAGTCGCATTCGAGCCGTTCTTCTTGGGCAAAGACAACGAGAACATCGACACCGAAGGCGCTCGCAAACTCACTGCCAAGTTCTTGGAGCGTGTGGCTGACGGAACAGAATGGGACAGTATCTTCATCTCCCACGTTTTCAACAGCGTGCCGTTCCTGCAAGACCGTCTGCACATCATGGCGATAATCGCCGCGCTCAGTTCCGAGAACACTAAGTGCCATTCGGTCGCCGTGTCTTCCGAATCCGACCGCTGGTACAACCACACACGCGGAGACTTGAAAAAGAGCCACGACACTTCCAGTAGGGGTTTCACATTGGATTACGAACCGCGCACAGTTCTATCGGACATCGCGTTGAAACCCAAGGTCCAGAAGTACCACACGGAAACGGAGTTCGCCGAACTGCACCTTTACGGTTTCAAGAGCGTGGATACCTTCATGACGGCAAAAAGCGGTTGCGTGCAAGCAGTGGCGTGGAATGCCAGAAAGATTGAGCCTGACGTTCTACGTGCGGCACTTGAGTTCGAGTTCGACGTTCCCCATCCAGAAGGGCGCCGGCTTGGCATGGCAGAAGAAGCCAAGGCTGCCTTCTCGCAAAGATTGGGAATCAAACTATGACCGGAAAAGACAACATTGTTCCAACAGGAAAGTGGAAGTTTGACGAGGCAGTTACATCCGTATTCCCAGACATGATTTCACGCTCAATCCCCGGATATGGAACAATGCGTGAATCTGTCGTGAGAGTGGCCAACAGATTTCTAAATACCGAACAAAGCGGGCAGTATTTACTTGACCTTGGCTGTTCCCGTGGTGACACCATCTACGACGTACTTGACTCCCTTGATGCCAAAGTTGAAGTCGGTTGCGTTGGAGTCGACTCTTCGCAAGAGATGATTCTTGCTGCCGAAGAACTTTTTCGGGATTTTGACAACGTCAACTTTGTTTTGGGTGACATGACCAGTATTGAAATCACGCCCGGCAAATATACGGTCATAACGTCGGTTTTGACGGCGCAGTTCATTCCGCTCGATGTCCGCCAAGAGTTCTATCAAAATGTTCATAAGGGTCTTTCATACGATGGGGTGTTTATTGTCGTTGAGAAAGTACTCGGTGAGACCCCTGCTTCGCAGGGTTTGCTGGTTGACATTTATCACAACTACAAGAGCGAAAAGGGTTATACAGCCGAACAAATCGAGGCCAAGCGAAAGTCGTTGCAAGGAGTCCTTGTACCCCTCCGGGCTTCAGAGAACGAAGCGATGCTCAAGGACGCCGGATTCTCCAACGTGCAGCGCTTCTGGCAGTGTCTCAACTTTGCTGGATGGATGGCCACAAAATGAGCAAAAAGACTTACACACTCGAAGTTTGGGGAGAAATGTGGACCTTGAACAAGGAAAGAACATTGCATCACTTCACCCGCGCTAAGAAGGTCAAGGAATGGAGAGACGCAGCGTGCGTGGCTGCCAAGGCCCGCCGCATCCCGAAGATGAAGGCAATCGAGGTCCGATTCACCCCCCATCGCGTCAACAGACGCGGTCTGGCAGACGTGGGTGGCCATTTCCCGGTCGTAAAAGCCATGATTGACGGGCTTGTTGATGCCGGCATCCTTATTGGCGATGGACCGGATACTGTGCGTAGACTGATATTCGAAGCACCTGTTGTATCCGGCGAAAGCAAGGCAACAGTCGAAATAACCGAGTTGGAGTAGGACATGATTGAGAGCAAAATCAAAGAGGTTCAGAAGATAACTGACCCAGTCGAGCGTGCGCGCGTCCTGCACTACGAACTTCTGCCGAACGTCGCTGAGATTCGCCGCAACATCATTGAACTCCGCGCCCTAGCAATCAAGGAGTCGTGCGAGTTCGGTGGCAACGACGGTGACGGACTTTCATACTCCGCCATGGCAGGAGAACTAACAGTGTCCAAGCCCCTCATCCAGCAGATGGTCGCCCTCGCCCGCAAAATAATCGCCGGCGGTCGCGCTCCGCTCGAATGACGCTGTTTCTTTTATTGATGGCTATCTTTGGGTGGCTTGCTGCATTTATCTGCATGGCCATCGTCATCATCGTTGCCATGGCAATGGGAGCGCACGAAGAGTTGATGAAAGAACAAATCAAGAATACGATTGAGCAAACAAAGAAGACCCGCACTTTAATGTGGTCGCCCAACAAGGAAAAAGAGATTCCATTTGGAGATTGAAGACAATCCGTACAAGAGGCAGAACCGCTTCTTCAAGGCAGTGAAAATAGTCGACCGAATCGAGGAACTAGGCCTCAAGCCGTTCACGGTCCGGAACATGGACATCAAGAACAGAGTCAAACTCGCAGCACAAGCGGGATTCCCGGCACCGTCCCAAGAAACCTGGGATGTCGTGGTTGATTTGTTCTCAAAGAGGGTGGTCGACCCTTTAGTCCAGAAGGCGGCAGCGCTAAGTATTGGCAGCGCATGTACGCCTCTGCGGTCGTAATCACACAAGCCTTACAAAGCCACTCGGTCGACCCCAGCGAGTGCGAGACGTTCTCGCCGTCCGAAATCCACTACATCCTCACATCGAACGGAATATTCACCTTCGAGGAGGACGTGGTGTTCAAAATCGCGGTCTTGATGTTGGAAGAACGCCACAAGTGGTCGTACGATAACCGCAACAACTGAACGGAGAACGAAATGGTCAGTCAAAACAGGATGAGAGAAAACGGCGCATTCGAAGTGTGCCCGAAAGAGCGAGCGCACGTTCCGCAGGACTCGTTCTTGCAGAACAACAAGTACCTCCTGGACGATGCTGCCCGCGCTCCGAAAGGCGGCTCGTGCGAAGGCCAGGACGTTTCGCTGTGGTTCCCGATTTCTAATAACGGCTCGTACTCCAAGAAGGACCTGGAAAAGCAGAAGCAGGCCGTGGCAATCTGCCGGCTCTGCCCGATTCGCGGAGAGTGCCTGATGTACTCGCTGGAACACGAACCCCTCGGAATCTGGGGAGGCTTCCCGGAAACTGCCAGGGCGCTTCTCGGCACCTTCTGGAAAATCCACAACAAGAGAACGTGGAATGTCAGGTCATCCTTTGTGAAGTATAGGAAGGTTGTCGACTATATTGTCCATCCGGAAGACATCAAGTTCATAAAGGCACTGGCACATGACAAACATCTTGCACAACCACCTTTTGCTCAACGGTCAGGCCTATCAGCCACCGCGCAGCGTCGAGTCCGTCTCGGATTGGCTGACACAACTAGTTGACAAAATCGGCATGAAGATTGTGACCGGTCCTCATGCCTACTACGTGGAAAGCGAAGGAAACCGCGGAATCACCGCGTGCGTGTGCATCGAGACTTCGCACATCGCCTTTCATGTCTGGGACGAAGAAGTTCCGGCGCGCGTGCAGTTTGACTTGTACACGTGCTCGACACTTCCGGTCGACAAAGTCTTGGCCGAATGCGAGAAGTTCTTCGACATGGTGGATTACAACTACGTAGTTCTCAACCGTGAAGACGGCTTCGTCATCGAGAAGACCGGGCAGCGCATCTAGCCATGGGCAAGAAGAACAAGAAGGTCAGCCGCGGCGCACAGCAGCGCGAAAGGTTCAACTACCTCACCGGCAAGACCGAGATTGTTCCCGGCACCAAGGCAGGAAAGAAACGCCAGCGCCTCTCGTACGGAGACCCGCTGCGCACGCACGACTTGCACGGCCCGGTCGGCAAGAAGTCAAAGAAGAGCAGGCGCGAAGAAGAAGAGTGACGCCGGTAGCCTGACTTGATGGACATCGACATCGACATCCCGCCTCTGGTCAACAGGATGAACATCCTGAACGAATACAACAAAGCAAAAAAATTGATGGGCTTCGACAACGCCTCTCGCGCCTACCGCCGCTCGATGCAGAGTCTCTACGAGAGATACAACCCGGAACTCGCGCGCATGAGAGCGTGGCAAGAAAAGAAGAAGGGTTACTCCGAGGATTACTAGCGCACGTTGAACACGTAGACCGTCTTTCGACCCTCTGAACGGTTCGGCTGCGAACAATGCCAAATGAATCCCGGCATCGTTAGAACGTCGCCTTCCTGTACTTCAGGAGTCACCACCTCCTCCCTATTCACCGGATTCCTGAAAGTCGTGCGTGGTGCGCCGTCGCCAAGTTCGACGTAATAGACGTTTGACCAACTTGCCCCTCTATGTTGGTGCCAGTTGTGCGTGTCATCTTTCAAATATTGCTGGAACCAGTAAGAACCTACGATAAAACCGTCGTGGTCTAATCCCTTCATTATTGGAGAAATGTGCTCCGTCATCATCGGGTTTATGAACTCAAAATATTCGCGCCGTGCAGTTCCCTTAAGCAGCCAGTCAGTCCGAGAAATGTAGACGTTGTTCTCCCTGTCATAGATATTGATTGCCGAAGCCTTGCCAATCAACTCCAGCAACTTCTCCTTGATTTCCTCGTGGCGCGCGAACTTGGAAATCACGTATGGGACTTCCAAACTGAATTTTTTCATTTTCTCCTTGTCAGAACGGAAGTTTCGCCCAGCGTCCCCGCCGCGCTGCGTCGTGGACCGACGTGATACCCAGACGCCGGTACATCGCCCGCGTCCCTGAGTTCGAATCGATGGCGTGGTAAATCGACGGGTCTGTGCCGTAACTCTCGAACACGTGGTTCAGCATCTGGTGCTCCTTGATTTTCGGAGCATCCTGTCCGTCGTAGCCAGTGTCGTTGAACAGCGCCACGTTCGGCTGCCACTGCGTCTCGTCGGCAATCCGCTTCAAAGTCGGAATCGCCCACTTGATGTTCCGTGCGGTAATCAGGATGACGAACTCCGGCCGCAACAACTCCACCATCCACTGGCGATACTTCTCGTGGTTCTTCACGAAATCCTCAAAGCCGTACTGGTACATCGAGCCGAAGTTTGACGACAGCGCCACGTTCAAGTCCATAAGGACGATGCGGTTGTGGATTTTCTTGTCGTCAACCATGCCGAAAGTTTACTCTCCCGACCCAGTGTTCAAAACAGGGCACTTTGTTTCTGCTGCAGTTCCCTCTGTCGTTTCCGTGCTTCAGATTCCCTCTTCCACTTTCGCGCACACGCTCTGCACCTTCTCCACTGCGCGTGCTTGGTCTGTCTAGAACGAGTGTTCTTTTCGTCGAACGGATGTCCCTGTTTGCAGTGAGTCTTTTTCATGTTTGACTGACGGCCCTTCTTGGCGCAATCAGCCATGTTGTCCGCCGCCGTTCCCTCGAACAGATGGTCCGGCCTGCAGCACTTTCGGTTATCGCACTTGTGGCAGACCAGAATCCCCTTCGGAAGTATTTTCCCGTTTGTCGTCTCGTAAACCGCCCGGTGAGCGTTGATGCAAGTCCGGTTATGGAAGGTGTTGAACCCGATTCTCCCGTACCCCTTCTTGTCGACGTGCCCTTGCCACTCCCAGCACCCGTCACCCTCCACTACCTTGATGTACTTCCATATCCGCTTCTGCGTTTTCAAGTTGTAGTAGAAGTCGCTCATCGGTAGGGAGTCCCGTGTGCCCATGCAGTCAGAGAGTACCGGACCCCGGAATCCACCGGAAGGACCTCGTGCAGGGTCCACGAAGGCCAGACCGTCGCCATCCCCTGAACCCTGGAGATAGGCGAGTCCTCCGGACCTGCGTACAGAACCACATCGCCCCCCTCGTAATTCTTCTCGGCGGTCAACTGGCAGGTCATCGACAACTTGCGCTCCCGAGCCGCCCCATTCGACCAATCCGTATGGGCTCCATATCCGTCGCCCCTCTGATACTCCATCACACGGATGGACGGAACCTCGGAATACTCCAGTTCCCAGACGTTCCCTACGGCAAACGCCCCGTACACCCTAGAAGCCACGCTAGAGCCGTCAGGAAACGTTATGGCGTGTGGGTCTACCAAATACTCCCTACAGCGCCTTAGAACGCTTCTGGAGGCCTCCTGACGCGCGTGGACGAGTCCCTCGTGGCTTTCTGCGTAGCGGATGGCCCAGTCGGTGATAGCCAAGCACTCTGAAGGACTGAACAACTGGGTCCGGGCCGATATCCCGTCAGCCACTACTGCCACCTTGACCATTGCCATTTCCTACAGTCTCCCTATACAGCCGGTACTATCTACAGCATACAACAGCCATAGCCCTACACTCAAGAATCATGCCTCTCACCAAAACCCGGTATCCCCTGTGGCTCAAGGCCTACGTAGCCAAGTTGCAAGGCGAACTCAAACTCGCCCACTGGACAATCAACTTCGGAAAAACTTACTGCAGCGATGTCGCGATGGCGGAGATATCAATCTCTCCCGCACAGCACACGGCGACACTCACCCTCTCCAACGAGTGGAGAAAGTGGAACCCTTCGGTAATGCGTTCAACGATAACACACGAACTCATGCACTGTCACGTCAACCCCATCAACGAACTCGCAGAAGAACACTTGGAAGAGTTGTCACCCCGTACGGCAGAAGAACGCAAGATGGGTCTCAACTACGTCAACGAGAGAGTCACGGACGCTCTGGCGGAGATGGTGGCACCGCACCTGACGCTGCCGAGACTGCCGGTACGTTCGCAATCCAAAACATTATCGCACACTTTAGCATACTCTCGCACGCTCAAGTCTAACAAGAAAACTGGAACGGGTGGCAAGAAGGGTAAGCGTCCCGTAAAAAAGCGGGCACATAAGCCGGCAAAGAAGGGCGCACGCAAGCGCTGATTCGGAAATTTGGGCTCAGAACTAAAAAATCGACGAGTCTGTGCGCGCGAAATTTTTTGAAGAAAAGGCGAAATTAAATCCATTCCGTCTGGAACACCATTTTTTTGACGGACGGACGGATTGACCGCCGGATTATTTGCGCGGTTTGCGTGTTCCCGGTAAATAACTTCCGTCGGGCCCGCGCGTATTCGGTCGCGCGAACCCTTTCGCGAGATAATCCTGCTCGCGCTTCTCTGCGCGTGCGAGTGCGGTCTTCTTTTCCCACTCCATCAGGGCCATCAGACCCTTCTGAGTCATCACGACGTTGTCTCCGGCTCTCTCACACCATCCGTTGGCGATGTATCGACGGATGTATGTATAGATTTCAGACAGCGGCGGTGCTTTCTTGTTCTTTACGTTCGAACCTTCGTGCGGTGTGATGAAGTCCAGGTACACCTTGGCGTTGAATTGCTTGCCGATTCGGTTATAGAACCGCATGATGTTGAGGATGTTCCACTTGTGATTCGTCATTTGTTCCGTCCGGCCAACAATCTAGCGAGCATTGCGTCTTTTTCCTCCTGAGGAATGGGTCCTTTCCAGCGTGTGTGTGTCTTTGAGTACTTGCAGTTATGTTTTTTCATCGCGGCCTTAAGTTTGTTTCTTGTTTCGACGCCGAAGAATAGTCCTACGAGTTCCAGATAAGTGCGGCAGAACTCTCTTCCGTGTCCGGCGACGTCAGCAGGAGTGAGTACGTGGGCGATTTCGTGCACGACCACCCACTCACTGCGCATCTTGCGCGGGAATGAGACGATGATTTTGTCTTCCTGTCGTATGGTCAAGGCCCTGCGGTGTCCGGCTCCGTTGGATATCTTCAGTCTCTGCGTGCCAGATACGATGTCCCGCGCCATTTGGTATTTTCGCTGGACCACATGATGCTCTAAAACTTTCCAGAGATACTCCTCCAGTTCCCCCATGTCTCGGAACTTCTCCTTTGACCATCCGAACACCTCCCACTCGGACGCGTAGAGCCGGCTGCGTTGACTGTCGCGCGGCCGGGCCATCAGAGGGCCTCAAGGAAACGGCGGTGCGCAAAATAAAACCATTCTGGCTGGAACACCATTTTTTTGGACAGGGGCAGAAAATGAAATAACGAAGAGTATTTATTCATCATGTTGATATCAATTATACCGGCAGCGGGCGCGGAAACCAACATTTTACCGGAAGAAATTTTTCTCAGAAATCTTTCACGGGAGGTTGTGACGTGTGGTAGAGCATGATACAATCAAGGTATAACCTAATGAAAGGCAAGACAATGACATCAATACTCAAAATCGAGATGGAAGCCAGGCTTGAGGCAGCGGTCGATAGAGCGCTCGAACACTTCTGGGCGAGCGTCGTGGAGAGTTTCCCAGAGATTTCCGGCGGCGACTTTGACCCGATGTACGAAGGCGTCATGTACCGGCAGGCCACCGACTGGCTGGAGCACTGGCTTTCCTGCAACGGGAAGGACCTTTACGTCTGACGTTGGAATTCGACCGTAACACCCATATGATAGAATGTGATAACAACTCAATGGAGGTAACTTCCTGAAAAAACTTTTTGCGAATAGATGGTTCCAGTACGGAATCATCGCGACGTTCGCATTCAATTCGCCCGCCATGGGCCTGCCTTGGCCACTGGCCTTTGGCATGTACATGTGGGCAATCATTTATCCAATTGCTGCGGTTCACGCATCGATTTGGAAAGTCCTGCGATTCAACTATTTCCCAACCCCGTTCCAACTCTTGAAAGGATGGATGCGTATATGGCCCGCCATAAGAAAAGGCCCAGTCGTCACTCGCGTAAGTCGACCCCGCTCGTCACATACACCGTGACTGTCGGGCACGAACCAGGCAGTGAGTGCGATTCGTGCGCGCAGCCCAGGCCTGTTCTCATCGAGCAGGAAAGCGGCGCGTGGGTTTGTCAGGTGTGTCTCGGCGGATTGTCGGGAGATGCCTTCTGGAAAATGGCTTTAATCGACGGTGTTTACTCATGGGGAGGCACTATATGAAAACAATCAGTGACGAAGTCGTACACAACTACCAAGCCGACCTCTGGAAGAGCGCCGTCGAGCGGCACGGGACTGCCTTCAAGGTCCCCCGTGACGAGCAGCAGCGCATCGCAGAACTCGTCCGGGGCCTCTACGTCATCCAGGCGTGGCAGGCGCGCGGCAGTCAGGGCAATCCTGTGCGGTTCATGGGCGAGTACTCGCTTTCTCGCAACGTCATAGAAATACTTATTCCGTCGTTTCTGGGAAAACAAAAACTGGTCGAGGCCGAGGAAGCCAAGCCAGTAAAGCGCGCGGACAAGTGGAAGGCCCTCGAAGAGTGGGCCAAGAAGAACACATACCACGAGGTGACGACCGAGCAACTCGTGGAGATATCAGGATTCTCCTACCAGACCGTACTGAACTACGTGAAGACATCACCGTACTTCCGCAAGATTCAGCGCGGCCAGTGGGAAGTCCGTGACCCCAAAGAAGACAGAGCAAGAGAGAAACTAAATGGCTAAGAAAACTGAATTCCGGCAGCCGCCGGGCCCGAAGAACGGCAGCCCGTTTCAGGTCGCCAACTTCGTGGACAAACTCAAGGAGAAACCAGGCGAGTGGGCGGTGTACTGTACCGGCAACATCGCGCGCACCGGCCACTCCAAAGCACAGCAATATAAAAAACGTTACCCGGGTACCGAGTGGATTGTCCGGCGCGAAGAAGACGGCTACACCGTCTTTGGGCGCTGGGTGGGGTAAGGTGCTGGCATGAAGCCACTCACTCTGAGTATTTCTGTGAACACGTACCGTGAGGGCGTGACGCTGGCAAATCTTATTCGAGAGCACGACGATACCGCCGATGTTCACCTGCACGAGGCCAAGCGCGGCAACGGCTGGTCCATCATCGCGCACATCTGCATACCGCAGGAGGAAACCAACCTGCTGCGCCGGCGCATCCGGGAGACCGGCGCACTGTGCGTGGTGCGGGACGTCGACCAGGCCTAAGGGAACGGCTCCGCACAAAATAAATCCGAAATATCTGGAACACCATTTTTTGGCACAGGGGCAGATGAGACAAAAAGACAAAAGTGTCTCAAATAAAATACCTAACAGTGTTTGTGAAATTCTGAACAATCTCGGAAAAAGGTTGACAAGTTGTCTGACATCCGGTATACTTGGGTTATGACAACACAATACCTATTACAGAAAACAAACGACAAGGGATACCGGCGATTCGCGGCAAAACTCTTGGGAGACCGAGGCGGAACCACCAGTTCCCTCCATCATGCCCTCACTTGGGACAGCCCTGCCAATGCGGAGACCTTCCGCATCATCAATGGCCTTCACCAGTTTGAGATAGTTCTCTCGGACGGTACTGACGACCAAGAAGCAGAAGCAAAAGCGTACTGGGCGGCGAAGAATGGAAAATAATCCTCACTGGACGGACATGCTCCTCGCCCACCCTGCTCTTACTCGTGAATACATCATTGAGGAAGCAAGCGACTGGTGGGTGTGCCGCTGCGGCAACAAACCAGACGGAGACGGCTTCGCCTCTTGTAGCGAAATAGGCGAACGCTGCGAGCCGACTATCGGAGAGTGGGACGGCAAGCACTGGCTGTGCGAGACCTGCTACCGAGTCATTGACGGCGACACGCTGGAAGTAGTCGGTACTTGTAGCCAAGATGTAGTGAATAAAAACGAAGAATACCGGTGGCACAAGTTGTAAAGCATGCTAGAGTATGCTACAATGTAATCATAACCCAATCACAGAAAGACAACCAAATGAGTAAAACAAAATACCGTTATCACTTGTCGGCGTACTTCTCCGACTTCGTTGAGGCAGAGACCGAAGACGAGGCTATGGATTTGTTCGCAGACATGTTCACCAACGCCAAGCGAAGCGAAATCACTTGGGAAGTGGAAGACTACGAAGAAATCGGGGACGACGAATGACCGTTCTTATCAAGATGCCCTTTGACAAGTGGTGCGAGAAATACGAGCCAATCGTCAATGTCTTTGACAAAGATGCGTCGTTTAATGACGGCGATTACGGACTTATGTTTGAGACATACGGGAAAGAACTGGACTTTGTTCTTGCGTATGTCAAGGCCAAGCCTGACAATGTCTGGACATACATCGACGGCGATGACGGCACGATAGTCACCAACGGCTACCACCTCGTCAACCGCATCGGGTATTTCGTGACCTACAAGCCGGCAGAATCCGAGGCTTTCTACGAAATCGAGGTTTCGTAGGTTGCCAAGTGTGCTACAATGTGGTACAATGTAGTTGTGGGCAGATGACATCGTCTGCTGTAAAGGGTTGAGGTTCTAGACCAAAAAGCCCGTCCCCACACCAACATCAACTCAACAGAAAGAAGAAACCAATGAAACAATTTATTATCAGGCAGACCGTTGACCTTGACCTTCAGTGGTTGATTGAGGCGGAGTCCGTGGAAGATGCCCTTGAGAAAGCATGGGGCAACTTCGATAGTTCTAAAGTCGTGGACATCTGTCCTCTTGACTGGGACAAGCCGTGGGATGCCGAAGAAGTAGAAGGGAAAGCACCGTCTTTCCTCTCCGCTAAAGAACTCCACAAGTGGCAGGAAGTGGGCATCCTCTAACCAGAGGTTGCAAAGTCCGAAGATAAGTGATACAATCTAAGTAACAGCAATAACCAACTCAACACAGAAAGATAAAACACTATGGGATTAGATATGTACCTTTCCGCCAAGAAGTATTACTCAGGTGCGGAGTGGCGAACAGAAGAGAATAAAAAAGAGTTCCACGAACTCCTGAAGAAGTCGGGTATCGCAAAGCATGTGAAAACCGACCTTCCGAGTATTCAGTTGGAAGTCTCCATCGGCTATTGGCGAAAGGCGAACGCCATTCACCAATGGTTCGTGGACAACTGCCAGAACGGCGAGGACGACTGTCGCTACGCCTATGTCGGGCGTGAGAAGTTGGAAGAACTGAAGGCTTTGTGCCAGAAGGTTCTTCTCCAGCCAGCAGTGGCAGACGAAGAACTGCCAACTCAACAGGGCTTCTTCTTCGGCTCGTACGAGTACGACGAATACTATTTCCACGACATCAAGCACACGGTTGCCGTCATTGACAACTGTCTGTCTATGCCTGACGAGTGGGAGTTCTACTACCACTCATCGTGGTAGTCGCTAATGGCTAGGGCTTGGCTGCGCGTATCCCCTCTTATTTACACGGCAACATGACCCAGCCACTAGCGGCCTGTGGTGGGGAGGGATTGCATCCCAAACCCCACCGCAGGTTGTCATACGACGAAATATGTGGTACAATCTAGTTATGAACACAACTCAACAGAAAGGCAACACAATGACCCTAGACGAATGGAACCAGAGATACCTCGGCGCAGTTATCTCCGTCGCAGAAGGCTCGGCTAAGCCGACCGACGAGATGGAGGATGGCTTCGCAGGATTCGTGCTCGACGGCATCTTGGCAATCAAGGATGTCGAGGACGACCATGAACTCAGCGATTGGGACTTGGTCGAGCACATCGCAGACTTCTGCGAGATGTCGGCAGCCATTTCGGAGCGTTTCTTCTAATGGCTACCATCTGGCTTGACATAGAGAGTGGTACCTACTACTCGAATCCGCCACTGCGCATCAGGGCAAACGACTGGTTGGCAAAAGACTGGGAGTGTTGGACTGAAACCATGTCTGACTTAGACCGTCAGGCATGGGGCGAATACCATCTTCAGTATGGTCAGACGAAACAGGTCAGTCCGTCCGAATGGTGCGACCCCACAAACGATGTTGCGGGATGGCCGTACGTATGAAGGGCCTTCTTCTCCTGGTGATGTTTATCGTCTATCTGACGGCAGTTATTGTCGGCAGGAAGGTTGTAAACAAGCCAGATAAGTGATACAATGTAAGTGTAAGCAATACCAACTCAACAGAAAGAGAACATAATGCCAAACTGGTGCTACAACAACATGGACATCATCGGTGACCGTGACGAACTCCAGAAGTTCGTTGACGCAACCAAGACCGTCGCAGAGGATGGGACCTTCCAACACGGACTGAACCACCTCTTCCCAATCCCGGCAGAACTCCAAGCAACGCCGTCGGCGTGGTACGGAGACGCAGAGAAGCAGGCTGAGCAGACCGCCTTAGAACAGGCGAACATCGCTAAGTACGGCTACAAGGACTGGTACGACTGGGCTTGCGACTCCAACAACTGGGGAACCAAGTGGGGTGCGTGTGACTTCGACTGGACTTCGTTTGATGTCGATGACAACAACATCGTCGGACCGACCGACACATACATCTCGGCGTACTACGAGACTGCGTGGGGTCCGGCAGACGGACTCATCCGCAACATCTCAGCCAAGTTCCCGAAACTCATCTTCACCGTGGTCTCCACAGAAGAGAGCGACGCATTTGCCTGCTACTCCATCTTCCGTAACGGATTCTTGGAGGGAGAAGGCAGTGAGGAGCCGGTACGACCAGCGGAACTTGAGGAACTGTACGATAAGGACCCAGATGCCTTCTTCGAACAACTCGGTGACTGGCAGTGCGAGGTTCAGGACAAAGTGTCCAACGCCTGCGACAAGGCTCTAGCCGAGTTGATGTCCAGCATGAACTAATCAATATGTGGGGGGTGACAGATTGTCACCCCTACTACATATTGTATGTGACGGCCGGCACAACCCATGACAATCTGTCAGGGGGGTATGACACCTGTGTCAGCCCTACCCCTGACACTGCTGTCAGGGGGGGGTGACAGATTGTCTCCCCAGCAGTGGTACAAGAACCCCGCAAACCCTTGCCCAGTAAGGGAAATCCGGGAATCCGAATTTCCTAACCGTCCCTTAACCGTTATTTATAACCGTCAGTTAACCACAACGCGCACAGAAGTGCGCGCAGAGGTTGTGAATGGTTAGACAAACATGTATAATGAAGATGTAATACCAACCAACATAGAAAGAAGAAAGCAATGACCAAGACCAAGACGAAGGCGCCAGCCTCCAAGTACCCGCTCATCGCATTCCGCTTGACTGCAGACATGCAGAAGCAGATTGCGGTTGCGGCGAAGGAAGACGGCGTCAGCAAGTCCTCCGTCATCAAGTCCGCCATCGAGGCGTACCTGAAGAAGCGCGGCTAGTCCACGTCCCTCGGGCTGGACACACCCAGCCTAAGGGAACGGCAAAAGCGAAATTAAATCAAATTCCAAGGAACACCATTTTTTGTGCCAGGGGCAGTTTCACTGCCGGCCTGGTCACCGGCAAAATTTTCCTCAGAAGAGGTTGTGTCCGTGTCCATTATGTGGTATCCTTAGAACATAAGCAATAACCAACCAAAGAAAGGCAATAACAATGACAACCACCAATACCCAACAGAACACGGTTCGCAGCCGAATGAAGCAGTTGCGCATTGACGCAGGTATCTCACAGGATGACCTCGCCAAAGCAGCAGGCATCGACCGCAAGACCGTGAATCGCATCGAGAACGGGCACTTTTCCCCGAACCTCGACACCTTCTTCCGTCTCTGTATCGCACTCGACGTGCGCCCAGCAGACCTCATGAAGGGAATCGGCAAGTGAGTCGCCCGACAATCGCCATGAAGCACTACGCCCAATCACTTGTTGGGAAAACTGTTTCTAGCGTTCGTCCAGTCACGAAAGTGGAGATGGACGACCTGATGTGGTTTGAGTCAAGCAATCCGACCACTGTCATTGAGTTCACGGACGGGACATACGCGCTAGTCGCTGCCGACCCAGAACTCAACGGTACGGGCTTCCTAGACATTGGAAAGTACTAACCTGACCGCATGGACAACCAAGAGACGATAAAGAAACTCGTGGATGAGGCCCTCGCCGGAATCTCCGGTAGAGACCTCGTGTCCTCGGCTGAGATGACAGACCTGCTTTTGGATATCAGGCTTCATCTTTTGACATCAGAAGTTGCGGAAACGCCAACTTCGTGATACAATAGAGTTGTGGGGTTCGCAATGATACCCGAGTAAGAGCACCGTAGTCGGTGCCACCCCACACAAAATAACCAACCCAAACAGAAAGAGAAAACAATGAAAACCAAGTATCAATCCAAATACACAACTCACGGCGAACTCGTCGGGTACTGCGGCGTAGATAGCGGTCAGATTATGCTGACCGACCCTTGCTATGTCTCGGACTTTAAGTTTGACGAATCGTTCAGCACTGACGAGAAGCCGAATACTCGCAACGAGTACAACTACACCTACAACGGTGCTTGCTCGGCAACTTGCTCAACCAAACAAGCAGGGCAACTCGGCAACGGCACTGGTGTCGTCGTCACGAGCGGTTGGGGCGACGGTTCCTACCCTGTCTATGTCCAATACGGCGACGACGGTCGTATCGTCAGCGCAACAATCGTGTTTGACGGTGGCGAGGAAGAGGACCCAGATGGGGCTGAGTGCTAATCATGGGCTACTTCGTAAACATCACGAACCAGGACTTCTTCGTGTCAAAGGACAACTTTGACGCGGCGTACAAGGCAATGTGCGCTCTCAACGACCGAGACGACCTAAAACACGGCGGCTCGTGGGGTGGAGACGGAATCAACGCAGACAGCCCGCGACCGGAAGGTATGACCTATCACCCGGCCCGCTGGTTCTCGTGGATGCCCGCAAACTATCCGGAAGTGTGCAAGGACTTTATTTCAATCCTGAACGAAATGGGATTTGAGACAGACCTTGATGCCGAAGGCAATCTTGTCCTTGTCCACTACGACAATAAAACTGGCGCAGAAGGTCACTTCTTCTCAGTAATCGCACCGTTCGTCAAAGACGGTTCGTTCATTGAGTGGCGCGGCGAAGACGGTGCTGAATGGCGCTGGTTCTTTTCTGGCGGCAAAGTCTCCGAGCAGTCAGCAACGAAAATCTGGTCATAACGTATTTCAAGGTTGCGATAGTAGCCTTTAAGTGATACAATAGAGTTGTGGGGTGATGCAACCATCGCCCGTAAAGACACCGTGACGGTCGGTGTCTACCCCACACTCAATCAACTCAACACAGAAAGAAAAAACAATGTCAACAACTACATATGGCAAAAACAAATCAGTCCCGTACAGCAATGAGCGAGGTACCGTCTCTGGCGAACGTCGCTATCTGACTGACGCAACCGACAAGGGCGCCACGTGGACGGAAGGTCAGGACACTGTTCTGACGCTTCGCAACCATCAGCAGTCGTGGTATTTCACGGAAACCAAGACTCGTGTCAATCACGGCATCCCAGTCCAATTGCGGGCAAGTATTCGCCGCAATGCGTACGACGAACAGTCGGAAATCCGCTACGAAGTTTGGAACGGCGTCAAGTGGGAAGCCAAGCACATCCTGGGCATAGAGGGCACTCCCGTGGAGCACGTCTCGTACACGACGCCGCTCTACAAACTTGACACGGAAGTTTTCCGTCAGACCGCCGACATCGTCTGGGATATCGCTCGGGCATACGGCGACCTATAACAAAACAAAAAATCATGCGAGTACAGTGACTCGCGCGGTTGGGTCTTTCCTTCCTTGTGTCCCAACCGTCGGCCCGTGGGCCGCTGGCGTTCTTTCCTTTCTGTCGCCAGCGGCCCCGCTGCCCTCCGGCCAGGCCCAAGGGAACGGCCTGAACCCAAATAAATCCGATATTTCTGGAACACCATTTTTTGGGTCAGGGGCAAAACCCAAGGGCAGGGGCCACCGGGCAAAAGTTATCCACAGCCTGTGGATAAATAATTTTCCAAACAGGTTGTGGTTTCAGTATTTACCCTATACATTGTAAGTATGCGAGACGGACGAAAGAAAGTTTCGTAGATAGTTGCGGAAACGCTAACTATGTGATACACTTAGTAATGTAAGCAGTAATACCAACCACATCAACCCAAACAAGAAAGGCAATACCAATGTCCAAAGAAACCATGGAGTGGCTCAACTCCAACATTCTCGTCGGATACACCGACGAGCGTGGTCATGCGTGGCACTACCGCGCCGACCTACAAGGCAACGAGCCGAACCACTACACGGGCGCAGTCCCTACGGATGACATTCTCCGCAGACTGTTCTCGTGGAAGGCAATCAGCGCACCCGTGTTCATCCGCGTCCCCGCGACGCTTGATGACGCGACGGGCGTTGATGACGCAGGCAATCCGTACAAGTTCATCCAAGCAGGCAACCGTCAGGCGATTCTTCGCGATGACACGCTTGACCTCATGGAAATCTTCAAGGACGGATACCGTTCGCACCAATACGGCGAATGGCTCGTTCAGAACCTTGCCAACATCGTTGATGACGAAATCAACTTTGGCTCGGCAGGACTCTTGAAGAACGGCGCGGTCGCGTTCGTCTCGCTTGAAATGCCAGAGTCGGTGGAAGTGTTGAGCGGATTCTCAGTCCGTCCTCACTTGCTCGCGACTACCTCGCACAACGGGCAACTCGCGACCACCTACAAGAGCGTCTCAACTTTCGTCGTGTGCGATAACACGCACGCGATGGCGATGGGCGAAAACACGAGTCAGTTCAAGGCTCGTCACAGCAAGAACTCAGCGATGCGGATTCAGTCCGCGCGCGACGCGCTCGGCATCGTTCATAAGATGACCGATGACATCGTCGCGGAAGTTCTCGCGCTCTCATCGCACAAAGTGAGTGACGCACAATGGGAGAAAGTTCTCACCGCGCTCGCGCCGATTCCGACGCTTGACGATGACAACGCAAACAAGGCGGCAGTGACTCGCGCGGAGAATAAGCGCGACGAACTCACGAACCTCTACAACTACGACACGCGCGTAGCACCGTGGAAAGGTTCGGCTCTTGGAGTTCTCCAAGCGTTCAACACCTACAACCACCACATCGTGGGCGCGAATGGCAACCGCGCTGAGCGCAACATGATGAACGCGCTCATGGGCAAGACCGAACAGTCTGACCGCAAGGTTCTAGACCTGCTCGGAGTCTGACCGCAAGGTTCGGGTGGGGCGAACCCCCACCCGAACAGGCGTTCGCCCGCGGATGCGAACCCGCCCCCGGGCGGAAGCAGGGGCCAAGGGAACGGCGTGAGCAGAATAAAACCAATTCTCTTGGAACACCATTTTTTGTGGCAGGGGCAGACCGGGGCAAGCCCCGGGCTGTCTTGGCCTGTCACACAATTGTAATATTGACGAGTTGTAATCTGTCTAACAGTATGGTACAGTATAGATATGGGCGCAAGCCCGAAAGAAAGTATCGCAAAGAGTTGCGAAAGCGACAAAGATGTGATACACTTAGAGTATAAGGCAATACGAATACAGTAAGCAATTACTGACAACACATAGGAATACATCACTTACACAAGTTGTATCACCAGCAATACTTACCGACGACTGTCCTAGGCAGTCGGCTCGTAGTCCCTTCTGCGTCGAGCCTTCCCTGTCAGTCCCTGTAATCCGACGCAAGCGGACTTGCTATCCGCCGAGCGTCAGTATGTGAGCAACGACGGTTGCTGTCGGTAGTTGCTTAGTGTATCCGTATGTGATACACTATGAGTAAGAGCAATACCAACCCAACAAGGAAAGGAATACCAACCCAATGAATACCCTAGAAACGAATACCGACCTGAGCATGGCGCAAATCGCCTTATTGCTCGGAGCCGACCACCTGAATAAGACCCCAGCAGACAGGCTTTCTAAGGCCCGTTGCGCCCCCGTGGCGTTCGCTGACGGCCACCCGATTCTGGTGCTTGACTACGAGCAGAAGAACGGCGATGTGTACAAACTCATTGAGAACATCAACCCAGACCCGTTCGTGAACTACTACGCAGTCATCACGGGTGGCTGGGCCTCGCCCGTAGACGACAACGACTGCCCACCCAGCGTTCACCCAGAGCGCAGGCGTGTGGAGTTGCTCGTCGTCGTTGGCCGTGACGGCTCAATGGCCAGCGCACTTCAAATGGCAGGCAACGAAGAACTCACCATTGACGAAGGTAAAGCGACAGGTGCGCTTGCCAACGCCGTGGCAGGTATCTTCCGCTAGACCGACAGGCTCGGTGGGGCGAAAGCCCCACCAGCCAACGGCGGGCAGGGGCAATTTCTGTCAAAAGAGTTGTAATCTGTCTAACAGTATGGTATACTGAAACTAACAGGAAAGGCAAAACAATGAACCAAACAATAGAAGAACTCTTAGAGTCACACAAAGACTGCTCAGGAGAAATTGAGTATTCCGAACAGTCAGAACCACACAACGGCTACGAGTATTACGCCTGCGCAACCTGCAAGCGCTCGTGGGCGTGGCATCACGACATGAAAGGACCCGTAGAACAATGACCGAATTCAAGATAAGCAAAACGCCAGAGTACGACGACGCCCGCAAGGGGTCAGAGTTCTACTGTGACGGCTACGCGCACACTTGGGTCGCGTCCGTGGAAGTGGAAGGCCTGCCGGCTATCCACGTCTACTGCGACGGCGAGATGCGCCTGCACATCAACAACGAAGACAAGGGTACGGACGTAATCCGCTACTCCCACGACTTCCCAGAGTGGCTCAACTCCGACGAAGCAATGGCAGAAGCGGTCGAGAACGAGAAAATAGAGTTCCACAACAACCCGTGGTTCGACTTGTACCAAGAGACGGATAACTTTCCCGACTTGGAGCACCTTGACTGCGTGGGCGGGGACATTGACGAGATGATAGAACTCGCCAAACTTACCCTGTCGGGACAGTTGGAAACCGACGAATTTAGTGATACAATATAAATAGAAAGGTAAACACAATGAAAAACGAATATCGCGGATTTGTCTCCTTCGCCACAAGCGATGCGGAGTTCAAACGCTTTAAAGACAAGATAAACCGCTACTACAATTGGTGCGGTGCGTTGCGTCTAGACCCGACAGATGACGAAAACTTTAATTCGTTCTGCGAGTCGGACGCCGTGTTCCAAAACGCCTGACCTAGGTCCTGGCGCGCCTTCCCTCCTTTCCGCGCGCCAGGGCCATCAGGCCCAAGGGAAATCGCCGCGCCGAATAAAACCAATATTCAAGGAACACCATTTTTTGCGGAGGGCGGAGGCAGGAACTGCCTCTCAGGGGCAGCCCCGGGCGACCGGCACAGGGCTGCTCGTATCTTGCCCGCTACTACCATTGTAGCACAAACTGACGCAGAAAGCAACTTAGAAAGAAATAAATCTTTCTCGCCGCAAAGGTTGTAATCTGTCTAACAATGTGGTACTATTGAGTTGTGGGGAACAAGCCCCACCGAACAGAAAGAGAACAGAATGGATACCGTACAAGCAAAGCCACGACAGAGCGCAAGCCTCTATTCGTGGAACACTGCCATTGACCAAATCAAGGTCAGGGTCAGCGGCAACAACTTGGAAGTTCGCATTGGCGAACTCACCGTGTTGCTCAGCCCTGCCAATGGCGAGAAGGTGCTCGACCTTGCTAAGGCATTCAGCGAGGTGGAAGTCACCGAGACCACGACCTCAAAGGTTCGGGTCTAGTTCGGTCGGTCGGGCAGGTGGGATTACCTGCCCGACCACTACCGAGTTGCGAAACTCCCGAAAGTGTGATACACTTAGGGTACAAGGCAATACCAACCCAAGACAGGAGACAAGACAATGGCAAACTTCCCCGTTCCCTTTCAGGGAACAAAGGAACAACGAGATGCGAACTTCGCTACTCACTCATGGGGTGCTTTCGGAGACGACTGCCCCGTGTGTATGGAGTGCGACGCTAAGGTCTGGCATCAGGCGGCTTGCTACCCCTGCGGCACAGAGCCCGACCGCATCACCTGCGATTACGACGAGTGGGTGGCTCTACTCCGTAGCGCAGTCGTGAAAGCGTAAACAGAACGAGTGCGGCTGGTGGGGTTCCCTCCTTCCCCCACCAGCCCAAACTCGCCGCAAGCGGCGGGCCGGAGGCAGAATTTCTCGCGGAGAGTTGCAAAACTCGCGTGAGTGTGATACACTTAGATTATCAGGCAATACCAACAGGAAAGGAAACACAATGACTACTTACACAATGGCAATTATTGACCGCGAAGGTCGAGACTGCAACGCTCACGAAATAATCGAGCAAATCGGCAGAATGAACACGCTCGCTATCTGCGGCGGCGTTTGGGCTTCGTTGCGCGACAGCACCGACCAAAACCGCATTATCGGCGCGTGGCTTCACTGCGGCACTTCGCGAGCCGTCGAGGTAATCCTCGACTGGAACGACACCTATATTGTGCGCCGTGTCCGTCGCATTACGCGCGGCGCAGACCGCAATAGCGGCGTGGTGGAGTTCGAGCAGCGCGAGGTCTACTGCGACCAACTAGCCGAAGTCGCCTACCGCGCGAGTTGCTGGCGATGAACCCAGAATTTGGCAACGAGCAGGCCTGCACGAACTGCGGCGACGAATGGTCGGCCCTCAGCGGGGGCCTCTGCCAAGAGTGCCGCGAAACGCTAGAAGGTTGCGAAACTCCCGAAAGTGTGATACACTAGAACTATGAGAACAAAACACCCGTACCCATACAACTACCAAGTATTCCCGACCCGCGAGGGCTGGGAACTGTGGTTCTGCGACGAGAACGAGCCGCAGAACTGCGAACAAGTGTTTGCCACCGAGCAAGAAGCGCGGCGGGCAGCGGCACAACTGAATTTGGAGTACGAACTCCACAACACTCCCACGCCGTAAGGTTGCGAAACTCCAAAGCGTGTGATACAATAATACTAGTGGGGCAACCGCACCACTAGAAACCAAACAGGAAAGGAATACAACATAATGAGTAAGACAGTAAATGTGAGAGTGACGAAGGCGAAATTGCTCGCGGCACTCAAAGCAGCACTAGCCAAGAAAGAACAGGAAGCCAAGGACTACGCCAACGCAGAGAAGGCGCGAACGAAGGCAACCGCCGAAATCAAGAAGTCGGTGGCGGCACTCGTCAAGTCAGGCAAACTGACCCCGAAGGAAGTGTCTTTCCCCTACTCGTACCGTAACGACACGAACGAGTTTGAGGAAGTGACCGTCACCTTCTCGCACAAAATTACCCTTCCCAAGAAGGACAATAGTTTCTGCGAGCACTCCAACAGGGCAGCAGTAGAGGAACTCAGCAACGCAATTCGCGTGCTGGAACTCTCCGACGAGGAGTATGTCCGTACTTCCTCGTATGGGGCAGTCGCTCGCTACCTCTAAGCGGTTCGGCTGGTGGGGCTCTCCTCCCCACCAGCCACTACCCGCCGCCGGGCAGAGGCCAAGGGAAACGCAGTGCGCTGAATAAATCCGATTATCTTGGAACACCATTTCTTGCGCGGGAGCAGGGGCAAGGGTTCACTCACGGTGGTGGCCCACCACGCAGCGTGGCCGGCCGGCTGTAATCAGATTGTAATACTAATACTGTTGCTAATCTGTCTAACAGTCCCTATAATGAGAGTATGACACACACACTAGGAACCAGCCCGCACGCTGGACGCGAAATACCAGAATGGACATCAGTAGAGGAATTCACGGACTACTGCCGTGAGTTCTATTCGCTGGAGCACCCAGACGCACTGTATCCATTCGCCTACGAAATGGAAATAGTGAGTGCGGTGAACGCCCATCTCACCGACCCAAATCCGCTGTTCCCGTTTGACGGTGACAGCGCCGACCGTGAGGCTGTGCGTGACCGTATCCTCGCAGAGCGCCGTTTGACGGGGTTTGAGGAATGTGACTTTGACAAGGCCGTAGAGGTTGGCAAAACTAAAATAGTGTGATACACTGTAATTAGTAGGGCAATCCCGCTCTACTCAACGGAATAGGAGAACCCAATGGCAAAAGTAAGACAGTACCGATACGAACCCGTAGGCATGGACATCTTTGATGCCCGCAAGCACCAGCCAAAGCGCGGCACGCTCGTCGTGAAATGCTCTGGCGGTGCAGGCGCGCCAAAGAATGGCACTATGGGCCACTGCTTCGTCAAAGACGCGATTACAGGCGCGTTCTATGGCCTAGTGCTGGTGAATTCGCTGGTGCCCGCTGGCCTCGTCTCTACCGAAAGGTAGGGCCGAGCCCGCGGCCCGGCGGAGGCCAAATTGGCATAAATAGTTGCAAAACATAAAATAGTGTGATACACTGATAATAGAAGGGAGAACCCAATGGATAAAAAACTAACGTGGTGGGACTACTTGCCAGAAGATGTGCAAGAAGGCCTCGCGCCACTCACGGAAGAAGACTTCTGGGAAGCGCAAGCGTGCTTACGCGATTGCGATGTCTCGGAAATCTCGGACCGCGACCCAATCGAATTCCTCTGATTGGCAAGCGTGCCGGCATCGTCTCCTTGGTGCCGGCACGCAACGCCAGCGGGCCGGAGGCCAAGGAAATCGCCGCCGCAGAATAAATCCAATAATTAGGAAACACCATTTTTTGTGGCAGGGGCAAAGTTTGTGAAAGTGCGAACAAGCACAAACCTTGTAACACACTTGTAACACTCAGGACTAGACAAGTGTCTAACAGTATGGTATCCTATTATTAGTGGGGCAACCCACCGAATAAAAAACTGTCGGGCAGGTTGTAAATCTGTCTAACAGTCGCTACAATCTAAGTAGTGGGCAATCCCGCCCACTACAACCCAATGAAAGAGGTAATGAGAATGAAAATCACAATCCACCAGACAACGCCGAACAGCACGGCAATCGCCAAATGGGCGTTCTATTCCGACGACGAAAGCGGTATCGGCACTTTGTTTGTCGGCTTTCAGAACGGCAGTCAGTACGCCTACACGGGTTGCCCGCTGACGCTGGTCGTGCCAATGCTGACGCAAGCATCGGTCGGTCGCTACTTCGCCCACACGGTGAAGCCTGCGTTCCCCGCTGAGAACGTCACCCGCATAAACGAACCCGCAAACGCCTAACGGGATACGGTCGGGCAGGGCAACCTGCCCGACCAACCCGATAGGGCGGGCGGAGGCAGAAACTAAAAGTTTGTGTCTCAGGTTGCGAGAACAGAATAAGTGTGATACAATAATAGTAGTGGGCAATCCCGCCCACACGAACAGCAAGGAGAACAGAATGACACTCAAACGAATGCCCAAAGGCGCGCGACTGACTACCGCGTGGTGCGAAGTGAGTTCGGAAGCCTACCCCAAAGGGTGGAATAACGAAGTCACCGTGTGCTACTACGAGGCAGACATGACTTACGCTGACGGGTTCGTAATCCCGGCAACGATGGTGACTATCTACGACGCTGGCAAGCGTATCTACAAGCAGGCGTTCTACGGCGAGACTGCCGAAGACGACGCGCGACGCCACGCCAGCGACGAGGTATCCAAAGCCTTGTACGCCAACGCCTAAGCACAACGGAGTTCTGTCGGGTGGGCAACAGCCTAAGGTGAACGCCCGCCCGACAGATAACCGTGTAACACCCCTACGCCATAATGGAGATAGTGGGAGAGTGCCGCGCGCGGGCGGGTGCCATCAAGGAAACGCCGCATACGGAATAAATCCAATTGTGAAGGAACACCATTTTTCGGGGGGGCGGAGGCAGCATTGCCGGGAGCCGGCGGCCACGGAGCGTGAGAAACGACCACTCAGAGTGATGAATAACTTGTAACACAAATGAAACAAAAATAATGCCTCAGGAGTTGCGAAACTGCCTAGTTTGTGATACAGTATAAGTAGTGAGGTAATCCCGCCTCACCGAACCTAAGGAGAACAAAATGATTACCCTAACCGCTTCGGGTGAGATGCCCGAAATGAACCTGCCCGATACGGCATGGCTTCGCAAGTACGCCCGCAAAGGCGCCACTATCGTCACCCGCAACGGAGTACGCACCCGCGCATTCCTGCCCGTGACCTACACCGACCCCGATACGGGCAGAAAGTCGTACCCGCTATTCCCCGCCCGTGAGCGTGGCGGTAAGCGGTACACCGACACCAGCGCAAAGCCCCAACTGGACTAAGCGCCGAACGGGTGGGGCGCAAGCCCCACCCAACGGGCGGGCGGCCGGAGGCAGAAATTCGCGTCTCAGGTTGCTAAATGTCTAACAGTATGCTATACTAAAACTAGGAGGAATAAACAAAATGAAAATCACAAACCTAATCACAAACGAAATCAAAACGGGGCGCACCCTCAAAGCGTCATCGTGGCGAGCGGTTCAGGTATCCGACACCCGTCGGGAAATCTGGCACTACTCCACGCTGATGGCGGTGCTGAACGGCAACGAATTCCAGCAAGTTAGCAACGGCTGGGGCTCAATGTCGGATAAGCACGGCATGGGCAAACTTCGTAAAGGCGTTGCCTTGAAGGGTTACACCGAAACCGTGTAACACCCCCTCGCCATAATGGGGTTAGGTGGGCAACCACCTAGCCCCAGGGCGAGAGCCGCCGAAGGGCGGCAGAGGCAAGCGGGCGAAAAAATCTCTTTCGGATAGTTGCGAAACTGCCGAAAGTGTGTTATACTAATAACATAAGGCAATACCAACACAACAAGGAGAAATAGAAATGAACCACTACATACACGCACACGGCGTAAAAGCGGACGACGTAATAGTCACCGTCAACGGCAGTCCCTACGACAGCGCATCGCTGACCGTTGAGATTACCGACGAGCACCGCAATACGACCAGCATTCACTTCTACACGAATGAGTTGCTGGAAGTCCTGCGGAAGTTCGCCCAAGAAGCCGTAGCCGTACGCTAACGGCTGGGCTGGCGGTGGGACGAGAAGCGCCCACCGCCAGCCACAGGGCGACAGGAACAAAACTTCCCCGACAAGTTGCGAAAACACTAGAAAGGTGTTATACTAAACTTATGAGCAAGAACAAACACAACAAACGCCGAGCGTGGAACACGGCAGACCGACAGGCTTACGCCGACGGACTGCGTACGCGCGCGGTGACTATCCACCACAAGCGCAAGCCCGCGCCGACAGTCCGAGAGTGGGACTGACGGCGGGCGAAAGTCGAGAAGCCCCGCGGGTTCTACCTCCTTCCCCCGCGGGGCAATTCGACCCCGGGCGGCAGAGGCAGCGGGCGAATGTTACAAATGTGTGACATCGAGCGTTCTGACTTGACGACTGTCTAACAAACACCTATAATTAGGGTATGAGGTAATCCCACCTCATACAACAGCAAGGAGAAACACAATGAACGAATACACATCTGACTCATCGTGGGTCGGCGAAATGGGGTTTGACGCTGGGTGTAAGTTTGCCCAACTCGAATCCCGCGAAGGCAAGCAGGGCGAAATTGAGGAACACATCTCAGGCGCATTTGTCTTGCTCGCAATGAAATACGGAACACAACTCACCGATGAACTACTCATGGCGTTCACCAACGGATTCCTAGAAGGGTTCTTTGGAGAGCAGTGCTACGAGTTTCAGTACGGATACGGAACAGACGCGCCACAAGCGCAATAGAAGCGTCTGGGCGCGGCCTTGCGGGGTGTAAGGCCGCGCCCACCTCGCGCCCCCGGGCGGGTCCAAGGGAACGCTCAGCGCGAAATAAATCCGAACATTCTGGAACACCATTTTTTGTGGCAGGGGCAGGAGCAGGTTTGTGAAAGTTCGCACTTTCACAAACGGCAGGGAGTTTGTTAGGTTCGCCTAACAAGTTATCCACAGCCCTCACTCTGAGTGACTGCCGACCGCATAGCGTAGTGTATTACAGTTGTATGACTTTTTGTAAAACTTGCCCAAATGGGGCGTAAATCGTACACCCATAGTGTATACTGTTATTAGTGGGGCAAACGCCCCACCGAACACAAAAGGAGAACAAAATGAAAATCACCGTAGAACACCTCAACTCGGGCGTAGCCCGAAAAGTTGAGTATTGGCTCGGGCAAGTAGACCCTCTGGAAATCGAAGACGGTACGCTTGACCTGACTGACGGAACTCTGGAAGTGACCTTTATGTCGGGTCGCTCTTACGAGTACGCCGACGTGATGATGACCGAGTTTATGGAACTCATCTCGGCAGTCAGTTTCGGGAAGTACCTGAACCAGAACATAAAGCCCTCTCACGAAGTCCGTGAGACTACGCCAGCCGAGTTGCTCGCCGAAATCCAAGCGAAGCAAGCGGAAGCGAAGGCTCTCAAAGCCTCGCTCGCCTAGTCGGGTCGGGGCGGGGGGGGGGAATCCCCACCGCACACCACC